GAAACTGGAGCAACAGGAGCTACAGGATCAACCGGAGCAACAGGAGCCACAGGAGCAACAGGATTAACTGGTGAAACCGGAGCCACAGGATTAACAGGAGCAACAGGAGCAACCGGAGCAACAGGATTAACTGGTGAAACCGGAGCAACAGGAGCAACAGGTGCCACAGGAGCAACAGGAGCTACAGGATCAACCGGATCAACAGGAGCTACAGGAGCAACAGGAGCAACAGGTGCCACAGGAGCAACAGGAGCTACAGGATCAACCGGATCAACAGGAGCTACAGGAGCAACAGGAGCAACAGGTGCCACAGGAGCAACAGGAGCTACAGGATCAACCGGATCAACAGGAGCTACAGGATCAACCGGATTAACAGGAGCTACAGGATCAACCGGAGCTACAGGATCAACAGGAGCCACCGGATCAACAGGATCAACCGGAGCTACAGGATCAACAGGAGAAACTGGAGCTACAGGATCAACCGGAGCAACAGGATCAACAGGTGCAACAGGAGCAACAGGAGCTACAGGATCAACAGGATCAACAGGTGCAACAGGAGCAACAGGAGCTACAGGATCAACAGGAGCTACAGGAGCTACAGGATCAACCGGAGCAACAGGATCAACAGGTGCCACAGGATCAACAGGAGCAACAGGATCAACAGGATCAACAGGTGCCACAGGATCAACAGGTGCCACAGGATCAACAGGAGCTACAGGAGCAACAGGTGCAACAGGATCAACCGGAGCAACTGGAGCAACTGGAGCAACAGGATCAACCGGAGCAACAGGTGCAACAGGAGAAACAGGAGCACTTGGAATATCTACAATATTTGTAAATTCTACACCATATCCTGTTAATTCAGGCACTCATGGCGAACAAAGAACATATATTCATAATTACTCGCCAATTAATTCGAATTTTTATAAATTAGGTATTACAGGTCCTAATGGAGAAGTTCGTTCTATAATAAAAAATACATCATCTTCCCCATATAAAACAATTTTAGGAGGCAATTTTACATCATATGACGGAAATGCATGCGGATTGATTTCTGAAATTGGATCAACAGGAAACTATGTAGGTAATTATAATGGGGGTTTTACGGGCACATCTGTAAGCACATCTGTAAATACAACCTTATACACAGGTGGAACTAATGATTTATATGCTGGTGGTAATTTTTCAAGAACGATATCAGGTGGCACCACATTAGATAATTTTTCTACTTATAACACAACCAATAATCGGTGGATACCTACTGGCTCAGGTAGAAATCCAGGTTTAAAAGGAGAAGTTAACACAATAGGATTTTATTCTGGAGTCACAGATTTAGTTGTAGGAGGATCATTTACACAAGATAATAATGGAAATAATTTACCATATATTAGTCAATATTCAACAACAAAAAATGTATTTAAACCATTACAAGCGGATTCAATAACACCTTATGGCGTCAATGGTCAAGTAAACGCTGTAGAAATTGATAATACTAATGGTTATATATATGTAGGTGGTCAATTTGGATTTGCAGGAGGAATAATAGCAAATAATATTGCTCGATATAGTATAACTTCAAAAAAATGGGAGTCATTAAATGGAGTAACTTTGTCAACATTATCAGGAACCACATCACCAATTATTTCAGGACGAAACCTCGGAGAGGGAACAAACGGGGAAGTAAAAGCCCTACTAATATTTAACGGTTGGTTGTATGTTGGGGGTAGTTTTAACACAGTTTGTTCTAGTTTTGTGGAGGCAACAAGTGTTGCAAGATGGAATATTACAAATGCTAGTGTGTGGGAAGCCTTAACTAGTGCTAATGGTAAAGGAATAGCGAGTGGCAATGTCAATGCGTTAGCAACCGATGGAACCAATGTATATGTTGGCGGAGAGTTTGGAAGTGTTGATGGAGGAAATATTACAGCAAATAATATAGCATACTGGGTTATATCTAGCAATTCTTGGGTGGTTTTAAGTAATCTGAGTGGTAGTGATAATGGAGTAAATGGAACAGTCTATGCTATAGCTTATCTTCGTCAACAAATTTTTGTGGGTGGTCAATTTTCAAATGTAGTTGGTGGACTAACAGCATCTAATATAGCTTTTTGGAATACCGTTACCACCACATGGAATGCATTAAATAATGGTTTGGGTGAAGGAACAGATGGCACTGTTAGAGCATTAGTAACAGATGGAACAAATGTATATATTGGTGGTTATTTTACACAAGTTGCAAACATTTTATCTTCTTTTTATATGGCATATTGGAATCCGGTGCGTAGTCAATGGTATAGTAGTGGGACCAATAATATTGCGCGTTTTGATGGTCATGTAAACAGTTTATACTATAATCCTGTTGGTAAATATTTACATGCAGGTGGAGAATTTACTAATATAACTTACGTTTCGGGCAGTTCAATAAATGCACGGTATATTGCATACTGTGATATAACAAATATAGATAGATTACCAGTCGAATGGCTAATGGCACCAACAATACCAGGACCTCAATACTATTCTCAAAATATTTACGGAAATGGTGTAAATCAACCTGTCCTGTCAATAAAAGCCGATTCTTCTAATAATATTGTAGTAGGTGGAACACACCGTGAATCTTACGAAAATCAAAGCACAATAGATACAAATAATGTGTCTTATTATATAAACGACAAAAATACATGGGATCCACTAACAAGTATTACGCCTCCATTTGGTGTCGTCGGTAACACAGTATATGCAGTAGCACATAATGGATATAAATATATTTATGTAGCGGGCGATTTTACAAGTGCTGGAGGATTATCATGTAATAATATAGCAATGTATGATATTGGTATGAAACAATGGTATCCATTAATAGACGAAAAAACATGTGAAAATGGAGTAAATGGTCAAGTTTATGCTTTATATTACGATGATTCAAACAAATATCTTTATGTTGGTGGCGATTTTAAAAGAGCTGGCGGCCAAAATGCGTTAAATGTTGCTTTCTGGGATACAGCTAATAATTTATGGTATACATTTTCAGGGAAAGGTTCAGGGCCTAATGGTCCTGTATATGCGTTAGAATATGTATCATCTATAAAATATTTATATGTAGGAGGTAATTTCGATGATACAGATACTAAAATAACTTATAATATAACATATTGGGATTCTGATAGTCTTGAATGGAAAAAATTAGGAGAAGGAATAAATGGACAAGTGAATGCGATAAAATACTCTGTAGTTAAGAATTTATTATTTGTTGGAGGCAGGTTTGATGAAGTTGATGGAAATATTCGCGCAAATAATATTGCTACGTGGGAGATTGCGTCAAATAAGTGGACTGACATAGGAGGAACAGATGATGTTGTTAGAGCATTAGAATATTGTTATAATTTTGGTTTAGGATCTGGTTATGAATGCATAATTGTCGGTGGCGATTTTACATCAGTTAATAAATCTTCATCTTCAATTAAAGCAAATTACATTGCTTCTTTTAATGTAACTACATCTACATGGTCTGAGTTAAGCACAAATGATGTTAGTGGACCAGTTTTATGTATAAGTTATCAACCTACACTTAATCCATTAATTTATTTTGGGGGTGGATTTACTCAGATGACGACACAGGCTTCAAAAAATTTGGCTAATGTATACTGTGTTGCTAGTGCTGATCCAAATAAAAATTTTGAATTTTCAGCAATGCCAGGTGATAGTGATGGGCAAAATGGAAATGGTAACTCGGGACCTGTGTATGCTGTGTCCGCAGTATGGAATGGTGGTTTAAATAAGCCTATAATAACGGTAGGAGGAAGATTTGCTATAACATATGAAAATCCTAGTGTGTCTCCTTTTTTATATAAACAAAATGCGAATTTTGTTGCTTATACTGATACTAGAAGTTCTTCTACTAGTCCTTTTTGGAATATCATGTCTTCTAATATACCTCAATTAAATGGTCAAGTTAGAACAGTTGCATATGATTCAGTCAAAAATGATGTATATGTTGGTGGCGATTTTAATCGAATAATAGATACCCTGTTTAATCGGCTTGCCCGATGGAATACTGTAACACAATTATGGTATCCAATATTATCAATAAATAATAATGGCTTAAGTGATAATGTAAATACAATGATATTTGAGCCAACAACAAACAGTTTATACATAGGTGGTAAGTTTAGTTCAACAGGTAATGGTTCTCTAAAATTAAATTTTATTACAGGATATAACACAGCAACTCAAACATTTTTACAGTATAAATACCTTTCGGATATTGGGGTTAGTGATCAAGTTTATAATGTATCATTTAATGCGAACACTTTATATATATCGGGTTCTTTCACATCTACTTACAATTCAAGTTTATCATTAAATCGTATTGCGACCGTGAATACAATTTCGAACATAATTTCTCAATTATTGACTAATCCTTTAACGGGTTTAAAAGAAGATGGTGTTGGTGACGGAAAAATAAACGCTATTTTATATGATACATCAATAACACCAAATCGATTACTTTTTGGTGGTATTTTTACTATGTCAAAACCGAATGCAACTATTGTATTAAATAATGCCGCTTATTATGCTACTACTAAACCAATAATACCGGTAACATTATCAGGAACATTTTTAGATACAGAAGATGTAACTTCCTATTCCAATATTGTTTTGCCCAACCAATTTAAATTGGTAAATTTAATATGGGATAATAATTTAAGTCAATGGATAGAAGCTTTTAGATCAAAAAATGTAACCCATTAAAATAAAAATAAAAATAAAAATATAATATATATTATATATTATATATTATATGTCTTACAAAAGTTACAATAATTATTTAGGGTCTAATCGCTGTTGTAATGTATCAGGATCGGGATCTAAAGGCGCACAAGGTGCTCAAGGGGCACCAGGACCAATTGGACCCGCTAGTTCAGGAGGAACAGGATCAGGAGCAACAGGACCTCAAGGAGCTACAGGAGCTACAGGTCCTCAAGGATTTACAGGAGCCACAGGATCAGGATCAACAGGCGCTACAGGGCGCACAGGAGCCACAGGTGCAACAGGAGCAACAGGTGCAACAGGAGCAACAGGTGCAACAGGTGTAACAGGAGCAACAGGAGCTACAGGAGCTCAAGGATTTACAGGTTCTACTGGTGCAACAGGAGCTCAAGGATTTACAGGTCCTCAAGGATTTACAGGTGCAACAGGAGCAACAGGAGCAACAGGAGCAACAGGAGCAACAGGAGCTACAGGTGCAACAGGAGCAACAGGAGGTAGCCCATGGTTTCCAACAAATTTTCAAGGTTTGACAGGTCCTGGATATACAGGAACCGGTTATACAGGAGACGTTATGATATTTGGTGCATTATATGTTAAAGATGGAATCGATCCAACTTATTTAGCATTGACACCACAAACATCTGGTCCAACAGGTTTTATTAATCCATTATGGGTAGATAATAGTAGTTTTTTACGATCAGAAAAAATTTTGTTACAAGACCCTTTAGTTTTAACAACAAGTCTTACATTAGACCCTATTTCTATTTCTTCATTAACAGACCTTACTTTAAATGCTACTATGGCAGTTATTGTTAATCCTCTTCAATTTGACTTAAATGCTGGTGGTGAAATTACTTTTGATACTGTAGGTGGTAGTATTACTTCTACTTGTATTAATAATTTTGTTGTTAATGCTGGTGGTTATATAGAATTAACGACAAACGCAAGCGGTCAAGATATTTTACTAAAAAATACTGCTAACGACAGCAGTATAAGATTATACGCCCCTAATCTTAATCAGTATCAGTCTGCCGTGCCGATTTGTTTTACGACTTCAACAATTGGAAATAATTTTACTTACAATTTAGGCGGACAAAATTTTGAAAATGTTTATAATCTTTCATTTCCAATTCCGTATGAGTTTCTCTGTTTAAATCCAACTGCTGGATATACTTCTACGGTATGGAAAATAGAGTTTGCTTTGAATTGCTATCAGTTTCCATTTCCAAACGATAAAGGGATTGGTTTATATATTGATTTTCAAGACCAAGCGACTTCTACTTATACTCCTATTACTTTCAACGCATTTACTCCATTTTCTTACGATAAAAGATTTGGATATTCAAGTGGTGTTAATCAACCTTATATGCCTTTCATTTGGACTGATTATATTGATTTTAGTGGTATGGTTAATACTGGGAGTGGTAATGTTCCATTAAATATGTCGCTATGGTTCGCTGCCGAAGCTGGTGGTTGGATGACAAATTTTAATTTGACTATCACATTAACAAAAACTAATTTGGTTTAAAATCCATCTTTTGCCCTGAAAGTGTAGATGGATGCAAACAATTATTATAAAAAGTATATTATATATATATATAATGTCATTTACAAGATTTCACGATGATCCATGCAGAATAACAAAACAGCTTCAGCAGCAAACCGATCAAGGACGTTGGGTTATCGATGTTCCAGGCAATGGCGGCGACAAACCATGTTTTGCTTTGGATCCGCAAATAATTCCGCAAAAATGGGGTGGAAATTTATGGACTCATTCGACCGATGTCCAAAGCGCACTTTTAGGAATAGATAAACGGCTGAATCGCGATATTCCGAATACCGTAAACTGTTTGAAAAACTCAAGCGAAAATCCTTATAAACGATTTCAGGTAAACGCAGCGCCAATTTCATATCCTGTTTGCGACACCTTTATAACAACAGAGCAGTCGAGAGCAATTATGCCGGCATGGACTGCGCGAGATTTGCAGCAAAACCATGCATATATTTTGCCAAATGATCCGCAGGTAAATACAGAGATGAAATTTGGCAACTATATTGACACGCGAATTTTAGAGAAGAATAATTTCAAGCGAGGATTTGAATGTGTCCCGCCGAATGATCAAACTTATACTGTTCCGATGAAGCAATTTACTACAGGGCAAAAGACACAAGGAACATATGTAGGAGGTCCTTCAACATGTGGATCCAAAGGATCTTGTGAGAAGGTATAACCGAAATACAAGGTTCTAGATAAAAATATAAATTATATAGGCACTTTTTTTAAAAGTATATATATAATATAATAATGGAATTAGCAATACCACTAATAGCACTAGGAGGAATGTATGTGATTTCAAATAAAAATAGTGAAACCTCTAAAAATATATACAATGAGTCATTTGCAAATAAGACGAGATCCAAAGAAAAAAAAGAAAATTTCGACAACATGGGTAGAAAGCCGAATTATTTACCAAATACTAATGTAGCGCCTCAAAATTATCCCATCATGAATAACCCAGAACTCATCGACACTGTTCAGGAATATCCAAATCCAAACAATGCTTCTGATAAGTATTTCAATCAAAATGTATATGAACAACGGGAGCGAGCAGGAAAACCTGTAGGAGATACTATTCAACAAGTGTATTCTTTGACTGGTGATTATATGAATTCAGATCAATTTAGACATAATAACATGGTGCCATTTAGTGGTGCCAAACCTCATGGCCAGATATACAATAACAACAATGCCGAGACAATTTTAGACAATTATGCAGGAACCGGATCACAAATTATTAAGAAGATTGAACAGGCACCACTTTTCAAACCGCAGGAAAATGTCCAATGGACCAATGGTGCGCCTAACATGAGCGATTTTTACCAGTCTCGTGTGAATCCGGCATTAAAGAACAACATGGTGAAACCATTTGAGTCTGTCCGTGTTGGTCCCGGTTTAGACAAGGGTTATTCTGCAAGCGGATCTAATGGTTACAATTCGGGAATGGAAGCGCGCGACCAATGGCTGCCAAAAACAGTCGATGAGCTGCGTGTCGCAACTAACCCCAAGGAGGAATTTTCTTTAGCAAATCATCAGGGTCCTGCTCAAGCAGCGATAACAAATATAGGTATTTTAGGAAAAGTAGAGAAGAATAGACCAGACACCTTTTTTATCAATTCACAAGATCGTTGGCTAACAACAACTGGAGCAGAAAAGGCGCAACGTGTCATTGCGGATGAGGATCTTAAGAGACAACACAGAACTGAAACGACAACACACTTAACAGGCACACCAAACTCAGTTCTTAAAACGGCCGGTTTAGCTCCTAAAAAATATGAATCATCCAAAAGAATGCAACTCGATGCCGCAAACCATATAGGACATTCTAATGCTTCGGGATCAGGACCACACACAGACGGAGAGACGTATTTAAAAAGCCACACAAATTATGCAAATAGTAGAAGCGTCAATCAACAACCGCAGACGTTTGGTTCCGGATTTTCGGGCGCCATTGGTGCTGTTATTGCGCCTCTTATGGATGTATTTAAGCCAGCAAGAAAGGAGGAATATGTCTCAAATATGCGTGTTTACGGTAATATAATTGGAGAAGTGCCGGGCAACTATGTTTTAACACAGGGAGATGTGCCAAATACTACGGTTAAGGAGACAACTTTATATCAACCAAATAGTTATATTGGAAATCAATTGAATGGCGGTGCTTATGAAGTGACCGATCAACAATCGATAACCAATCAGCGTGATACGACAACTGACTTTTGCCAATTGAATCCAAGTGGTGGCGCGGGCACAAAACATGGTGCAAAACAATACGATTCTGTTTATAGACAGACTAACAATGAAGCCAAAGAGAAGTCTGTTGTTGGCAGAACGAACCAAGGAAATATGGCCATGTTTAATTCTGACATGAATGTGTCTTATTCTAAGTTGGATTGTGATCGCGAAAATAATCGAATGTGGGCGCCGAGTGCAGTCATTCCTAGCGGACCATCGGTTAGAACTTACGGCAAAATTCACACGCCTCAGCTAAACGACCAGTGCTTATCAGGTTGTGACCGTATTGATCCTGCAATGCTCGATAATTTAAAATCTAATCCGTATGCTTTTCCGTTCAATAGTGTTGCATAACCTAACAAAATAAAATCCAAATAAAATCCAATAATATAACAAATACGTAATATTAAAATATAAAAACACTATTTTAATATTAATAAACGCATAAACAATGTCTTTACCAATTCATCAAAATATCAAATCCAAGTTGGAATACTTTCATAGCATTCATAAAATCCCCAATATTATCTTTAACGGTCCTTCTGGATCAGGTAAGAGCACAATTGTAAATGATTTTGTTAGTTTAATTTATGAAGGGAACAAGGAAATCATAAAGGATTTCGTCATGTATGTGAATTGTGCACACGGAAAAGGCATTAAATTTATTCGAGATGAGCTCAAGTTCTTTGCAAAGACACATATCAATTCAAATGGTGGTAATACTTTTAAGAGTATTATATTATTAAATGGAGACAAACTAACAATGGATGCGCAATCAGCTTTAAGAAGGTGCATAGAGCTATTTAGTCATAATACGCGTTTTTTTATTATTGTAGAAGATAAATATAAATTATTGAAACCAATTTTGTCACGATTTTGTGAGATCTATGTTCCTGAACCAGAATATAAAGGAAAGACAATAAATCTATACAAATACAATCTAGATGAGACATTTAAATTAACAAATGTAAAACAATCGAAGAACGAGTGGTTGAAAAAAGAATTACAAAAACCGATAACAGATTTGGTCGCTTTTTCAATCAAATTATACGAAAAAGGATACAGTGCATTGGATTTAATTAAGTTACTGGAAGACGCAATTAGCTTTAAAATAGACGACAAAAAAAGATATGAATTGTTAGTTGCCTTTAACAAGGTGAGAAAAGAGTTTAGAAATGAAAAACTGCTTCTGTTATTTATTATGAACTTTATCTTTTTGGATGTAGAGACGAATTTAGATAATATATCTTTTATGTAAGGGGGATAAATCCCCCTTTGACCCCCCTATTACTTATGTAAAAGAAACTGCATTTAACCCTATGCTTTGACCTATTATTTATAAAAATAATAATAATATATATTATATGCAATTAAACTATGATTCATTTTCTTCTAATGCTCATGACCCAGCTGATTTTATGATGAAAGATGATGAATCAGAAAGAAATTCATTTTCTTCTAATGCTCATGACCCAGCTGATTTTATGATGAAAGATGATGAATCAGAAAGAAATTCATTTTCTTCTAATGCTCATGACCCAGCTGATTTTATGATGAAAGATGATAAATCAGAAAGAAATTCATTTTCTTCTAATGCTCATGACCCAGCTGATTTTATGACGGATCAGATTCGCCCTATCAACCCAATGATTAGCGATGGAGGAAATATAAAACATAAAATAAAAAAGACTAAAAAGAATAAAAGAAGTAAAAAGAATAAAAGAAGTAAAAAGAATAAAAAGAGTAAAAAGAGTAAAAAAACAAGAAGTAATACAATGAAAAATCGAGGAAAAGGTAAAGAATGGAAAACAACACCAATAACAGATAAAAAAGAATTACAAAGATTAAAAGAAGCTGACCGAATTGCTGTAGAAAGAGAGAGAAATAATAATGAAATAAATCGAATAAATGCTGATTTAGATGAGAGAAGAAAGAATATAATAAGTGACTGGATAGGAACACCTATGAGTCCAAAAGATATTCAAAAACAAAAAGAAGAGGATGAACAACACAATAAACGTGTTAATAGCAAAAAGGCAAAGTCTAGAAAACTATCTATTTACGATCTTTAAAATCAAAGTAAAGTGAGTTAAAACGAACAAAAAAAAACCTCTAATTCTTACATAGCAACAATATGGATGATTTTAATGTTAGTTCGTTACATGAATCTAAAAATGAATGGGGAGCAAGATTGCTAACTATTTTGACACCACTAGTTATCGAAGGGTTTAAGTCTATTTTTGACGAGTCGGTGAAACTATGCAAAGATAACAGAGAGATGGATAAGTATTTGATGACATTTCAAAACTTAATAACTCGTATTCCAAAATGGAATCCATCTATTATAGAACAAGAAAGAAAGCGAATTATTGAGCGAAGTGGTTGCGGATATTTAGAAGAATTAGTGACATGTGTGCATATAATTCAGTTAAAGTTGTTAACTGCCATGCGAGTTGGTCAGAAACAGAAAAAGATCGATATTAATATACCTAAATTAGATGATTTTATTCATAAAGCATATATTAATGTAGCACGAAAAATATACAAAAATGTGTATCTATTTGAAATCAATGTGGCTCCTTTACAAATACAAAAACATAACAGAGAAATGGAGACAATTGTTCAGGAATGTATTTTGAATGCAGTAAGAGAGAGCATTCCAATTGAACATATTTTGAAGGCATATATGGATGAAACAGTAGAAGATGATGTAATCGAGGAGATTAAGGAGCAAGTGGTGGAAAAGAGCGAAGCATTAAATGCAAGAGGAGAGACAACTTTTGTTTCCGAGACTAAGACCGAAGGTATAAAATTTAACGATGTCGATCAAGCCGTAAATGAAAAGGGGAAAGAAGAGTTAATAAATGCACCCAAAACTCTGGAGCGATTAGAGGAAATAAGTAATTTAAGAAATATACAACGAAAGATGGAAGAAGAGGCGGATGATGATAATGAAACGCTGAAGATTTCAGATGAATTAGTGGATCTTAATAGTTTAGATGTGCATGTAATAGGTCAAAAATCGATCGATTTGGAACCTAATCTTTTGTTAGATGATATTGAAGTTTTAGGATAAATTTGTAAATCACAAGTTTTTTCACAAGTTTATCACAAGTTTATCACAAGTTTATCGCGTTAAATTGAAAAATGAATTGTAAAAATATATTGTAAATGGATAATATATTTTTAGTAGCTGGGATTATATCTGTTATATTCTTTATTGCCAAATTTTTAGAAATGCAATATATCGAAAAGGAAAGTAAACCACTTAAGCTGCTTATTAGAGACACATTAGTTGTATATATTAGTGTTGTATTTGGGAACTTTATTTTAGAACAATTGAGCCCGGTGATTAAAGAGACTTCTTCAAATATAAGCCCTGCTGCCTTTACGGATAATCCTCCATTCTAAGTAGGGAACCAAGGTTCCCCTACGACCCCTCCTTTTACAAACAGTAATATAAATTAAATAATAGTAATATAAATACATTTTATAATTTATTTATATGGCTTATCAAAAATGCGCTACTGATGTAATATATTTGTTAAAAGACAAATTTCCAAATAAAATTTGGGATAGAACAAAAGAGGAAGATCGAAAAATTATATTTTATGAATTATTATCAAATATAGGGTCTAAAAGTCTAGGGTTTGATGATGATATACTTGTAAAAGTATATAATAATGTGTATAAAGGATTAACCACTATTAACTATGATGTTCCTCGTATGGATATAGATGACGATGATGATGACTTTGAGAATAATGATGGCGATGACAATTTTTAAGGAGGGGTCGTAGGGCATATGAAATAGTAACGTAGTTCCCTACCGTCCTGTCCAGATCTTAACAAATTTAGCATATGCCTTTTTATTTTTAAAATCATTTGAATACTGATTATAATTATAATTAAATGCTTTATAATGCTTATGAATATTCCCAAAAAGCGAGCCTATGTTTTTTAGATTAGGATATTCAAGGAAAAAAAGTAATCCTAATATTCTTTCTAGACCGCATCTATCTTTTCGACAGTTAATACAGTTGATTAAATTACTTAAATTATATTTATTTTCTATTTTTTTTAGAAAATTTATATTGATGTATGTCATTGCTCCAAAGCATAAGTCAAATTTATCATCTGATGGAATTCCTAATATATTTATTCCAGGTCCTTGTAATTTTTGTTTAAGATAAAAATTATTTTTTAAATAGTTGCTTATTCTTAATAAGTTGTCCAAATATTCTTGATCATAATTATGATGCCATAAAGGCATAACAGGAAATTTTATTTTTTCAAATGGTATTCTTTGGTGAATAAAAACACTGTCATGCAAAATAACTGCATTATCAAACCATTCATTTCTTAAAAAATATATATAAGGCAATAGCTCGCCACGTTTAGGATATTCTGATTGAATAATTTCCGTATTAATATAATCATGATCTGCTTTTACAAAAGCATAATTACTATTATCATCTATAATAACTATTTTTCTCAAAGGGTAGTGTGTTCTTATTAATTTAACACATTGATTCCAATATTTATTTGTTTCTTGAGAATTAACATGTCTTGTAATAATAAATCCGTATGTCATTATAATACATATTTATAATTTATTTTATATTTTGCATAATTATAAAATAAATTATTCAAAATAGTTCAGAATATTTCAACCTAACAATATGAAGGTAGCTCATCAATATTCATAACAACTTCTCCTTTTGAAACACCATTTTTAAGAATAGCAAATTTGCTAAACTCAGGTCTCTCTAATTGTGCGTTAGGTGTATGATTATGAACACATCTTGCAATCATTTTGTATAATTTGAAATCTGGATATCGTTCTGCTCCATTATTTTTATAAAGCACATTAATGCCATTATCGTCAGAGCACCATTCGACAATTAATTTTATAATAGGTTCACAGCTGTTTATATTTTTAATGCTATCCATATCATCTATAATATAATCAAAAATAGAACATGCTAGGCGACACAAATCGAAACTGAAATTGGGTTCTAATCGCGGCTTTTTATCATTAAAGTAGGGTTCAGTGTTGTATTGTGTAACCGCATCACCTCCTGTTTGAAAACTATCGCTGCAGAATAATTTATTATCAAATTTATAGATGGCTCGTCCAAAATCAATGATTTTAAATATTTTCCCAAAGGTTGGAACCTTGTAATACTTCTTTTTATATAAATAATACAAGTATTTTTTGTTAGTTGGTATGCACATAATATTATTTGTATGTAGATCATTATGAGTGAATGAAAATAATTTTTGATATGCAATAAGTGTCATTATTATTTGCATCAGTAAAGACATCCACTCATCTTGAGATAAATCTGTATTAATAATTAGTTCATCTAATGTGCTTTCGCATTGTTCCATGCAAATAACTTGCACAGGGAATTTTTGAAGAGTCAAAAATAATTTCTCTTCTTCCAAGTCAGATTCATAAGAACTTTCTGAATTAGATTCCGAATCAGATCCGGATCCCGATCCAGACCCACAACTTACTGATCTACTAGATTTAGAAGCCGATTTGGAACAATCTAGATCTTCTAGGTCTTCTAGATCTTCTACATGATTTTTATTTGAATCAGAATGTAAATCATCATTATCATTTGTATGAGAGGTTCTAGATGAACACGATGATCCCGATTTAAGGCTTGCTGATTTTTTTTGATCTGTAATATCAATCGAATTTGTAATATCAACAAGATCAATATTTAACATCTTTACGTCATCTAAAGTCAATTGGTTATTTGCGACCTTATTTGTCTCTTTATTTGTGTCAAATATATTTTCAAAAATAGAATCATCAATTGATTTCACTGATAAGTTCGATTTTTGCGAAATATTCATAATATTTAATGGTTTTAAGCTAACATTTTCATTTAAAGCATTTATCATTAAATGCGAATAGTCTTCTACCGTAAACAGTGTATTCTTCTGCTTATTGAAAAACTCAGATTGAACTAAATAGTCGATATCGTCAATCACATTTATTTTATAATTGTTTTTAATAGCTAAAAAAGAGCCATAATAATCTAATCCGTGAACAAAATTATGTCTATGAAGAACCTGACTAGTTAGGAATGAAAAAAACCCGTCAATGTAGGAAGAATTGTTAGGATCTTCAAGTTTTGGATGCACTTTTTTGTTTTTATCAATAGATGGTAAATTAAATAAATTGGAATCTGTGTGATTATATTTGCCTACTAAATATTTGAATGGGTCTAACAATGGTGCCATTTTAATGAATACCTTTTGGGTCATTGTGAAATCTTCGTCGTCCGAAATGTTTTTCAGTTTGCATGTATAAATATGCTCATGTTCAAAAGATACTTCCTTATCACCTTTGTTTTTTAGGTCCTTAATATCTGATATGCTCCACATATGATTTAAATTAATAGAGTTGAAATTGGTTGTGTTTAATGAAAAAAAATTATCATAAATTGGTATGTAGTTTTGCACATTGGATAAAGCAATATTAGGATTAGATTGAAATTTGTTAAAGAGATTAATATTCTTCCTCTTTTGATAGTTTACTGTAACTGCCATTAGCTAATAAAAATAAAATTATAAGTTGTATTTAACTTATTATAAAGTTTTATTGTTAATTCTATTTATTGTTTAAACTAACAAATTTTAAAATGCCTAAATAAAATGACCGAAATAAAATGACCGAAATAAAATGATTAAGTCGCGTAAATAAATATTCTTTTTTTAAAATATGTTATAGTATAATAATGAATTTAGAGCTAAAACGTTTTGATATGAAATCGATCAGTTTTAAGCCTAATGAGTCAAAAGGCCCTGTCGTAGTTTTAATTGGACGCCGTGACACAGGCAAATCATTTTTGGTAAGAGATTTATTATATTACCATCAAGATATTCCAATCGGCACCGTTATTTCTGGAACTGAAGAAGGAAACGGATTTTACGGAAAATTGGTGCCAAAATTATTCATCCACAATGAATACAACACAGCTATTATCGAGAACATTTTGAAGCGACAGCGGCAGGTTTTGAAGCAGATCAAAAAGGAAATGGAACAGTTTAAAAGATCAACGATTGACCCTCGAACTTTTGTGATCTTAGATGACTGCTTATATGATAACACTTGGGCGCGCGACAAGATGATGAGGCTACTTTTCATGAATGGGCGACATTGGAAGGTAATGTTGATCATAACGATGCAATACCCTCTAGGAATTCCACCAACCCTAAGAACAAATATAGATTATGTATTTATTTTAAGAGAGCCATATATAGCTAATAGAAAGCGAATTTACGAGAATTATGCAGGCATGTTCCCTACATTAGAGTCATTTTGCCAAGTAATGGATCAATGCACAGAGAATTACGAGTGTTTAGTGATCAATAACAATGCCAAATCAAATAAGCTGCAAGATCAGGTGTTCTGGTATAAGGCAGATGCACACAATGACTTCAGATTGGGATCAAAAGAGTTCTGGGAACTATCTAAACAGATAAATGACGAAGACGAAGAGGAACAATATGATCCAAATAATGTGAAGAAACGCGGTGCGGGACCTAAAATTGCGGTAAAAAAGAGTAAATGGTAGAAACCGCTTACTTATTAGGTTGAGCGGTTTAGTTTTATTCAGCTAAATAATACAGCATTAATTTCTCTTAATACATTTGATAAATCAAACCCATTTTCATTAGGATTATATCTTATTATTTTATTTCCAAATGACATAATATACATTTCTCTTATTTTTTCATTTTCAGGGTCGCGATCATCGTGGTTATTTTCATCACATTCAATAACTAATTTATAATCAATAAAATATAAATCTGCTCTATACTTACCTATAGTAAATTGGCGTTTGACATTTAACATATTACTGTATGTATTTGAAATAAATCCAATTGTTTGATTTTCAATACACATTCCGATATTTATTTGTTTTACACTTTCACTTACATCTACAATATATCTATTTCTTAAATTGAAAGAATTTTTTAATATTTCAAATGCATCTTCTGTAAGAAGATAAGTTATTTTATTATGCCCACCATGTTGTTTAATTAGTTTATTTTTATTTCGTTCAATAATAAAATGAATATTTTCTTTGTAATTTTTAGTTAAATGATGGACTAAATGAATTTTTTGACTTGCTAAATGTAACAAATCTTCTAAATTTCTTACGAATTCACACATTGTTTATATAATACATTAACTATAATATGATAATTAAATTCAATTTTAAATATCATAAAAAACAATAATTAAATAAATTATAAATCAAATTAAACCCATTTAAAAAATCCACATGGTTCGCATTTATAAAATTTTTTACCTTTATTTGGTCCTTCTTTTTTAACAACTAATATTTTAACACTCAATGAACATTTTTCACAAGTGCCTTTGGTTTTCAAAAAACAACTACTGCAAGATTTTCTCCATTCTTTATCTGTTTCAGAAATTAACACATCATCACTGCACTCGATACATTCGATATAAATATGTTTTTGAGATTGTTTATTTTGTTTAAAACAATCTGCGCATCTTGTTTTGTAAGTTTCTGAAGACATTATATAATCATCGCAATCAAGACAGTTTCTAACTTTAGAAATACAATCATTACAAAATTTTGGATCAGTATTTATAGGTGCCGTAAAATCAATCTTACATTTTAAACAAACATCTATTTTTTTAATTTCAATGCATATAGAACATAATTTATTATTTTTAAGTTTTCTAGTCTCTTGTTTACAATTTAAACAAGAAATTGTCTGTATTTCTTTTAAAATTTGTTTATTCAGTTTTTTAGACTTCTTTTTAATCTTATTTGGAACACAAGAACAAATACCATTGATGCTACTGCTATTAGTAGGACTATATATAATTTTATCTTTTTGACACATAATACATCTGTTATTAATAGTATAATTAATTGATTCTGTTTCAGATTCCGAACTAGATCTAGATTTATTTTTTTCAGTCCTTTGTTGTTTTTTAATGGATCGTTGATTTTCTTTATATCCTTGAGGCCATCCATTTTTGATTTCATCTTTTCTATCTCTTGCTGCTCGCTGCATTAATTTATATTGTTCATCATTTTCACTAATAACACGATGCCTTTTGTTGCATACACTTCCTACATTAAAGCAAACTCCTGATAAGTTATTTTCAAATTCAAATACATTTTCAATTGGCTGACTACATATACAAGTGTGAGAATCATCATTTTCATCATCATGTCTGTAGGAAACACAAGTAAAATCAGAATTATCACTATTGTTACGATCATCATTTAATTCATTGAATGCTATTTTTAACTGTAAAAAGCTTTTTAGTTGTAAAATGTATTTTTTGGGATATGTTAATAATAATAAGAATATGAATTTATCTGGTTTTTCAGGAGTTTTTTCATAATATTTCGCCATAAATTTTGTTAGTTTAATCCAATAAATACAATAGTTTGCAGGATTGGCAAATTTTATAATAAAGTCTGGTTCATTCATGCAAGATAAAATTAATTGTTTAAACACTTCATTCCAAATTAGTGTAGTAATGGCAATCCATTTTCCATTATTTGTGTATTCTTTAATTTGTTCCATTGATAATAATTATGTTAGTTTATGTTTAATATAATTATTTAAATCTTTTCAATTTTATAGAATATCTATTCATCTTTTTCCTTCATTGAAAAAGGCCCACTAACAAGTTCAGATCGCCCATAATCTGTCTTGCCTACGACAATATTTTCGCCGTCAAATAGCTCAGAACGAATATCCGCAACAGAAATGGTATCTGCATTGGTTGTTAGCGCCTTCTCCTGACTAGTTGCACTGACGCCGATCAAATTGCCCTCCTTATCAATATCTTGCGTCAAAATGTTACCATGTTTCTCTGCATTCTTCTTGTTTTCGTCAATTGCCTTCTGCTTGGTCTCCTTGACTCGAGATTCAAACGCATTCTTGGCAGCAGATTCATTCTTCTGCTTCTCCTGAGCAAGCTGATTGAGTTCTTCCTCCATGTATTCGACGCGTCCAGTCTTGTAAGCTTCGGGATCCCAGGGCAACCAAGTGCCGACAGGTCCAACAAATACATCGAAACTAGGATCCACTTCTCGAATCAATTTAGCGCGTAATTCAGCTTCTTCTTGTGATGCAAAATGACCACGTGCCTTGAAACCGCGAACAGATGTTTGGAAATTATTCTTGATATTGAATTGCTTTTCTAGTTCATCCTCTTCCTTGTCCATGAAGGTCTTGTAGTCGTCTTCAATAGAAGACGAAATAATATTATCACGCTCTTCCTTGACAAATCCCTCATAATCCTTCATGACATCCTCAAATGACAACTTGTATTTGTAAGACATAAAATTAATAAATTGATGAAACTTTTCCATGGATTTAGAGAATTCCCATCTCTTTAGGAATTCCTCGAAAAAGAACATTTCCTTTTGCTTTAGGATTCTTTCTGGAGTGATAAAAGAAAAGCAACCAAATGTTTGGCCGGCAATTGGTTTATCTACCTCCAATAAATCAACATATTTAGGATTATCAGATCCATCTTTAGCCAATTTGCGATCAAATGCCAACTTTTTGGCAATATTAGATTTTGATTTTCCACTCATTATATATTAATTATTATCTTCGTTTTAAGTATTAATTTATTTAATTGATATTTTTCCTTTTATTTCCTTTTATTTCTTTTTATTTTCTTATATTTTATATATAGGATGTTTAACACGAACGAACTTATTAAGCGAGTGATCAAGTATATTGTGGAGGGTTTGATGATAGCAGTAGCTGCATATATAATTCCTAAGAAATCCATGAATATGGAAGAAATTGCATGCCTTGCTTTAACAGCTGCAGCAACATTCGCTATTTTGGATACATACATTCCTAGTATGGGAGTGAGTTCTAGAACCGGAGCTGGATTTGGAATTGGCGCCAATTTAGTGGGATTCCCTGGTGGACTCTAAATTGCACATTTTCTCATTTTGCTGTAGGTTTTTTCAAGCTAAAACCAAACTAACATAAAAAATTGAAATATAATAAGGAGATAATATTTTCTTTATTATACAAATTATATAAATTATACAAGAATGCAAACATATGCTATTTATGAAAAAGAATATATTGAAAAAAATGTTTCTACCGGTGTATTTTATAAATCTATTGCAAAGGCTTATTCGTTTTTAAAAAAACAAAAAAATAACGGAATAGAACTTAGAGATGAATATGAAACATTATTTAGTTCAATGCTTAACATAACTGAAGAATGTTTAGACTGTAACTGCAATTATTTTCACTGTTACGATTCTTGTGGAATAGAAGAAGGACGCGGAGAAATTGATGGATGGAAATGCGACGAATGTTTAAAAAAATATAAAGAAAATAACTTATTTGCGTTTCAGAGTGAACGTCAAGAATCGAGAGAATTTAAAAAAACTGAATTACAAATTTCAGAGACAAATGAAGAAGAAAAATGTTGCATATGTTTAGATGAATTAAAAATATGTGAAATTGATGGTTGCTATGGTGAGAATGAAAAAAATGTTTCATTAAACCCTTGCGGACATATATTGTGTGCTAAATGTAATTTTGACTTGGTAAATAGTAGCAATGAAGCTATAATATGTCCTCTTTGTCGAACTCAAATTATTTAAAATAATGTGATATTTGTTTGGTCTAATTTTGGCTCCACATTTGTAATGCCTCGCAGAGGCATTGGTAAAGGTGGAAACTAGACAGTCGCAATAAATTCCCAATCTAATTCGACACACATTTTTTTCCATGTTTCATCCTGTTCGATCAGTTTTTCGCGATCTTTTAGCAAAGGAATAGAATCCAGATACTGATCTTCTCCAAGAAGTTCGCAGAACTTAAAAAGAACATAATAGTAGTTTAAAAAATTGACACGATAATCAGGACAAGTTTTCGCATAAGGTGATTGTGTTTCCATAAATAGGTTACACAATGTTTCTTCTAGTTCCGGGCTAAATACAGGCGGTTTAATGCCTAATTTATTTTTAATAAATGCAATGTGTTCATAATATTTATTAAATCCCAGCTTCTTCAAAATCTCCTTGGTCTTATAATGTGTTAGTTGTTCCAAACAAATTCGCTCTTTTTTAATCTGCAAATGTATTTGATCGATAACATCATCAGGAATCTGTGTTGTTTCTTTGCCTTGAAATTGTGCCAGAATTTCCTTGAAATGGTTGATTTTCTTGTAAGCATAGAAGCACACCTCTTTGGGTGGCTCTTTATAAGAAGGCTTTTCATTTTCAATAAGATACGGAATATTAACAGCACATGCATTGCAAATAAGAACACCTTCATCATCAAGTGGAATCAATTCGCCTTTAAAACAATGCTGACATATATCAGTAGATCTAACAAAAGAGTTCATATCGATAAAGGTCTCATCAATATTGCTGAGATATTTTTGAACAATATTTTTGTTTCTATTTTCAGTAATATTAGCATTTGAATCTTGATTATCATTTTGAATTTTAAAGAAATTGAAAAGCAATTGATTTTTAGATGTGGTAGGTTTGTTAGAACTTGTGTTATTGTTATTGTTAGTATTATTGTTAGCATTGGAGTCAATATTGGTAATGTTTTTTTTGTTTTCAAAATATTCAAAAATAAATTTAGAATTATCTAGAAAATAATTGTTTTTCTTGTCTTTAAGTTCTTTAATTAATTCATTAATTTCCTTGACGCGATCTTTCATGTCCATGATTTGCTCTATATTAGCAGTTTTATCAAGAGATCCAATTTTTGTATTTAAATCCGCTTTTTCTTGTTTTAATTTAGGTATAGTATCAAATTCATTCTTGTCAAATTCATTGACAAACTCTTTATGCTTTCCATCTAAGGTAGTTGTATATTTTTTGCAAACACGGATTTTTTTGTTAGATTTAGGCTTGAAACTTGGCATTACGATATTAATATATTAAAGAGTAATTTATTATTTAATTAGAAATAATTAGAAATATATAAATAATCAAAAAAGATTATTTTATTCATTGGTTTAAAGACAAATAAAAGATTCAGTTAATACTTTAATAGAACAATGAATATTAAAAATGATTTAGATGCAGGACAAGTAGAAATAGATCAAGTGAAATTTAAGAAGATGGTGTTTCTATACAATGCTTTAGATAATGGTTGGTCAATTAAGAAAAAACAGAATTCTTATATTTTTACAAAAAATCATGAAGGGAAAAAAGAGATTTTCGATGAATCATATTTGTCCATATTTATGAAGGACAACATGAACATTAATAATATATTATCATAGTATGTAGGTAGTGAATTAAATTAATAAAAACAATTAATTTAATTTTAGGAATATTTTTTTCTTTAGCAATATTATAAAATGGGAGGTGGTTTAATGCAACTCGTGGCTTACGGCGCTTAACAGCTTGGGTGCCAACAGTGAGCTGCTATCATGGGTCGTATATCTCCATGATGGGAAAAACAGTGTAAATATACGGATTGATTATTTATCAATCATATAACTCGCTAGTAATTCCTTCCACATTTTCCCTTCGGGTAAGGTGGAGCCAAAATATAAATTTTATGAAACTATTAAACAAATTTGGCTCCACCTTACCCGAAGGGAAAAGGTGGAAGGAATTGCAAGATTGTCAAATTGCGGGAACTTTCTTAGAGCTTTAACTACTTCTTATTTATGGTGACATAAATAATACCATAGGGTAATGACCAATGGCATAGTAAAAACGTTAAAGATTGGATGATCCGCAGCCAAGTATCTTATATCGTCCACCTTTGAAAAGGTGGAGGCAAACTATTTTCAATTGTAACAAAATAAATCCATTTTTCCACCTTTTAGAAAGGTGGAGTCAAATAATTAACAATAACTAAATTTAATTATACTGTTTGGCTCCACCTTTTCAAAGGTGGAAAAGGTGGAAGCAGATATAAGATAAAGGTTCAGAGAGTAGACGGCAGTCGGGAATTAATGATGGTTTTAGCAAAACCTGAAATTTCTTAAGGTGTATTCCGCCCCTAGTAGAAATACTAGGGATTATCGCAAGATGTTTACCTTAAAAGCCTGTAGGGTAGAAAAACATCAGGGAATATCGAAAAAATAAGATATTCATAAAGCCTTTTGTGGACTTTTCTTTAAAAAGAAGAACCACCGATGTTAATCAGGGATTTGCATATGATCATAATCATAAGTAAAAGAATAACCCTGGTAAGAAAATCAAACTGCTTGAAACCCCTAAAGCTTATTCTACTAAACAATTATTGTGAAGTAATTGTGGCCAAGACAAAGACCTTGGGTATAGTAAAAATGAATAAGATAGTTTGAACTAACAAGTTCAATAAAATGGGCAATGAGCATCCAAGCCTCTTTAAATTAAAAAATAAATACTATTAAAAACAATATAAATATAAAATACAAATATAGCATATAAATAAATGTCTTGCAACGAAGAAATAATATTAGACATTAAATGCGACAAATGTGATCTTAGTTATTCAATTGATAATTATAGAAAATACAGTGAAACCAAATTCGGAAAAACATGTAAAAAGTGTTTAAACGAATTAGATAAGGCAAGAAAGAAAAATCTCAGACAACAAAAAGCTGAAAATACTATTGCAAAATGTGAAAAATGTCAAGAAGAAAAGGCGTTAAAATGTTTTGCAAAGTTAAAAAAGTTTTATAAAAAAAAGATCTGTCTCTCTTGTTATCCTAAATTTTTAACAGAACAAAAAACAGCGTGGTGCAAAAATGAACATAACACAAATATGAATTATAGAATAAAAAAATCATTAGCAGCACGATTAAGAACAGTTTTAGTTAAGAATGATTCAACCATGAATTATATTGGATGTAATATTCAATATTTAAGAGAGTGGTTCGAATACAATTTCACAAGTGAAATGAATTGGGATAATTATGGTTCTTACTGGTCAATTGATCACATTATACCTGTTTGTAAATTTGATTTAACTTTAGAAGATGAAAAATTAAAATGCTGTAATTGGACAAATTTAATGCCTGTTACAGTTAAATATAATTCATCAAAAAAAGAAATAGATATGGATCAAATAGATTATATTGTAGAAAAAATAAAAAAATTTAAAGAGGAAGGTTCAACGACTAAATGGTTTTCGTGTGAATTTATATTAAATAAAGAACTTGCTTTAATGAAATAAAAATAAAAGCAAATATGAATTCACTTTAAGATATAGTCTACTCCTTATCGAAAGATAAGGTAGAGGAATTGTACAGGAAATCCTCAGATCACCTTTTGGAAGGTGACTTACAGACGTTACACTAACTTTGCTATTGAATCAATCGAGCAAACTTTCAATGGACAAGCCGATTTCGGTCGTCGTGTTCAGTGCGTGATCAGCCGCAACGGTGATCTCGCTTACCGCACTTATCTTCAGGTTACTCTTCCCGAGATTAATCAGCTCATGGGCATTGCCTCCTTCGCCGTTGGCGTTGGCTCTGGCGTGTATGCTCGTTGGTTGGATTTCCCCGGTGAGCAACTTATCGCTCAAGTTGAGGTCGAGATTGGTGGTCAAAGAATTGATCGCCAATATGGTGACTGGATGCATATCTGGAATCAGCTCACCATGACTGCTGAGCAACAGCGCGGATATTTCAAGATGATTGGTAACACCACACAGCTTACCTTCATCACGGATCCCTCTTTCTCTGAAGTGGATGGTCCTTGCGACTCCTTGGCTCCTCGTCAAGTGTGCGCCCCCCGTAATGCTCTTCCTGAGACCACACTTTACGTGCCTCTCCAATTCTGGTTTTGCACTAACCCAGGACTTGCGTTACCCCTTATCGCCTTAAAATCTGCAGGGCAGAAAAGCACCCAGCCTAAAACAGCAAAATTATGTTTTGGGGAAAATCTGTTTGAGAATTTGCATAAATCTCAGGTGCTAGTTGCGTGTTTTCCTGGATTGATAAATCACCGATTATTCAGTGACTTATCAATCCAATAAACATGCAGCAACAAGACCAAATTGCGGGAAGTTCCCAAAGATGTAAAAATAAATGTTAATATTAAAAGAACTTAAAAATAACAGTGTTATTAATGGAAATGAAAATATGTTGTAAATGTAAAAATGAAAAAGATCTAGATTGTTTTGGTAAATTGAAAAATTCACCCGATGGTTTAAGATATAACTGTAAAGATTGTCGAAAAGAATATAATATCAAAAATAAAGAAACAATACAAATAAAGAATAAAGAATATTATGCTCTTAATAAACCAAATCTGCTGATAAAAAATTCAGAATATAGAATTTTAAATAAACAACAAATATCAGAACAGAGACAAGAATACAGAAATAAAGAAGAAATAAAATTACATATAAAACAAAAAAATAAAAGAATATTTAGCTATTAGAAAATTAAAAATAAAAGAAAGAAGAAAAAATGATAGTTTTTTCAGAGTTTCTGAAATTTTAAGAAGTAAATTTAATAGAGCAATAAAAAGAAATAAATATTCTGATTTTTTAGGATGTGATTTACAATTTTTTAGATGTTGGATCGAATACAGATTTAAAAGTGACATGAATTGGGATAATTTAGGAAAAATATGGCAAATTGATCATATTCTCCCAATTAATCGCTTTGATTTCACAATTAATACAGACATCAAAATATGTTTTCACTGGACTAATTTACAACCATTATACACAATCGAAAATATTTCAAAATCTGATAATATATATTTTCACCATTATTTTAATAATTTTATATCAGTTTTTAGATATAATTCTTTTAATACAAAATTTATGGGCTACCAAGCTGTAAATGAAAGTTTGCAGTGGCTGAGAAAAAAAACCTCAGGTATGGTAAAAACGCCACATATGAAGATTTGTTCTGATAATCAGGATAAATTTGAAATGGATAATCCGCAGCCAAGCTACTAACTCCGCCGTCAAATAAGGTTGACATTAGGATATGTAGAAGGTTCAACGACTAAACGGTTTTGGGTCTGAAAGAATTAAAAACTCTTGATGATGGCTTAAGATATAGTCTACTCCCTATAACAAAAAATACACCGAAAGGTGGGGTAAACCGTGATGTGCAGTATCACGAAGTAAAAATTAATTTAGATATCCGTCCTATTGACGAGTGCTTGTGGGCTGTTACCACTTTGAGCTGCAACACTGGTGCCCAGACTACCGGCCCTGTGACTCCTGCTAACCAATATACTCCTGGTCGCCCGGTCCCTGCTGCGATCGCTTACAACCAGTCTTTGGTTGCTGCCTCTTTGTATGTGGACTATGTGTTCTTGGACACGGATGAGCGCAGACGCTTCGCCCAAAATCCTCATGAGTATTTGATCACTCAGCTCCAATTCACTGGTGATGAGTCTGTTGGTTCTTCCAGTAATAAAATCAAGCTCAACTTCAATCACCCCGTGAAGGAGCTTATCTGGGTTGTGCAACCCGATCAAAACGTGGATTATTGCTCATCTTTGGTGTGCGATGCCCTTTTGTTCAAGGTTCTTGGTGCTCAGCCCTTCAACTACACGGATGCCATTGATGCTCTTCCTAATGCTATCCATGCTTTCGGTGGCCCTGCTTCCGTTGCGGCTGATAGCCGAGCTTTCATTGATGCTCGTGGTCTTTTCGAGGATGCTGGTGCTCTTGACTACGATATCCCTACCGGATTCACAGGATACTGGCATGGACCCAACAACCCTTACAATGAGGCTAACATGGGTGGAGTCGCGGTTCCTATTTCCACCAACACAAGCGGTGTGGATGCCGGTCTTCTTCAACAACTCCAGGCCTTGCAGTCTACCACTAATCACATGGAGAGCTCCACTGTCTCTGATGCCGGCACTTTCGTGATGACTGAGACCTCTTTGGACTTGCATTGTTGGGGCCAAAACCCCGTCGTGACTGCCAAGTTGCAGCTCAATGGTCAGGATCGATTCTCTGAGCGTGAAGGAACTTACTTCAGCTTGGTGCAGCCCTTCCAGGCGCACACTCGATGCCCTGATGAGGGTATTAACGTTTACAGCTTTGCATTGAGACCAGAAGAACATCAACCCAGCGGTACGTGCAACTTCTCTCGTATAGATAACGCGACACTCCAACTTGTGCTCTCAAATGCCACAGTTGAGGGCACCAAGACTGCTAAGGTGCGTGTTTATGCTACAAATTACAACGTGTTAAGAATTATGTCTGGCATACAGTTAGCCTGTGCCAAACAGTTGGCTGCCATATTAGATATTTGCTTACTAATATGGATAAACAGTGTAAAGCAAATATACATTCAAAAAGAACAGAATGTATTATATAACCAGCTAGTCTCTTTGTGACTGTTAAGTCATTTTGAGGCAACATTTCTAAATTGCAGGAACATCCTTAGAGCCTTTTCTACTACTTTGTTGATCGAAAGTTTAACAAATATCCAGGGTAATGACCTCGGACATAGTAATAACGAAAAGGATTGGACAATCCGCAGCCAAGCTCCTAAGTGCACTATCGCAAGCATATGGAGAAGGTTCAGAGACTATAATGGAATGGGTCTGAGAAAGTTAGCAACTTTTGATGAAGACTTAAGGGATAGTCCATGCTCAAATAGAAATATTTGGGTTTGATATATGCTGCTCGGGGCGGGTTAGCGTACTCAAATTAAGTAAACTGAAATACAAATTTTTAATAAAAAATAACTTAAATAATCATTTAATATTAATAATATTAATATTAAACAACTTAAAGACAAGAGTATATAATACTATATACAACGATGAACTCAATAGATCAAATTGATATAGAGTTAGATAATGAAAAGCATCTAGGTAGGTTTAAATTTGCACCACCTAGTCCATCTTATATAGCCGGATTTATAGATGGTGATGGTTGTATTTTTATAAGAAAAATAAAAAGAGGATTTCAGTCTGGAATAAATATTTCTCAGTGTAGAACAAATATACTACAAATTATTCGATATCATTTTGGAGGAAGTATAACAACAAATGCTAGTAGAAATAATAAAGTTGATAATATAATGAATGAAAATCAAGAGACTATTCATAAGCATAATATAAGAAATCAATATTCACTTACAATAAGAAGTAATGAATACGCGTCATTTTTAGAATATTTAAAATGCTCTAATATAATTAAAGAACCTCAATTTAATGCATTATATCAATTTAGTAAAATTTGCAATCAGCAAAACATGATTGAAAAAAAACAAGAATTATATGATTTATGTTTAAATAAAAAAACTACATTTGAATATGATATATCTAGATTAAATATCGAATACATTCAAGGATTATTTGATGCCGAAGGATGTATTTATATTGATAATAAAAAAATGTCTAGATTTAAAATATCAATTACACAAAAAACACATCCTCAAATTTTAATAGAAATTCAAATGTTTTTAGGTTTTGGAAAGGTAAACTCGGAAAATAAATATGTTATATATAATACATCAGATTGTTTAAAATTTTTAGAACTAATGAAACCTGGTATAATTGTAAAATATAATCAAGTTATCGCATTTGAAACTTTTTTAAATACACATGATCTGTTTACTAAACATGAAATGTATAAAATTTGCAATAAAGAAAAACACCAAGTTGAATATTTTACTAACTTAAATCAAAATAAAAAAGGAAAAAAAGAATTTTATAAATTAATAGCAATTCAATCTCCAGAAGATATAAAAGAAATAAAAAAGGAAACTAAAAATTTATCTCACTTAGAACAAGTTTATAAAGAAAAATCTGAAAAAATGACTGGATCGGGCAATCATAATTTTGGTAAAGAATTTTCAGAAGAGCATAAGAAAAAAATGTCAGATTCAATTCGTGATGCAAAAAAAGGTGTTAGTGATGAAACTATTTTAGAAGTAAGAAAGCTCATTAAAGAAGGTAAAACAAATATTGAGATACAAGAAATACTACAACTCTCAAGACATAATGTAACAAGAATTAAATGTGGAAATATTATTTGTAGAACAGAAGAAAAGGTGGTTAAAGATAAATCAACACAAGAAGAAAGAAATATTGCAAAACGAAAAATTGCTTTAGATGAAATTTTTATTGTAGTTAACAAATTGATTAAAAAAGAAAACCCTACTGTAATATTAGAGTTTTTAAATGATAGGCGACATAGTTATAAAAATTATGATTATTTAAATATTGATGTTATTAAAAATATTAAACGAAATATCAATCAAAACATAATGCCTTTTTATCAATCAGAAATGTCTGTGGAAGATTACACATATTATAAAAATGCTATTGAAGAATATAGTATTGCATTGAATAAAATATAAATATTTATTTTCTATTATAAATAATAAATGGAGAATATTAAAAAATATACCAAAGTAAATCATAATCTAATAAAATCTGAAAGAAGAGCTAACAAACGAACCGATAAACGCGCTATAACTGGAGAAGAAGTTATTTTTATTTTTGAAAAGGTTCTGGAAAGTTGGAAGACAATTAAAATTTTTAATACACTAATTCAAACTAATTCATCATCTTTAGCAGACAAAAAAACTGTAGAAACGATTTCAACTGGAAATTGTAAGGTATACCCCAATGAATTATCTAAAGAAAAATATGATTATTATTTAGAACTAAGAGCTATGGTTTATAATTTTTATAATACAAAATAAAACATTTATAAATTATAATCATTTAAATACAATAATTTAAATACTTATATAATGTCTGTAACCCCTGTTATTTTAATCTTTGGTGCAAATGGCTGGATCGGTTCCAAAGTATACAATTTGTTAGTTGCTTCTGATAAACAAATAACAGTGTATAAAGCTCAATCAAGAGCAGATGACACTGTGGCAGTAGAAAAAGAACTAAACAGCTTCCCTAATGCAATAACACATGTGATGAGTTTTATTGGCCGAACACATGGAACTTATGAAGGACAAACAATTGGCACAATTGATTACCTAGAGAAGCCTGGTAAGCTAGTCGAAAACATGCGAGACAATTTATTTTCACCATTACTGTTAGCTGAAATTTGCAAGAAACACAATATTCATTTTACTTATTTAGGAACTGGGTGTATTTTTGACTACGATGATTTGCATCCATTAGGTCAAGATGACAAAGGATTTGTTGAAAGCGACAAGCCAAATTTTTTCGGATCATCTTATTCAATAGTAAAAGGATATACAGACAGATTAATGCAAACCATATATAACACTACCGCTCTCAATGTTAGAATACGAATGCCAATTACAGATGAAATTAATCCGCGCAATTTTATAACAAAGATAACAAATTATCAAAAAATATGCTCGATTCCGAATTCAATGACTGTTTTAAATGAATTGCTGCCGGTATTAATTGAAATGGCTTTAAATGGACAAGTGGGAACAGTTAACCTAACAAATCCGGGAACAATAACTCATAATGAAATTTTAGAAATGTATAAGGAAATAGTGGACCCAAACTTTAGCTGGTCTAATTTCTCAATTGAAGAACAAGACGCAATATTGGCTTCAAAAAGATCCAATAATTGTTTAAATACAGATAAGTTGGAAGACATCGCGTCTGTTAAAGATATCAAAACGTCTGTTAAAGATATCATTAATCAGATGAAGCCAGTTGTCAAAAACCGAACTGAAGAAAATAGCTTATTTGTTAGTTTGCAAGCGTTATAAAATAATAAATATATTATATGATCTATTTATTATGAATTTGTTAGTTACAGGAGGTTGTGGGTTCATTGGATCCAATTTTGTTAATTATTATTTCAAAGAGAATCCAATTGCTACTATTGTTAATATAGATGCAATGTATTATTGTGCTTCAGAAATGAATGTTTCAGAGGATGTAAGAAAATCCGATAGATATCATTTAGTAAAAGGCAATATTAGTTCTTTTGATCTAGTTGCCAATATTCTGAATATTTATAAAATCGATACTGTCATTCATTTTGCTGCCCAATCTCATGTTCAAAATTCATTCGACAATGCGCTGCAATATACTCACGATAATGTGGTAGGAACACACACCTTGTTAGAAGCTTGTCGCAAATATGGTAAAATAAGCAGGTTCGTTCATATTTCAACTGACGAAGTTTATGGCGAATCCATGTTGTCAGAATACGAAGAGAAAAAACACGAAGGCTCTATTCTGTGTCCAACGAATCCATATGCAGCGACAAAAGCGGCAGCAGAATTGATCGCCAAATCGTATTACCATTCTTTTAAAATGCCAATAATTATTACAAGAGGTAATAACGTTTACGGTCCCAATCAATATCCTGAAAAATTAGTCCCGCTATTTATTGAATTACTTTTACAAGGTAAAAAAGTAACTATTCAAGGCGATGGATCCAATGTGCGTGCCTTTTTGCATGTAAATGATGTATGTAGTGCGTTAAAATTAGTATTAGAAAAGGGGGAAATTGGTGAAATATACAATGTTGGAAGTGATGACAGTCATGAATATACTGTAACACAAATAGCTCACATATTGATTGAAAAAATCCAAAAAACTGAGTGTCATGATGAATGGATCAAATATATTGAAGACAGACCTTTTAACGACAAACGATATTATATTAGTAATCAAAAAGTGAAAAATTTGGGTTGGACAATTGAAACAGATTTTGATAATGGATTAGATGAATTAATAGAAAAAATGAGATCTGAATAAAAAATAATATTTTAAATATTTATATTTATTTTTAAAATATTTTATAATGGTTTAATTTTTTAATTAATTTTCATCTTCGGAATAATATTCATCTTGATTATCATCTTCATATTTAAGCTCACATTCGCCATCACCTTCATCAGGAAATTCTTCGTATTCTAATCCATTCCATTTGACATTTCTCGAATTAAACAGCATATTCATATTTAACACTTCAGGCTTGGCAGTCGACTCGAATCTTGTAAATAGTGTGGTAATTTGATCATCATCTCTAAAGCGTGCACTGTATTCTTGCTGTATATTATTTCGTCCAATGCGCCCAAGAGCTTGAATAATCTTTTCCTGAGTTAATCCTAAATCCTTGCTTAAATAACCATGACAGAACTGATAATTTGTTCCATAAATATAGTCACTATCCGCAATATTCATAAATAGGCGCTGTGAATCTGCAAGTTTTTTCATAATTTCGGTATATGCTGTGCTATTATGGTTAGCAAACACACCAATACCAAGCAACAATAATACTTTCCAACTATCATCAACATTGTTTAGAGACATGATTGCATCAACATCTTCTTCATTTACGTTGCTTGTGAATGCATTAGGGGCATCTAAATTCTGAGCCCATTTTTCTTTATGGGAAGATCGATTTGGGACGAACAAATCATGAAGTGTTGCACTTTTAATCATTTGGCTAAGCATTGTAAGCTGTTCTTTCATTTTAATAATTTCCTTGTCTTTTGATTTATCAATCATGTCGCCTGCAACCTTTTCCTTCTTTTTGCCTTCTTTTTTGTTAGAGTTATCGCTACTTGCACTGCTCCCACTAGATTTTTTCCCTATTTGTTCCTGTGCGTTTTCTAACTCTGCTTCAATTGATGCAATTTTTTCAGACACTTCATTATTGAAATCTATTTTATCTTGAATGTCTTTCATAACGCTTGCTGGTATGTTGGCTTGCTGAATGCAAAACTTGGCAACTTTGGTAACGTCTTTTGCTAAGAATATTGTGGGACCATCTGTAAGCGTATATGCATCCTTAGTAGTCACATATATAGCACAGCTTCCAATAGCTGGTGTTACCGGTGGTTGTTGTAAGCTACTTATAGCAGCACCAGGTTTTACAGAGTCTAGGCTAATTGACTTGGTAATTTTATTGCCTTTAGGATCAATTGTAGTATTCGGTTTAATTTTTTGTATTTGTGTCTCTTTAAAGAAATTGAATATTTGAGGCCATCTGTCAGGAATAATGCTCTTTAAAGCCTTAAGATAATACATTTTAATAGACTGCATTGTAATATCAGATGCTGATATAAAGTTCCTACCAAATCTAGCGGCAGGTGTTGCCAACTGAAATTCCTCTACATGCATAATAAACCTAGATGCTTCTGTTAAGTCAATGTATCTGAGTAATGTTAAATTTTCTTCACAATGTTGCACGATTTCAAGGATTTTGTCGTATTCATTGCTGATGTAATGCGGCATGACAGTGTATCCATTGTTGTTCAAAATAGGAATTGTTTTGCGACAATCGTGGCTCGCAATATTGAATATTCTTGGCTGCCTTATAACTGTTTCGATTGTATCATCCTGATCAATGTAAAAGACAGAATCTGTAAACTTTTCTTTAAAATCTCTTATTGTCTCGTTAAGCTCGTGCATTTTGGGAAGAGTAGCAGAAGACAAAACCACATTTGGAATAATATTATCCTTCCAGTTTTTCTTAATGACCTTGTGCAAGTCGTGATCAACATAGTCCATTGTAATTGTCGGTTCGTCCCAGTAAGTAATAATATCTTGAGCTTTATTGAATGATAACATATAATACATTGCACACAAATAAGATCTGATATCGCAAATGATTATTTCCACTTTGTCACCCACTGAGTTATCTACTTTTCGAATTCCGCCGCTGCGTTTGTCTCTTGTGTATTCTTTAGCTGCGAAGAAATGTAATCGAATATCATCGGCCGAGGAACATCCAAATGCAAAGGCTATTTTTTTCCCTGTAGAAATGGCTGATCTTGCTAATGCGATGCCAACGTGTCTAGCAGCGCAAACAAATATGATTTTATAACTTTCCGACAGACCAAGTGGTGTAAGTGTTTTGCCTGTTCCTGTAGGTGCAATATACAGCACTAATTTTGGACATTGAATTTTGCAAACAGAGAATATTTCTTTTTGATGTCCATAAAGCTGCATATCGCTATACTTTAATAAATTTGAATTGCGCTCGATGTATTCGTAAGCATTTCTGACAATTTCTTGTAATGCAACTTCCTTTTCAATATTTTCTAAAACAGCATTTATAATTTGTTTGACATAGTAGTTGACATTGTCAATATTATTCTGCATCAGATTTACGAGCGTGTAATAGTTAAACATCCATAATTTATTATCTAAAGCCTTATAATTCAGCATGTGCTCCAAATGCTTTACAAGAATGAATTCATAAATTTCAGTTGTAATTTCGTTAATCGTATTTGATCTTTCGATTCGAATTTGATCAATGCTTCGCAACTTGACTAATGCGCAAATTTTGACTTGGCAAATGAAATTACCGTTAGAATCTTGTTTTCTGTCTTTGTCTTTTTCTTCGTCCGATGAAGAGTTGGCTGCTGCTACTTTTGCACGATATTTGTTATTGTCATTGCTGAACACAATATAAGTGATATTGTGTCTAGCAAGTAAAGCCTTTATTCTGTCAGCAAAGTGTTTATTATAAAGAAAGTCCTCCATCTGTTGGCTATATTCCATCTTCAAAAAGCTAAATAGTGATTTTGTTTTATTTGTTCTAATATTTACATCTGTATAGCCAGATGTAATTAATTTTAATATAGCTGCTTCATCCTCAGAAACAGGCATTTCAATAGAGTCCCATTCAGATTTAAATAATTTACGTTGAGTAAGATCCATTTTATCGCTTTAAAGTGTTGTATTAGTTATTAATACTATTATCTTTAAGTGAATTTAATATTTCAATTTTTTCTAAGGGAACTTTTAAGGAAACCAAGGTTTCCTTATGATCCTTCCTTTTAAGGAAACTACATTCCCCATATGACCCCTCCTTTTTAAGGGAACTACGTCTTCGCTTTAATGAAGTAAAGCAGACCTTATGATCTTTTTTTTCGATGTTTCATCAACTAAAATTAACAGTTGTGAACAAATTGCCTTGTGAAAAAAGTAAAAAGGAAGGATCATAAGGAAACCTTGGTTTCCTTAAAAAATTGAAAAATAAAAAATAATTAGAATTAAAGGTATAAATATATGATAATATAACTATTAATAGAATAAGAATGTCTCAGAATTTTAAAAATACCGTAACGCTTGTTTCATTTGACGGTGATATTGGTTCTGGAAAAAGCACTATGATGAAAAAGGCAGAGACGTATTATGCAAATCATACTAATGTCATATTTGCCGAAGAACCCATTAGAAAATGGAATCTAATAAAAGATAAAAATGGCACTGAAATGCTGAAGCTGTTTTATCAGGATCAGGAGAAGCATGCATTCAAGTTCCAAATTATGGCATTCGTTTCTAGGCTAGCCGGATTAAGAGAGATTGTGAAGGCAAATGAAGGCAAAAATATTGTGATTATTACGGAGCGCAGCTTATACACAGACAAGGAAATCTTTGCCAAGATGTTATACGATCAAGGCAAGATGTCAGACGTCGAGCATCAAATATACTTGACATTATTCGACGAATTTGCAGCGGAATTTGAAGTTAATAAGGTCGTTTATATAAGAACAGATCCATCAAAATGTTATGAGCGTATCCATTTAAGAGCCCGAGAAGGTGAAGAGCTAATACCGTTAGCGTATTTAGAGGAATGTCATAGTTATCATGAAGCATTTTTAGACAAGGATCGTGGTCTATTCAAGGAGCAGCTAGTGTTAGATGGGAATCAAGACATTTATCAGAATGTGACATTGGCGGATGATTGGATGCGACAAATAGATGGATTCATATTTTGTAATCAGAGTTAATATTCGCAAACTTAGTAAATATTAGTTTTGTAGATTGTCTTTAAGTATTTATTAAATATATTATAATATTTTTATAAATATTAATATATTTTTATTTGAATTTATAGCTCTTCTGCTTTTGCTTCTTCCTTTTCTTTAAATATTAATTCTTTATCTTTTACACATTTTCCCATAAATGCATACCTTCTTGGAGGACATGGCTCACATTGACCTGTTGTTTTATTAAAAACTAAAGGATCATCGCATTCTATTTTTTCGCTGTTTTAGATTTCGCTGTTTTAGATTTCGCTATTTTTCTCGATGATGACGTTCGTTTCGGTGAAGGAATACGATCTTCGCTTTTAAGTTCAGACGATGAGGTTGTCTTTTTAATATTCGAAACGAATTTCTTGAATTTTTTTTTTTGTTTGGATTTTGAATGATGTTCAAATTTTGAAAGTTTTACATGATGTTCAAATTCCATTATTTTCATTAATTTATCAAAATAATTTCTAACATCTTGTTCTGGGGGGTTGATGACTCTGTTGTTAGATATAGCTAAAGCATGAACTTTAGCGGATGTTATTGGTTCATCAAAAATATCGGAATAATGTTTGGCTAGCTTGTTATTTATAAAACAAGTATAGCCTCGTATGACATTTCTTAAATAATCATTTTGATTACTATATAATTCCGTTTTCTTCATTATGGCTTCATATATTTGTCTACTAGGAATTTCTGGATTTTTTAAACATAACTCGGTAAAAAACATTGACCAAGCGGAACAATATCCTTCTGGCTCTATTGCCACATTTATAGGAATCGTGCTATTCGCTTCTAACGATTGAACTCCTAATTGACGCGGACATACTTGATCAGCTCTTACTAATCTTATTGGTTGTGCTGGAATAAAATCATTTCCTTCTATATATGCATCATACTCATCTTCTTCATTATTTAATTCTATACTTATATTTACTTTTTCTACAAAAGTATCTAAAAAGTGTTTTATTTTTGAATTCACTTTTGAAGAATTATCTCCTCTAAATTTATCGCCATGTGGTTCAAAATGTTCTAATTCACTTGTATTTTTACGATATATTAATAAATTTGCATGACCTAAAGGTGGAGAATTTGCCACTTGTATTTGTAATGCTACAGGAATAATAATTATTTTACTTTTTGCTTCACATATGCATCTGACTAAATTGTGTATACTTTTTTCATTTGGGTTTATGTGGTTTTTATCGTCAATGTTTATTACAATTTCTAGGTTCATAAAAATATCAAGATCACCTCTCCAAGTGCAATGCATTCGATATTTTTTAAAAAGGTATAAATAGAAAATATTTTCAAAAAAATAATTGCCTAGAAATGGTTCTACTTTTTCATGCATTTGAAACAACTTGTTCATTTTTTTTGCAACATTTGCATTGTAGTCTATTTTATCTGGAAGTGGTTCGGGAAATTGTAATACAATTTCTTCTACTTTTTTTGGACTATTGGAATACACTTTTACAGATATATTTTCTGGTGTTGTATGTTTTGTATAGCTTTTGGATCTTGATTTAGATCTTGATTTAGAATTGTTTGAAGCATTGCTTTTAGATCTTGATTTAGATTTAGATCTAGAATTGTTTGAAGCATTACTTTTGGATCTTGATTTAGATCTAGATCTAGAAGCATTGCTTTTGGATCTTGATTTAGATCTAGATTTTGAATTGGCAAATAGATCCATTATATATTATCAAATGATTTAAATATATTTTATAATATTATAACTATAAATATTATAAATGGAAACAAATCAATCAAATAATGATCTAACAAAAGATATAGTTGTTAGATGCCCTCACTGTTTAGAACCTATTTTAATAGAAAAACTAAATTGTCGGATATTTAGACACGGAACTTTAAAAAATAATAATCAACAAATGAACCCGCATGAAACAAAAGAAGTATGTGATTATTTTTTTAATAACAATATGATATACGGTTGCGGTAAACCGTTTAGAATAGAAGAAAAAGATGGAGAGAAAGAAGAAGAAAAGGGAGAGAAAGATGGCAAAAAAGAGGAAGAAAAGAAAAATGTTATATTTGTCGCAGTCATATGTGACTATATTTAACTAAAAGGCAAATATATAACCACAGGATAACGTTCTGAGTTAATTATTTATTATATTTAAAATTGAAATATAATTATAAAGATTGATTATAATTATAACTAACAAATTATATAGCAAAATGTTAAACCAATTAATTAGAAGAAATAGTAAAAAGGAGGCTAAAATATTTCCATTAACTGAATATACATTAAATTTTGATGGTGCTAGCAAAGGAAATCCAGGATTATCAGGTGCAGGAGCAGTCATCTATAAAAATAAGGAAGAAATATGGTCATCCTGCAAATTCATCGGTTACAAAACAAACAATCAGGCTGAATATTCTGGGCTAATCCTAGGTCTCAAAGGTGCTTTAAACTTAGGAATAACTTCTTTATCTGTTTTAGGTGACAGTTTATTAGTGATCAATCAAATTGATGGCCTATATAAAGTAAAATCAGAGGCAATTATGGATTTACACAATGAAGTTATAAAACTGAAATCACAATTTGTCTTTATAGAGTTTAATCACGTCTATCGCGATTACAATAAACGAGCAGATGAACTGTCTAATCTAGCTTTAATTAATACCGAAAAACATCTTTTACAATGTGAATTTATAAAAGAATTAGAGGAGGATTGGCAAGAAGAAATTAAAATAGATAATTTTGTTCAAAAAAAACAAAAGGAGACAAAATTATTCGTCAAAATACCTTCTGCTTCAGCTAAAGCCACCACTACAGCCACAGCCACCACTACAGCTACCACAGCCACAACTACAGCCACAGCCACCACTACAGCCACAACTAAACCAAAAACTAAAAACAAGCAATTAGACATAACACAGTTTTTCAAAACTGATTCATTATTCCCCGAAATATAACTAATACTCAATCATTGAAATATTTAAAACAGGATGTGGTTTAAATCTAAGAATATCTATATTTTTTTTGCTAGTATTTAAAATATTTACCGGGAATAGTTCCTTTCCATAAATATCATGAAGAAGTAGCCATTCAAATAGGCCGCCCATATATGCATATACCTCGTTAAATCCAAGTGACAACAGCTGTTGGTATTTTTTGTCGACCAATTCGTCGTTACAATGTTTGCCGTAAACAATGATTTTGATGCTGCGGTTTTCCTTCAAATATTTGTTGATAAGCGCCTCTTCTTTGTCAACATTTACGGTAGTCGAAATCAAACAATCTTGGCTATCTAGTGGAAGCGTATTAATAAGCATATATATTTCCGGATTTTTGACGACTGTTTGCACATCTTCGTAATTTATTTTTTTCATTGAAAAAGAATTACCCATTAATTTATTTATATAAAAGTTGTGTAAAAGTATTTAAATCTTTTTTGTTAGTTTATCTAATTAAAAAATTGAAAATAAAAATTGACATATTTAATAACAGTATTAAACAATCTTTATAATCATGAATACTGAATACGAATTTGCCATGTTCTATAACAATTTTATTTCGGACTTGTTACAGAAACCTCATACTTTAGAAATGCATGAAATGCTTCTTGCTAAAAAATCTCAATCAGATAAAGAATTGCTTACTTTATATCAAATTTGCTCAAAACGCGCGTCTTTATTAAAGGATATTGTAAAAAACTCGGATCTTAATGAAGACTTAGATCAAAATTTGAATGCTAGTTTTATTCAAAATACACTTTGTGGTCAAGGCTTCCTGCTAAGTCTAATTAGCGAACTACCCGAAGAGCTTAGAAGGCTAATTGGCTCCTATTCGCATCAGGTAAAAAACCAAAAAAGCCTGATTCGCATCGAATTTTACAACAATTGGTTTAATGCAAATAAGAAACGAATAACCAATTTGCTAAAAGGGTGGTCAAAGGCAAAACTAGGATTCGTTTTAGTTCATATTCGGTCGCCAAACAATCATTTCTACAATTGCTGCAAAAAGACTTATAGGGCTTACAAACACGGAACAAAATTAGTATTTCGATCTAAAATAGAAACACTAATTGAAGAGAAGGGTAAGAGATCCAACATGGAACAGTATAGCTTATTATTAGCAATTGAAAAATATGATAAGAGGAAGTAGAAAAATAGGTGGATATAAATTATGATGAATAATGAGTTGCTCCTTTGTTAAATTTCCAATGATGATCATTAATATGAACATTTGTTAAAATTCTAGATCTTAATCCTGGTGCACTAATATTACAATTCTTTGCCGCATCTGCAATGGTTGAAAAATATGTTTTTTTTCCAGTAGAACAACATATTTTAATAACTGGTTGTTCTGAATATTGATCTTCTTTTGATATACCCGAATATCTCCATAAAAATCCTTGACAAACTGTTTTCCCTCTAACAGCAATTCCTATCGCAGTTCCTGTTGTTAATCCTAATGATCTACCTGCTGCTTCTATACTTTCATATGTTGCCATTACTTCACCAGTTTCTATGTGAATTTGATCTATAGGTCTCTTTGTTTTTTTCACTTGCGGAACTTCTGGATCTAAATTAACCAATGATTGATTTTCAATAATTTTATCATCTAATATATTTGAAATTTTATCTAAATCATCTCCGTTGTTGATAAGCATGTTTTCTAATTTTAATGTAATATCTAATATTTTTTTAACAGTTTCATACGAACCTTCAAATGTATTGCTTCCTATGCTTGTCAATGATTGCTTTAATAAAAACATCATTATTTTTTCAGAAAATGGATACATAACTTTTACTGTATAAACCATTTCACCATATGAATCATTCATTTGTAAATTATTTGTTAATGTTTCAAAATCTTTTTGTCGCACAATAGAACATTTATATCTTAATTCATCACATTTAAATGCGTATAAAAAATATCCATATTTACAAATAGCAAAATTGCTTGCGATTTTCTTTTGATATTCACTAGTAGTATCCGATTTATAATTTTGTAATTCTGTTTTTAATTTTTCTATTTCCATTTGTTTATTTTTATTATCTAATTCTAGTTGTCTAAGTTCTTCCTCTAACCTACTATTCTTTTCAACTAACAAATTATAATTTTCAATATTATATTCATTTTCTTTTATAATTTCCTTAATATATTTATCTATTTTTTCAATAGTAAATTGATCGTTATCAAGTGCCAGCATCTCTCTATAATTTTCATTAGTATAATCTGGATTATCTACTGTTAGAGTTCTAATTTGTTTCTTTAATAGTGGATGTCGTTTAATTGCATTTTCAATCTCTATTTTATTTTTTACCTTAAAAGCTGCAATTAATCTAAAATTTAAAAAGTTCTTTTTGTGACATTTAATTCGCTCTGCTAAATTATTGCTTTGACCGAATTTAATTAAATCTTCATTATGTAACCGAGGTGCCTTGCCAAGAGTTTTGTTATCTATTTTACCGTAATAAATACACTGAGTATTTAGTGGAAATTGTGAAATTAAAGTGTCTTCTAATAACTGATCTTTATCTTTTTGCGATTGAATTGTTTGTGATTCTAGTTGTTTTGTATTTGCTTCTAGTTGTTTTTTCAATTCAGAATTTTCTTCTTGAACAACTTCATGCAAAATCTCTTCTAGTTTCATAAAATAATCATGAACTTCGTTAGCCTTTTGTGTATTAGATTTTAAACAAAATGACTTAAATGCCTTAACAGTTAACATAATTATTTCTTTATTATGACCACCTTTGACATGAATTGATTGCTGTGCGCTATCGCACAACGATTTTTTATAATCAATATTTTCTGTAAAATATTTTTCTAAAATATTTTTTGCCTTTATTTTTTGTGTAAATCCAAGCCATTTCCATACATTATCTAAGTCAATTACAAAATCTTTTTTTGGATCATAATTTAAATAACAATAAAAACTAGTAACAAACAATTGTTGTTCAAATTCGGTAAAATTCTGTTGTATTTTTGTTAGCATTTTGCCATTGTAATTGCCTGAAAGTTTGGTGATTGGATTGTTCTCAATAAGGTCAACTATGTTTAGATCTTCCATTATAATTTATTATATCTATTTGTCCTTAAGTTGTTTTAATGATTAATGCTATTGATTTCTGAAATAAATAGCAATATTAAAACGACACCTAATTAAACTGAACTACAATTTCCACCTTCTCTTTCTTGATGCTCTTTGTAGCGGAAACCGATAACTCTTCGCGTTTTTTTCGCGTCTTCGAGTTGTCGCCGACTAACAAGAGCTCCTTGCGCTTCGAAGTGCTGTTACGATTATTCATGTCCTTTTCGATCGTCTCATAATTCTTTTCGATGTAATCGACAACTTTGTTTTCTAGCGCCCATTTGAAGAAATTCAGTTGGCCGATCGTTGTCTCAATGCATTTACCGTCTCTGTATGGAATACTTATTCTATCCCACCTGCAAAAAGGGTCAAAACGTCTCTTACTGTAAGCTTTCAGCTTCAACTTGTAATCATCGTAGACCTTAAATCGTCGGGCCACATTATCCATCGTTTGATCGATTACGTATAAAGTGTAATATTTCTTGGCGTAGTTAGTGGCGAACCAATCCACAATTCGTAACGAAATTTTAGACTCACCTGTAATTATTCGCAGCATATTATCCAAATTATCGTTATCCGCAGTATTATAAAAGACCATTAGGTTTTTTAATAGAAGATCATTTTGCGTAGTATATGAACTTGAACTTGTCATGACTATTATTTAAGTTTTGAAAATTTTGTTTAAGTAGTTTTAAATAAGATATATATTTAGTATTTTTAAAAGACAATTAAATAAGTAATTAAATAAAATTAAAATATCAAAATATTATATTATGGATAACATTATGGATGCATATTTCGGCCCTTTAGGTAAAGAGTATTGCGTATACTTTTACGCATTGTCTATCATTTTTGGTGTAACTTTTGTGCTTAGTGCGATTTCTATCGGATCTTTTATCGTGATGCATCATAAAAAGGTGGACGCCATGTTTATCGCCAATTCCGTTTTGATTTTATTTAATTCCTTTTTGGCTTATTTGTCAAACAGATTGTTAAATACCATGTGTGTTAAGACATTGTAAAGCTTCGCAACCATTTAGGAATCTCTTTCTTCACTATTTTTAATCTTATCTTGACTAGTATTAATCGGTTTTAAAAACATATCCCTTACAATAATATCATTGACATAACTTGACTGGGAAGCTAGAAATGGATTAGATCCACGTTGCTGCACAAGTTCCCTATCTGCAACACGATTATCCAGATCCTCTCTTTTATTAATAGGTTCAAAACCTTCTACAAAAGATTGATTAATAGCATTTTGTTGTGTATCGGTTTCTGTTATATGATTATTAGATTGTAAATCCGATTCTAGTTGTTTTTCTGGTCTAGCACTCTGATAATAAGGAATGCCTAGAGTCCATTTCCAAAAATATAAATCTTTATTTAAATTCATTATTATTATATTGTATATCAGCACAATATAATAACTTTTCAAACTAACATTATAACCCTTCTCTAGAAATAGTCAAATTCTTGGTCATAAAAAAGGCATCTTTGTTAGTTCGTCTTCTTTTTAAGTTACATTCTAAACAGGCAATAACTAAATTACCCTTATTATGACCAATATCATTATTGATCCTATCTAACGACCATTGCTTCATTTCTCTTACAAATTCGTATAGCAAATAAGTCTCACATGCACAATAATGGCATTTTAATTCGCAACTATTCAATAAATCGATAATGTAGTCAAATGTCACAAAATCGGGTTCCAAAAATATATTTTTAAGCATGTCTTGGTGTTTGTAGCTAGATAATTTGGTTTTAATATGATTAACAATAATTTTTGTTAGTTTATTTAAGCTCTTTTCAGGTTTTTGATCACATATACTTTTTAATATTTCTAATTGTGGCTCGAATGATAGTTCTTCTTCATTTAAGTCCCATGTGTTCGTTTCAACCTTCTTTTTCTTCTCTTTTTTGTCCTTGGCCGAATCAACTTTTTTCATTTGATATTTAGTAGTTGTTCCGGTAAATATTATTTTTTTTATTCCATCATCGTTTATTTCATTATTATTTATTTCATGATCATTTATTTCTTCATCATCAATATTTATATTTAAATCAGGAACATAAATTCTTTTAATAGTGTCATTCATAATATTTTTGTATTATATTTATATTACATTAAAAAATCGATATAGAAATTCATTGTTAATATAATATTAAAAAAACTGAGTTAAACTCATATCGCCATATTAATATATAAATGCAAAAAGAAATAGAAGACCAAAAAGAAACTACAAAGGAACATAGTAAAGAATGCAATGAGCTTAAAACCATTAAATACAAAACCCTTTTGATGAATGGAATCGTATGGCCTGAAACAAAATCTTCAAGCGATTTAACAAACCTAGATAAATTTCTAGAAAATGAAAAAAACTGCAATGCAAATGAGCCGTGGAGCAAATTAGATAAAACCGCTAAAATTAAGAAACTCTCTGTTTTTGCCGAAAATTATAAAACAGATCATAGTTTAACCGATGAGGAATATGTCAAACTAACAAATTTCTTAAAAGATTGTCTCGATAGGAAAAAACTGCAACGAGTTAAGGACGTCACATACGATAAAGTAAATGGTGAAGTAAAGGATATACCTGCACTTCATCATAATAAACAATCAAATCATTTTACGCTTAAAAATACTGACAAACATATTTCAACTACAAGAAGTTTAGCACCTAAAAAGGTTAGAGGCACTGCTAAAAATGTGGTAAATTACGACTCTGACACATCAATATGAAACAAGTCAATCATTACTTTATTCGCAATTTCAATATATTTTTCACCACACAATTTAAAAATAACACTATATAGCATGGTAAAAACAACTTGAAATTTCAACATATCATCACAAGGTCTAATATCAAATTTATTCACCATTAAATTATTATTAACAATATAATCATTTATTTCAGAAAGCGAATTAAATATATTAACCTGACTTAGATGTTTTGACACATAAAATGTATCGTTAATAAATTTTGTCAGCATTGATAAAATATTATTATAATGATTTTCCGACAAATTTGAAATGCAATCAACAGGTTCAATTAATCCCGACATCATCAATTTTTTCGCCATTTCTTCCGGCAATACACTATACATATTTGCAAAAATATAATAAAACGTGTTTTTCATTTTATCAATTTCATAAATTATTCCGAAGTCCAAAACACCTATTTTATACTTGTATTTTTTATCAGATTCATCTTTAATAAATAATATATTTCCAACATGCAGATCACCGTGACATAGACCATTCATCAAGATGGTTACCAGAACAAACTTAATTAATTGTTTTGAATATTCACCATAATCTGCAGGATCCACTATTTGAAGAGAATCGCCTTTTATGTATTCCATCATAATTATATTCGAAAACTTATTATCAAAAACCTGTGGAATTTTAATATATTTTAAATTCTTGCAATTATTTTTCATTGTTTTCATATTTTCTACCTCTTTTACGAAGTCAGTTTGTTGATTTATTAGATGTATATTTTTATGCATTATATCAGATATATTAGAATTATCAATAATAGGAATAAAAGACAACAAGCGAATACAGAATAGCATTTTTTGTATCCCATCGTCTAAAATCGCATCAATATTATTTCTTTTCATTTTTATAATGATGTATTCTTTATCCGCTTTATCCGCTTCACAGTGTTTGACCCTTGTGCCTTTAAATACAAGCGATATCATTCCTGAATTAATCGGTATGTAATCATTTAAAATTTGAATATTATATTCCTTTTCTAAACTAATAAGAGAAGTCATATCAATATCTTTACTAGTCCAAGGAACATTATCAGTAAATTTTAATAAACTATTGTGGGTTTGTTCGTCAATTATATTATTATTTAATGCAAAAGCTTGAAATATTTTAACACACAATATGTTTTTTTTGGAAAGCCTGTGGATCAAATTTTGAATACATTTGTCGTAGTTTTTAAATATATAATATAAACATAGTTCATCAACCATAATCCAGCATACACAAATAACAAACCAACAATTACTTAAAAAATCCTTTATCACTTTAAAAAATGACATTGTTGTTTAATAATATATTAAAAGGATACTTTCTCTATAAATTGTTTTAATCTGTTAAATATATTATAAATAATATTTCCAATCATTTTTTCAGAAAAAGAAGGAATATTATGTTTATCTATTAAATAAATATCACAGTTTATTTTAACACTATGATTATTTACTATGGTGCAACAAATATCTATGTTTTGTATTGGCATTAATTCGACATCCTCGGGATAAAAATCTAGTTTAATGCCTGTTTTAATTGATTCACAATTAAATATTATTTTGTTAGTATCTACATTATTTTTGTTTATATTTAATGCTAAATAGTATTGCGGTAATCCTAAATCTGAAAATAGATCTTTTAATAAAAAGTGCATAATTTTTCTTTCATCTTCTTTTTCATTTTCACCTTCGTTTTCATTTTCCGCAATTGAAGCTACATTCTCAAATACATTTGGATTCAATGTATTAATTAATTGGATTAATTTAAAATTAATAACAGATGGAAGTAATATATTATTATTATTGACATCAAATGTCAAGTTAAACTTATTCGGTGTTAATTTAATAAATATAAGACCATTCTTTTCTATTATTTTTTCATGTATTTGCATTATTAATATATAACAAATTAATAACGTATTTATAACTAATAATATTAATATAAAAACATTCTATTATATATTAATATACACATCTTTAATAATGAATCTAAATACAGAAGATCTGGTAAATATTATTGATCTAATTGTCCCTGATGAACAACCTGTTTTTAACGAAGATGAATCAGTCGAATTATATGAAACCTGTTTACATATAATGGAAGAATTTATTCAAAATAATCCTACTATTATTTCAGAACCCGATTTTGATGACATTTTTGACGATAATATAAAAGAATTAATAGATGCTTTGTTTGAAACAGATGTTTTTTATTTGGAAGAGGCACAAGAAGAAGAGTTAGAAGAAATTATCGAACAAGCTAAAACCGATTTCTTTAAAGATTTTATGCCTATACGCTCATATCCCGATTCTGTCATCCTAGTGGAACCGGATTATGGATATGTTGAAGAACAAATTGTAATTCTTAAAAATAAACCTCAACCTGCTCAGCGAACAAAAGAATGGTATAACTTCAGACATAATTTGATTACCGCAAGTAATGCATACAAGGCATTCGAAAGTCAATGCACAAAGAATCAGCTAATATATGAAAAATGCCAACCAAACCCTAATTCTAATTTAGAGAATGATCTTGATACTAAGGTTATACAAGTGCAGATGGTCAATGTAAATTCAAGTTTGCATCATGGGCAAAAATACGAACCATTATCTGTTATGATTTATGAAGACACATATAAAACAAAAGTAGACGATTTCGGCTGCATTCAACATGAAAAATATGCATTTTTAGGAGCGTCTCCCGATGGAATAAATGTGGATCCAAATTCATTAAGATATGGACGAATGTTAGAAATAAAAAATATTGTGAATCGCGAGATTGATGGCATCCCAAAAAAGGAATATTGGATCCAAATGCAGCTACAAATGGAAGTATGTGACCTTGATGAGTGTGACTTTTTAGAAACCAAATTTACCGAATATGAAAATGCGGATGCATATTGGGCAGATACTACACCTGATAAAAGAAAAGGAGTGATCATGTATTTTCATACAAAGGATGGCAAGCCATTTTACAAATACATGCCTTTTTCATTTGTTAGCTTCAATGAAGTAAATGATTGGCAAGAAAAAATGATTGATTTATATCAATCGAGTCAATATAATTATCTTTGGATGAAGGATTATTATTGGAAACTGGATATTGTTAGTTGTGTTTTAGTTTGCAGAAATAAACAATGGTTTAAGTCTAGTATTAATGAATTGGCGGAGATTTGGGAAACCATTCTTGTAGAGCGTATTTCTGGATTCGATCATCGAGCACCTAATCGTAAACCCAAGGTGGTAACAGATCTTAGTAGTAATAGCAGCAATACAAGTTCAAGTTCAGGCTGTTTATTGAATTTCAATAAAGAAAGCGGCAAAATAACAGTTGTTAAATCTGGTGCTACGACAAACCCTGCGCCTAGTATTAGCCCTATTACTAACCTTAATATACATCCATTTTTCCACCTTATCCACCTTTCCCACCTTTAAAAAAGGTGGAGCCAAATTTTGTCAACAAATTAGAAAAACCTATAATATTATTTGGCTCCACCTTTGCTTTGGATAAGGCTTTGCCTTATCTGGAGAAAAAGGTGGAAGATTTAGTAAAGTATATTCTCATTCGTCGGGATAGAAAAGAATAAATCATTCGGTTCACTTCGATAATATCCAACACGAGCCCCCGCCCCTTCTTCAGCTGGAGGAAGTGTAACAATTTTATTCGGTAAATGTTTTACATCGTGATATAATGCCCCGCAAAACTCCGCTCTAGAGCATTTGCCGTCATCCGGATTGCGATTGTAGCGAATATTATTGGTAATTTGTTCAAATGATCCTACGCCAAAGACAGGATAATCTTTCCATATATCACTAGCATTATTTGCAGAAACCCCTTTTGAACCTATTAAAGGAAAATCATCTAATATAGGTTTATCAACAGACCTAGGATAATCACCAGGAACTGATAATACGTCACTTTTATATCTTTTGTATCCCTTAAACCCTTCAACTGCTTTGCGATAAAATGGAGCTAAATATATTCCTGCAACTAGTATAAATAATAAAAATAAAATACTTTTAATAGTTGTGTCCTTCATTATATTATATATTATATAAATATTAAATGCTTTATTGATTTGTTTAAAATTTATTTGTATAAATTTTAAAATAACGGCTTAAAAATAAAGGAAGATATAATATATAACAATGTTTTCTAACAATAACAATAATAATGCTGAGATGCGTGTTCAAAAAAGAAACGGTTTGTTAGAGGAAATATCATTTGACAAGATTTTAAACCGTATTAAAAAACTAGGACACGAAGCAAATATTCAAATTAATTATTCATCGCTAATCATGAAAGTGATTGATCAATTATATGACAAAATACCTACTACTAAAATCGACGAATTAGCCGCAGAACAGTGTGCATCATTATCTACATTGCATCCTGATTACGGGACATTAGCTGCTAGAATTGTTGTTTCAAATCATCATAAAAATACAGAGCCGAAATTTTCAGATATAGTAAACACATTATATAATTTCACAGACATCCATGGTTTAAATTATCCTCTAATTTCCAAAAGTTTGAACGATTTTGTTAGTTTATATTGTGAAGAAATAAACGACATGATTGTTCATGATCGCGATTATTTGATCGACTATTTTGGTTTCAAAACATTGGAACGCGCTTATCTGTTCAAATATAACGGCCAAATTATAGAAAGACCTCAGCATATGTGGATGCGCGTAGCAATTGGAATCCATGGCTCAAATGTAAAAGGTGACGCCCTGGCTCTTGTTAAAGAGTCATACGAACTAATGTCTCAAAAATATTTTACACATGCAACACCGACTCTTTTTAATGCAGGCACTCCTCGGCCTCAATTATCCAGCTGTTATTTAATTGCCATGGAAGAAGATAGTATCGATGGCATTTATAACACTCTTAAAGATTGTGCTTCTATATCTAAATATTCTGGTGGAATTGGTCTACATATACACAATATTAGAGCAAAAGATTCACATATTAAAGGCACTAATGGAAAAACAGATGGCATTGTTCCAATGCTAAGGGTTTTCAATAATACGGCTCGCTACGTAAATCAATCAGGGAAACGCAACGGATCATTTGCCATCTATTTGGAGCCATGGCATCCCGATATTTATGATTTCTTAGAAATGAAAAAGAATCACGGCGATGAAGAACAAAAAGGACGTGATCTATTTTATGCTCTTTGGATTAGCGACCTATTTATGGAGCGCGTCAAAGAAAAGAATGGAAAATGGTCACTATTTTGCCCTCACGAGTGTCCGGGGCTATCCGACGTTTACGGTTCAGAATTCGTCACCCTTTATACGAAATATGAGACAGAAGGGCGATCTAGAAAGGTAGTAGAGGCGCGTGATTTATGGTTTAAGATTTTGGATGCGCAGATGGAAACCGGCACACCATATATTTTATATAAGGACGCTGCAAATGCAAAATCAAATCAGAAAAATCTTGGCACCATTAAGAGTTCAAATTTATGCGTAGCTCCGGAAACATTAATTTTAACAGATAAAGGTCATTTACAAATTAGTTTGTTAGAAGCACAAAAAGTAAATATTTGGAATGGAGAAGAATTTTCAGAAGTTACAATTATGAAAACAGGAATAGATCAAGATTTATTAGATGTTTATACAGATGATGGTTCTAAAATAACATGCACACCATATCATAAATTCTATATTCAAAATAGTTATTCTACCACATCCATCGAAGTAGTTGAAGCAAGGGATTTAAAGGCAAATGATAGAATTATTAAATGTGATTTTCCTGTAATTGATGGTCCAGCAAAAATGTTATATCCTTATACACATGGATTTTTTTGTGGAGACGGAACATATAGTAATGTAAGTGAAAATATTGAACACTCATGTAAATTTAAATCATTAGATGGGCACAATTTTTGTAAAAGACATATTGATTTTGAAACTGAAAATTATTTAAAAAATAATAATATTTGCAAAAATGATAATAATAATATGTGTGCTGCTATATCATATTTAAAAAAACCAATGTCATATTTATATGATGAAAAGAAGAATTTATTACCACATATGATATATCGCTCTTATAGTGAAAATAATAATAGATATGTATTACAATTACCATTAGATATAAATGAAAAATTTGATGTGCCGTCAAATGAATGTTGTTTAAAAGATAAATTAGATTGGTTTGCAGGATATTGTGACGCAGACGGAACTATTTCAAGAAATGGAGATAATGAACAATTACAAATTGCTTCAATAAATTATATATTTTTACAAAATATTAAATTATTATTACAAACTTGTGGAATAAATCCTAAAGTAAAATTATCACAAAATAGAACTCAATGTTATTTACCCGATGGCAAAGGTGGTAATAAATTTTTTAATGTTAAACCTATTTATCGTTTACTAATAACATCTTGTGAACTATATAAATTAACTGAATTAGGATTTAGTCCTAAACGATTAATTATTAATAATAATAAGCCAGCAAGAAATGCAAAACAATTTATTAAAATATTAAAAATAGAATATAATAATCGAATTGATGATACATATTGTTTTACAGAACCTAAAAAACACATGGGTGTTTTTAATGGTATTTTAACCGGTCAATGCACCGAAATCATAGAATATTCAGACGATAAAGAGACAGCTGTCTGTAATTTAGCATCTATCGCGCTTCCAACCTTTGTCAACAAAGAAACCAAGAAATTCGATTATAACAAATTGCACATGGTAACCAAAGTAGTAACTAACAATTTAAATAAGGTGATTGATGTTAATTTTTATCCTACTGAAAAGACCAAGACGAGTAATTTAAGACACCGACCAATTGGTATTGGTGTTCAAGGTCTAGCCGATGCATTTATTTTATTAGACATCGCATTTCATTCGGATCAGGCAAAAGAAGTCAACAAGCTTATTTTTGAAACCATGTATCATGCAGCTTTAGAAAAAAGCAATGAGCTTGCTTACGAACGAACATGTAAAGGGAAGAAGGATTTCGGCTTTTTGAAAACACAATCAGAAAAGAATGCTCTTGGCTTTTGTGATCTAAAGGATTATGATTTCATCAAAGAAGAGATTGAAAAACTAGATGAAGACAGATGTGGTTCATATAGTTCATTTATTGGTAGCCCTGCGTCACAGGGTATTCTACAGTATGACATGTGGCAAAATTTTGCCGGCTTATCTGAGCGATATGATTGGTCCAAATTAAAGAAATCCATTATAAAGCATGGTCTGCGCAATTCGCTTCTAATTGCTCCTATGCCAACCGCATCTACGTCGCAAATTTTGGGATTCAATGAATGCTTCGAACCGCTAACAAGCAATTTATATTCTAGACGCACTTTAGCTGGCGAATTTGTGGTTGTAAATAAATATTTGATGAATGAGCTAATTAATGTAGGGCAATGGAATGAACAAATTAAAAACAATATTATTGCAAACAAGGGTTCTATTCAACAACTAACAAATCTGTCCGAACACTTGCGAAATAAATACAAAATTGTTTGGGAGATGCCCATGAAACATTTGATAGACATGTCGGCTGACAGAGGTGCATTCATTTGTCAGAGTCAGAGTCTTAATTTGTGGATGGAAGATCCCGTTTATAATAAATTAACATCAATGCACTTTTATGCGTGGTCTCAAGGGTTAAAAACCGGAATCTATTATTTGCGCAGAAAGGCGAAACATCAAGCACAGCAGTTCACGATTGAACCGGAGAAAAACAATCAAGTTGTAGAACAAGAAGATGAAATCTGCGAGATGTGTTCTGCATAAAGCATTATTATTTATATTATAGATTCAAACAGCAATTATTGCAAGAACTGGGTTCGATTCCCAGCACCGGAAAGAACCGATTTGGGTGTAGCACTACGGTAGTGTGTGTAAATGAAACTAGTGTATTTTTCTTGTTTTTTTACCCCTTGTTTTTCCTTTATTTTTTTTTATAGTTTTATTATTATTCATGCACAAAGGTGAAATCTTTTTTATATAACTTGTGATCGTTTTGTTAGTATGATTAACATCAAAAGGATCTGTTTTAAGACTAATGCAATAAACACGTAATGTAATGATCGCATCTATTAGCGCATCATGTAGCATGTCTAATTTAGGAATGCAGCCAAAAAAATGCTTATATGCTTCAATTAATTTGGGTGTTTTATATTGACGGCATTCTTTTGAATGCATAATTTTCAATTTACATAAGGGTTTTGTAATTTCTTGTGTGCATTTAAATTTCTTATCATTCATCATGATTGCCAAATTTTCATCGTCCAAACCTGTTTTTTTTGTTAGTCTTAGCAACTCGGCAACAATCATTTTCCTATCAAACGCAACATTGTGTCCTACAATTACATCAGCCTCTTTTACATCCTTTAAGAATTCTTTTAGTGCATCTTGAATTTTGCTACGATTTTTAGAATCCATTTTTTCAATTTTGTCTTTGCTGATATGATGTATAGATAAGCTTTCTGCCGATATTACAATATTATCTTCAATATCAATATATTTATTGAAGATTTTTGTTTCTGTTTCTGGATGATCAGTATCATAAAGTATGTAAGCTAGCTGAATTATGTGAGGCCACTTGTTTAACAATGTGCTCCACATAGAATTCTTTTTTTTCAAATCTTTTATACTTAATAGTTTTTTGCTATGTATCCATGTAGTTGTTCCTGGAATATAAGGTGCTCTATCATTTGTTTCCGTATCAAATGCAAGTATTTTAACCATTTATATAATGAGATAAAAATAAATTATTATATAAATTTACACATTGATAGTTTACACTATTTAAAGAAGAATATAGTATTTAAACATATGTTTTACATATTCCGAAGGTTCTACGATGCCATTTGGTAATACCATATGTTTTTATGCCATCCATATGTGTTTTCGATCCATAGCCTTTATTGGAATCAATGCCATATCGTTCAATTAATTCCGGGTTTTCTTTGCATAGATCATCTATGTATTTATCTCGTTCTGTTTTAGCTAGAATAGACGCAGCCGCAATGGCTGTAAATTTGTTGTCACCGCCTTCAACTGTTTCATAGTTTACGGTAACTAACTTGGTCTTGGTCTCATTTAAAATGGTCAGTTGCTTAAAGTAGTTGCCATCAATTAAAAGTAATAAATTGCTATAATTCGGTTCCAAAATATTTGTTTTTTTTATCAATTGCCCAATAACGCTTTTGATTGCCTTGTGCATCGCTGACTGAGTTGCCTGCAGAATATTGATCTCGTCAATAACTCTTTCATCCTCGTATTCAACCGCCCAACAGATTGCGTGTTCTTTAATATATTCTGCCACTTCTTGAATCTTTTTCGGATTTTTAGATGTGAATTTTTTACTGTCTTTCATTTTGAAATGATCAAAACTGTCATCTTTAGGTAAAATGACCGCACCGCTATACACTCTTCCTAACATTGGACCTCGACCTGCTTCATCTGCGCCAATTTCTATTGTGCATTGCTCATGCATATACTTTTTAAGAAGGCAAGTAGGCGCTTTGATTATAATAGGTGGTTCGATTATATCTTCCTCCACTAATATCTCTTTTGCCTTTTTCGCTCTAGGTTTTCTAGCTTTCTTTGGTATTTCAATAACGATTTCTTCTACTTTTTCTTCTTTTGATTCTGCTTCGCTATCAGAATCATCGATAATTTGGACATAGTTGTATTGTTGAGACATTGTTAGTATATTATATTATTAATACTAATATTTATATCTTTAAACAAATCAATTTTTTTATAAATAACTTTTTTCACTATATAAATTATACAATGAACGGAGAAATCTTATTCCTTTTTGTCATATTATTATTAGCATTAATATTATGCACTTATTTAGGAGGTGATGATTGTGTTAATAAGCGAATTGAAGGTATGACATCTTATTCTGGATCAACTGCGAATGCTAGTTCTACTGTATATGTAGCCGATAATGGTGCAACCGCTAGAATTACAACTGGTCCTAATGGAACAAATGCCCTTACTGTGACTAAATCCGATGGAACAAGAAATACATATACTACATCTTCCGGTGCGGATATAAACACATATTATGCTTCCAACGGCAACGGCGGCACTGCTGTTTTAACAACGGATTCCAATGGCTCAGCGATACTAACGGTTACGGAATCGGATGGAACCAAAACCGTATTTACTGTTCAAAATGGCAATACTAATAGTTACTCTACCAATAGTTATGACAATTACAATCACTATACTGGAAATTCTCATGCATCCATTTATTATGGTCCGGATGGCGGCACTGCTAAAATAATTGACAATGGATCCGATGGCACCATTGTGATCACTAAAAAAGATGGCACTACAGAAATCTATTATATTGATAATAATTCAAATACAAATAATTCAAATACTACTACTTACATTGGACCCAATGGCGGCACTGCAAAGATGATAACGGATTCAAACGGCAAGTCCGCGGTCGAGATTACGGGACCAAATGGATCCAAGATTGTTTACACGGAAGACAATACTTATACTTACAATAACAACACAGGTGAAACAAATCAGTATTCACATTATAATGGATATAATTACAACAATGTTGACTCGAATACATATTATGGCCCGGCTGGTGGTGAAGTTAATACGGTTACGGGGCCAAACGGGAACACTGCGGGTGCATACACGAGCCCTGATGGCACCACATATACCGGAAATACATACAATGGAAACACAAGCGCTTACTATAATTCTTTGCCTGCTGGCATTTCTAGAAACCAAATCCCTGCAGGACAAGAGGACTTGTATATTTTGAAGTCGCAGGTTGTGCCCCCTGTTTGTCCTGCAGCACCGGCTGTAAATTGTAATTGCGATAAAACAGATGTCAGCAAGTGTCCCCCTTGTCCTGGTCCGATGCGTTGCCCTGAGCCTGCATTCGAATGCGCAAAAATTCCTAACTACAAGGCATTCAACCAAGATTACATGCCAGTCCCTGTTCTAAACAATTTTAGTTCATTTGGGATGTAAATATAATAACTATTTAAATATAATTTTTAATATAATATATAATAAAAATTATAATGGAAGAAATAGAAGAAGAACTATGGAAACCAGTTACAGATTTTTCAAATTATGAAGTCAGCTCTAAAGGACGAGTAAAAAGTAATTATAAGAATATAATAATGGCTTTGCAAAAAACATATGCTGGATATTTAAAAATATGTTTAAAAAATAATGAAGATAAATATGTTAGTTGTAAAGTTCATCGTTTAGTTGCAAAAGAATTTATAGATAATACAGAAAATAAACCAACCGTAGATCACATAGATAAAAATAAACAAAATAATTGCGTTAGTAACTTAAGATGGGCTTCTTATAAAGAACAAACTATACATGTGCATGAAAATATGACATTTTTGAAACCAATAAATTACAGACCAGTTTATAGAATAAATTATGACACAAATGAAATAATTTATTTGCATGAATCAATATCTCATGCTGCATTATGGATTATAGACAATAAATTAACCAGTATTAAAGATAAAGATAAAAATAATATAAGTATTATTAGTAGTAAAATATCGGCAGTTGGAAATAATAAAAGAAATACAGCTTATGGATTTAAATGGAAATATTTTTACAAAAAAGAAGATGAAAATGAAATATGGAAAGAAATTCCATTTGAAATTATAGGTAAAAATAACTATTACATATCATCAAAAGGTAGTTTTAAAAATGATAAAAATGTTATAAAAAATGATCATAAATATTTTTCAGGATACAAAAGAGTTTCTGTAAATAGTAAAAATTATTTAATTCATCGATTAGTAGCTCTAACCTTTTTAGAAAATACTGAAAACAAAGAAACTGTTAATCATATTGATGGCAATAAATTAAATAATCAACTAACAAATTTAGAATGGACTACATGTTTAGAAAATAATATGCATAAAATACAAACAGGTTTATCAAATTCTACTAAAACAGTAATACAATATGATAAAAATATGAATAAACTTAATGAATTTAATTCTATAGTTGAATGTTCTGATTTTTTAAATATTAGTGCCAGTTGTGTATCGGACAATTGTAGAGGTAAAACGCAAATTACTAAATGCGGTTTTTTATTTAGATATGCAGAATAAATAAAAAATTGATTTAAATATTATTAAGTATTTAATATTACTAATAATATTTAACAAAATGGTATTCATATACATATTAAAATTACAACAAGGCAAATACTATGTTGGTAAGACTACCAGCCCTTCGTTTCGGTTAGAAAGTCATTTTAATGCAAATGGATCTGCATGGACAAAAAAATATGCGCCTATAAAATTATTAGAACTTATTCCGGACTGCGATGACTATGATGAAGACAAACATACTAAAATCTACATGGACAGATATGGGATAGATAATGTTCGCGGTGGATCATTTGTTCAAGTAAAATTAGATGAAGCTACAATAAATCATTTGAGTCAGATGAGCAACGGGACAAATGATAAGTGTTTTACTTGTGGAAAATTCGGACATTTTGCTCGAGATTGCAACAAAGAAGTTCAAAAAGTTATTTGGTGTTGCCCTCATTGTGATAGAGAATTTGAAAGCAAACGCAATGCTTTAGATCATGAAAGTAGATGTAAAAAACAAATGATAGAAGAAAGTGATGATGACGATGAAAGCGAAGACAATGATGACAATAACGATGATAGTGAAGAAGAAAGTGAAGATGAAATGCAATGTTGCTACAGATGTGGTAGACAAGGTCATTATGCAAATACATGTTATGCTTCAAAACATATAAAAGGTTATTATTTAAAATAAAATTATATTATTCCTTATCTTCACCTCTACTTTTAATACATTTCTTATCGATCTGCATCGTCTGCTCTTTAGTATCCTGTGGCACAATTTTGATAATACATTTGGATTTTTTACCATAAAGCGGTTCCGTGCAACCCTTCTCCTTCCCTTTATTCTTCTTTGTTTTTGTATATTTGAAAATAACAGGCTTCTCTTCTGTGCATCTAGCTCGAAAATGCTCATAACGCTCTCGAACATCACAATAAGTCAGATTCGACTTCTTTTTAAGCATCCGATTAACAAGCTCATGCAGTTCATACATGTATTTGGAAAAGGTCTCGCGGCTCTTCATTTCAGCCATAGTTAAAGGTAATGACTTAAAATTAGTTTTCAAATTTTGTCGACAATATTTGCATGGTAGCACGTGCTCTAGAGACAAGACAAAATCGCGATAATGAACCTTGTCTTCTTGTGTCGGATTTATGGGATAATTAAAGCTCATTGTATGCAGGAAGTGCCACATGGGCGGGCCCCACAAACTTACCATCATGCCGTCACCACTAATAAAATCTTTTTTTATAAATACTCTCTTTTTTGTTTTGTTGTGTGCATTTCTATTTTTACGCGTTTGTGTCATTATATATATACTTTTAAAAAGTATATAAAAAATAAAATTAACTAAATCTAAAAATATATTTATCTTTCCTTGTAAATTTAGTTTTTTCTGAACAACAATTAGATATTGTTGCAACATGTAAATTTAACTGGTTTGAAGCATCAACAATAGAATAAAATTCATTTAATTTATTCATATTCATATCATATTGTATAACTTTTTTTGTAGTATTGCTTAATCCATTTTTTATTTTATGTAAATTATTTTCTAAACAAGTAGCCCATTCTAAATTATTTAATTTATTATTACTTTTATTTCCATCGATATGATTTACAATTTCTTTATTATTTAAGTTTGGTAAAAATACTAAAGCAACTAATCTATGGACACTTAGTAAAATTTTATTTATTTGAAGTTTAACGTATCCATGTCTATTAGGAAATAAATTTAATATTTCTCCTTTATTATTTTTAATTCTACCATAATCTGAAATAAAATAATTGTTTATTTTAATAATTTCAAATGGTATTTCTTTCCATATTTCGTTATCAATTATATTTTGATTAATATTATATTCATATTCCCATTTAAACCCATATGCAGTATTATTTTTTCCATTTGAAACATTTATTAATGATTGCCTTAAAGTTAGTTCATCGCATGTCTTTGTTAAATTTTGTTCTTTAATCCATTTAACAGCTTGAGTAGTAGATTCATATTTTTCTATTTTTTCTAGAGTATCGCAATTTAATCTCCATATACTTTTAATATTACTTTTTTTTTTAAATTTTGTATTTGTTTTATATTTATGTGCATTTTGTTCTTTCATAGTGCTCCATTCTAAATTGCATACTCTATTATCTAAAGGATCATTATTAATATGATTTACAGTAGGTTTGTTTTCAATATTTTCTATAAATTCTTGTGCTACTAGTCGTTGAATATAAAATTTTTTTCTTTTTACTGTATCATTATACAAAGATATTCTTAAATAACCTGCTTCATTTTTAAAAGGTTTCATAATATATTTATTTGAATTTCTAATATTACCTAAATTACTGATTTCATAATTTGAAAAATTTGTTATAGTTTTCCAGATCTCAGTTTCCATTATATATTACTTACTTTTAAATATTTAAGTATTAATTCGCATTAAGTATTAATAGTTGTTCTCTTTAAATAAGAATTTCTGTTATATTCTTTTCTTTTTTCACTTGATACAGGCTTTTGTTTTGCGATTATTTCTTCTTTATGTAAATTATAATATTTTTTATTTCTTTCTGGTGCAGTATATTTTTTTAATTTTTCTTTTGCATCATTTAATTCTTTTTGTAATTTTTCAATTTCTATTTTTAATAATTTATTTTCTTCTTCAAAATTCATTATATTAAGTATCAACATTTTTTTATATTATTTAATTAAAATATTAATATTAGATATAACCTGTTTTCTTTGTGCGATTCTTACGCGTGTAAGTCATAGTATAATATATTATTATATTATTATATTAATATATTTTATAAATGTCTGATCAGTCATCCATAATCACCGAATATGCAAAAACAACACAGAATGTATGCTTGTGTATCAGTATATCCGCTTTTTTGATCATTTTGTTTGTAATGACACCGCTTAATTCATTTCTTTTATCATCTATTTTTGGAAAAGTGATTATTCTCTCACTTTTAGGATACACTATTTTCTATAATGTAACTAAAACAAATAAATTCGCCCAAAATTTTAATGTAGATTTAACCTCAGGCGGATGGGATCCGATAAAAACAAACATTGCAAGTAGTTATATTTTCACGGGCTTTTTGTTAGTTTTAATGATGGCTGTGTTGCAGCAGTTATTCTAATTACAGACTTGTAATGTTGCACATATTCGCCTCTAATTTTAACCAATTTCTGATAATAATCTGAATCATTTTTGCATTCCTTTCTACTAACAATATGCAGTCTGCCGCTAATATCTCTTGTTAACATGAAATCTGGGTTGTTTTAATTTAATATATTATCGAAAATTGTATTTAAATTCGTTTAAAAGATATTGTAATTTATTCTTATTTAATATATATAATGCAAGCAAATACAGGAAATTCTTCTATGAATGGTGGAAATATGCAAGCGATGGCCCAAAGAGCGATTCAAGTTGTAATGGACTATAAATTCATTATATTAGCAGTAATTGGATTCTCTATTTTAGGATATTTGATTTATAATCAGTTTTTAAATAAGGACGCCGGATTCAATGCAAATAGAGAGCATGCGGCTACTGATCCGAATTCAAATAAAACCGCAGAAATGATGTTGTTTTATGTTGATTGGTGTCCTCATTGCAAAACAGCCAAGCCTGAATGGGAGAATTTAAAATCGGAATATGAGGGCAAACAAATTAACGGTTACAATATTAAGTTCACTGAACACAATTGCACTGCAGAGAGTGCTGAAAATGACGAACTCATGAATAAATACAAGATTGAAGGATATCCGACAATTAAATTATTGAAAGGAGATCAGGTTATTGAGTATGATGCGAAGCCAACAAAGAGCACTATGGAACAGTTTTTACACACTGTTCTTTAAGTAGGTTTCAATAATATATTATTTGATTCCTTATCTTTTTCTTTTGTTTTTTCCAAGAATATCGCGCCATCATTCATTCCTTTGTTTATCCATTCTCTGCGCATATCCATGCTATTTAAAGACTTTTGTATAACATCCATCGTCAAAAAATTGTCATCATTTATGCATTCAATCTGGTTTTTAATGGAAACCGTTGGTAAGTTTTTATATATGTAGTTCATTGCATTTATAAAAAACCCAATAGATAAATCAATTACAGAAGAATCTTCTGTTACAACATTGTTTTTATAAGCATCAGGCTTTAAACAATCTCGAAAAAAGGTTACACCGAGAATTTCATCATGGTTTTCGTGGTCTTTCAAGCAATATGAAAGAGGATAATTTGCCATTACTCCGCCATCTATATAACATCCTGCGTCTAAAATAGTTGGCATAAAAACACCTGGTAATGCACTCGACATAAAAATAGCTTGCACTAACAAAAGATCAGGATGGGTTTTATATGATATATCGGCAACTTCGAACTTATTAAGCTCAAAGACGTATAAATGGAATTCTATTTTTGAATATTCATAGAATTCTTTTAAGGTAATATTTAACGACAAATCCTTTGCTTCTAATAGCGGTTTAAATGCTATTTCAATGATTTTCTTATCAAATAATCCCTTGTTATAAAACGCGTCAAAAATCTGTTTGCCATTCAGCTTAAATGCATCATGCCATGGCCTTTCAATGATATATGTATTTAAAGTAGGCCAATCATAATTAAGACAAATAAATGCACCAATTAATGTTCCAATAGATGTAGCATAAATGCTTTCAAGATCTTCGAATTTCCAAAAGTTTTGTTCGTTTAAATGTTCTAGTGCACCTAAAAATTGTAGCCCAATAGGACCTCCACCTGCAATAACCAAATGTTTTATCGGCATAATAATTGTATTTATTATGTAATATTATTTAAATTATTTTATTTAACTGTATTTTATTGTATTTTATATTTATTGTATTTTTATAAATATAAAATATAAACGACAAATTATTTTATTCATTTGTATTAAATGGCTAACATATTTACTCTAGAAAATTTCTCAGATTTTTCCGAGAAAATTAATATAGACGAACTTTACGAAAAAAAACGACAATTAGACGTAAGTAAATTAGAATTATTCAAGAAAATATTAAACCGAATACACGTCAGAATTAAAACAACTGCGCGGCAAAATATAGAAGATAAATTTTGCTGGTTTGTTGTTCCTGAAGTGATTATAGGCATTCCGAAATATGATCAATCTGCATGCATTGCATATATTATGGACACTTTGCAAACCAATGGATTTCAAGTTCGTTATTTTCATCCAAATACGATTTTTATTTCATGGAATCACTGGGTTCCATCTTATGTGAGAACTGAAATTAAGAAAAAAACAGGAATTGTCATCAATGAATATGGTGAAAAAATAAAGGACGAAAATGCCAAAGAAGAGGACAATGATTTAGAAGAGCTAGGAAATCCAGATATTCAACAAATTAAAAACAGCAAAAAATATACACCGATTAATTCATATAAGCCATCGGGTAAATTGGTATACAGTGAAGATCTATTAAATAAAATAGAAAACAAAATAGAAAATAAATAATTAATAATTAATATTCATTTAATATATAAATACAAGTATGAATACAAAACGACATAAACAAACAAATGCGAAAACTAAAAAATCCAGACCCACTCAGCGGCAATTGCAAGTTTATTGTAGAGAACCTGCTAACACATTTAACCAATTTGAGAACTCTTTTAATAAAATAGAATCAGGGAATTTTGAACGTGAATTAGTAAAAATGTTTAAAACGCCATTTACTCCATCTAAATATACACCTAAAAATGATTATTATACTTATATTAATTATCGATGGATAGCTGAAAAGTCAGAAGAGATTAAAAAGGAAGAGAAATATTATGTCCAAGTTGACAGTTTTCGAATTGGACAAGAAAAAGTATATTATGAATTGATTGACATTGTAAAAGACTATATTAAAAATAACGACACATCTAGATCCAGGGCTGTTAAAAATGTCTACAACTCATTGCTTAATTTAGACGATGCTGCAACAGAATCCTATGTTGGTTGGGCAATAAATCGTATAGATCAAATTTTCGCTTCTAATTCAGTCTATAGAATGCTTGCTGAAATAAATCAAAATGAGATTATTGCATGGGGATCGCCCATTGTTTGGTCAGTTATGCCTGACGATAAAAATTCAAAAATATATCGTAGTTATATTTCTGCACCTCAACTCACTGCATATGATTATACAATTTACATTGAAGACACTAAAGAAGACCAAGAAGCCAAAAAATACAAGAAATTATTTAAATATAAGTATTTAAAATTTATCGAGGACATGTTTGATGCATGTCTAGGCGCGAATCACGGTCTCAAAGCATCCGATGTGTGGGATGTAGAATACGATATTTTAGGGGCATTAGGATGCTATAAAATAAAAAGGATGATGAAAATGGATATAACCCCGTTACTAAAGCCGAATCTATTAAAAAATGCGGCTTAGATTGGTCGGAGTTAGCGATCCAAATTGGTTATAAACCGGAAGATGTTCCCAACGAATTTATTTGCAGCAGCTTGAATTATGTTACTTGCATGATGGAAACTTTAGTAAAAGACGATACATGGAAAAGTAAAAAATGGAAAACCTATTATTATTACATCGTCTTTAGGCAATTAATGCGATTTCACAGTAAATGGCGAATGATATATTACGAATTTCACGGTAAGTTTGTAAAGGGTCAACCTGTTCCTTGGCCTAAAGAAATTTACCCAATCTTTGGCCTGTCGCTCTGTTTTAATAATCTTTTATCTAAAGAATATATTGAGCGAAATAAAAAGCAGGAACATATTAATTATGTTAAAAATTTGTCGGAAGATTTGCTTACTGTTTATAAGCGAATCATTAGACGCAATACATGGTTATCGCCTAAAACAAAGAAATATGCGCTGCAGAAGTTAGATCACATTCATTTAATTGTAGGCAGTCCTGATATTTTAAGAGAGGATCCATTGTTAAGTTATGAAAGCAAGGGTGCATATCAAAATCTGAAAAAGATTGCGGTTTGGCGCACGAAGAAGCTAATAGAATTGGACGGAAAATCTTCCGATGTAGATATTCCTATTATAGATTGGTGCGAATTTAAGCTAGTTGGAAAGCAACCATATGTAGTTAATGCGTATTATACCCCCTCAGAAAATTCGATTTATATTCCTTTAGCGTATTTGCAAAAGCCATTTATCGATTTGAATGAGCGAGGAATAGAATATAATTTGGCACATGTTGGGTTTACTTTAGGGCATGAAATGTCACATTGCTTGGATGATTTAGGAAGTCAATATGATTACAAGGGTAATCGGCATAATTGGTGGACAAAAGAGGATCGCAAGAAGTTTGACCGAAAGGTTAAGGATGTTATTAAGCAATATGAAACATTTTCGGGTTACGATGGAATTAAAATGGATGCTTCGTTAAGCACTGGGGAGAATTTAGCAGATATTTCTGGTTTAGCCATTTGCCAAGAATATTTAAGAGATTTTCAGTTAAAAAATAGTGACGAGATTCCTATTTGCGCGTTGTCATTTCATGCATTCTTTACTTATGTTGCTATACAATCGCGTCAAAAAATATTTGATGAAGCTATTAAGGCACAATTAAAAACAAATCCCCATCCGATGGATAAATATAGAACAAATTGTCCATTGGCCCGACTAGAATTATTTAGGAGTTTGTATAATATTAAAAAGGGGGATAAAATGTATTGGCCTTCGACGGATACTATATGGTAAGTGAAACAACTTTACCAAAATATATATTTTAGGCATATTTTTAAGTCAAAATATTTATAATTAATTAATTCATATTTTAGCAAATTTTTATTTTTTTTTGTTAAGATAATATATAAAATGGCAAGTAAATCAAGATCTGCATCTAGAGGAAGAGCAAGAGGAAAAAGTGCTGCCGCGCGCCGAAGTCGCCAACAACAACAACGAAGAGCTAAGACAATGAAGCGTGCTGCGTCTCGCGGGGCTTCTCAGGCTGCTCAACAGGCTAAGTCTGCTGCCCAACAAGCCTCCAAGGCGGCCCAACGCGCGGCATCTGCTTCACGAGGATCCCAAGCTGGCCGCAGTGCATCTGCTGCCAAGCAAGCGCAAAGAGCGGCTCAACGTGCTGCCCAAGCTGCCCGCGGTGCTTCTCAAGCTGCTCAACAAGCGGCTCAAGCTCAACGCATGTAAATGCAACTATAAACGCATGTAAATGCAACTATAAACGCATGTAAATGCAACTATAAACGCATGTAAATGCAACTATAAACGCATGTAAATGCAACTATATTATTGAATTATACTATTTAGATAATAATTTATTTAATAAATTATTATTGATTTATCTTTTTACCCTTCTAGTTTTACATTTAGCTTTACCTTTTCGTTTATATTTTCTGCTACCTGCTGATTGCATTAAGGGTTCTTCTTCTCCTTTCGCTTCGTTTAACCCTTGGACATTTATGTTAACTTTAACCTGAGGATTTTCTATTTTAACCTGAGGATTTTCTATTTTAACCTGAGGATTTTCTATTTTAACCTGAGGATTTTCTATTTTAACCTGAGGATTTTCTATAACAGTATTTTCTCGAATAACCGGCTCCACTAGTGCTATTTTTTCTTGTTCCTTCTGAATTACAGCCTCTTGGTTAATAATCTTTTCCCTTTGTCTTTGAATTTTCCTATCTGCTATTTCTTTTAATTCTCTTAATTCAGCTGGCTTAGGAATTTCTTCATCAGTAATTAATTTTTCTATATTATTTTCTGCCGTTTGTATTTGACTTCTAGCCGTTTCTATTATCTTCTTATCAACAATTGCCTCATATATTTTTATTCCATTTGCAAAATCGGTCTCGCATGTCAAATATAAGTTGATTACAATCGCTCTGGTTTCAACAATCACTTCTTGTAATAATTCTTCTGATAACTCTGGATTAATTCTTATTATTTTTTTATTTGTCTGAGGATCCGTCATGTAAACAAATAATTTATTCAAAACATTTAATAATAATTCTTGATTAGAATTTGCCTTCTTTAACATCTGTTTCAAGTTTTCTGCATATTGTTTGAATAAATCATCCTCTAATGTCCCTCTTACTCTACTGTCATAAGGCGCATTTTTCCCATAACATTTACCCTTTTTATTGTAATCTTTTAGTTTAATGTCGCTAAATTTTCTAATATTTTCAGGCATCGGCTTACCATGTGTATCTGCAAAAACATTATAAAAGTTTTGCAAATTCTCATTAAATATCGACTGAGTTTCAGGTTTCATGCCTTTGAATTTACCCGTTTCATAATCATAATCATCGTCATAATATAATTCCATTAATTCAGGAATTCCCGGCTCATCGTCTAGATCTTTTAAATCGGTGTAATCATCATAATCCTTTTTGGCCTTTAAATTAAATGAGCACATCTTGGGGTGTATTTTGATTTCAGTATCATTTTCTAAATCATCTGAAAATTTCACATTGGCATTTTTTTGCAAAGCATCAATGCGATTATCGCAAATATTTAGCTTCAATATTTCTACATCTGCGCCTTTAGGTATTTTATTTCTGTTGTAAATATCCGCCTTTATAGTGTTACCATCATCGTCTTTATATATGTAAACAGGATTTATTGTTGTCAAAATAGTGGCAAATACATGCGCAATCTTTATGTAAAATTTTGCAATACCTAAACAAACTTGTTTTTTTTTTGCTGGATTTTTGATGTCTAACTTTGATATGTCATCCTTTTCAAAAAATATTATTTTATCCTTTTTATAAACATCTTCTTTGTTTTCGGGTCCTTGACCCTTTATATTTTCTGCTAAATAACTAATTTGTATATCTGTAAAATATCTTTCAATGATATCTGAAGTCAAAATAACTAGTTTATCACAATATTCTATATCATACAATTTTCTTAAGCTTTGGAAATCCATGGTTAAAATATAATAGGTCGCAATATAATCTATTATTTGCCTTACAGATGCCGGTTTTAATTTTGTTGTATCTGTTTCTTCATTTGTATTGGTAAATAAATTAGATATCTGGTTTCCCATTTAATTATATAATATAACTATTTTTAAAACTATTTTTAAAACTATTTTTAAACATATTTAAAAAAATAGTTAATAAAATTGATTTAAAAATTTCTTTTCTTATAAGATGAATAAAGAAAGACAATGTCAATAACTATCGATAAATCTAATGTATCCAATGAAAATAAATTAATAAATTCTGGAATAGGCACGGGAATAGGCACGGGAATAAGTCTAAATGCAAGCACAGGTATAAAAAGTAAAAAAAATAAAACTGTAATAACAGGTTCAAATAAAGCGGACTTGTGGAATATATTTGAATCTGAGGTCACTAATCCCGATAAGCAAAAAGATCCATTAGAATGTTTGTATCGCACTATTGGTGGCAGAGAGAACTGCGAGATGTGTCAGGCGTCTTTAGCATATGCGGATGAAGGATTCTTGACTTGCACAAATGCAAAATGCGGCATCATATACAAAGACATGCTAGATCATTCACCTGAGTGGCGCTACTATGGAGCCGACGATAATCAAAATTCTGATCCTACTCGCTGCGGAATGCCGATTAATCCGCTTTTAGAAGAATCATCGTTTGGTTGCAAAGTTTTGTGCATGGGCAAATCATCCTATGAAATGCGCAAAATACGACGCTACACCGAGTGGCAATCAATGCCCTATAGAGAAAAGGCGCGCTACGAAGAATTTCAGCGCATCACGTTGATGGCAGCAAATGCAGGCATTCCAAAGCTTATTATTGATCAAGCCATTCTATACCATAAAAAAATATCAGATCACGAGCAGACATTTCGAGGCGACAACAAAGATGGCCTCATTGCTGCATCCATTTACATCTCATGTAGGATCAATAATTACCCGAGAACAGCTAAAGAGCTTGCAACCATATTTCTTTTGGATGTGACTAGTGCGACCCAAGGCTGTAAAAATGCACAGGTTATTATTAATCATTTAGAAAAAGATATGAATAATAATGAGAAAACCGCGTTCTGCAAGACGAAGCCCGAAGCCTTTATTGAGCGTTATTGCAGTAAGCTGAATATTAACACAGAGCTTACTAAACTGTGTCAGTTTATTGCAATCAAAATAGAAAGTAAAGACATGATGCCGGAAAATACACCGCATTCGATCGCAGCAGGCGTCGTTTACTTCATCTCGCAACTATGCAAATTAAATGTCAGTAAAAAGGATGTGAAAACGATCAGCGAGATCAGTGAGGTTACTATCAATAAGATCCATAAGAAGCTGGAAATCTTGCAGGATGAATTAGTTCCGGCGGTTATTTTGGCAAAATATAAATAACTTTGTTTTACATACTTGTTACTTAATTTATTGATTAAATTATATTTTTTTATTTTTATTTGGATAATATATGACCACTAACATGATAAATAATTATCCACCTTCAGATTGGGATAGAAATATAGATGAAAAAATTCAAAAAGAAAATGCAGAAAAGGATAAAGAGTTTAAAATTAATGACACAGATTTAAATACACATCTTGAAATGGCATGGAGAGCAATAACTTTAAATAAAGCTGATGTTAAAATAGACTATTCAATACTAACAGATGTTAATTTGGGTAAAATTAAAACTATTTTAGAAAACCCTGAGTCTCATACTTTTACTGAGACAAAATGGATTATACCAGATGAACAATTTAATAATTTAATTAAAGCAATGAAAAGCAAAGGAATTATTATAAATCAAACCATAATAGACCGACACAATAATGAAAGAAGTGATTTTAAAGCTAAAAATAGCAAAATTTATTCGCCCACTTTATCAAAAACATGGAAAAGGTATAAACCATGGGGTGGAAGAAAGACTCGAAAATATAAGAAGAGTAAAAGGAGAAAGGTTAGAAAGAGTAAACCTAGTAAAAAAGAAAAAAGAAGAAATTAATATTTTCTCTTTTTATAAGTTTTACCCTTTCTTATTTTTCTTGATTTTCTTATCTTTTTATAGATTTTTATTCTTTTACAAGTTTTACCCCTTTTTGATTTTCTTTTTGCGCCACCTACTTCTATTCCTTGATTAAGTCCTTGTTCTAATGCAAGAGGGATTGTTTCTTTACCATAATTTTCAGTAATTACTTCTTCCATTGATACGTCTATACTTGGATCAGAAATAGATGCTTTTTTTGTTTTTGCATCTTGTATTATCCTTTGTAATTGTGACATTGATAAATATCCTTGATTCATAGTAACAAATGCGTCCGCAATTGAATTCAGTTGTTTACTTATATCTTTATCGTCGGAGTCAATATACATCTCACTCTCTAAAGGTCCAAATAATCCACAACATACCATTATATGGGTTAAAATAGTAAATGGGGTTTGTTCTTGATAATATGCATTCCTTTCTTTAATATCAGGATTTATATATATATTATATATTGTGTTGCGCCAATCCTGAAATGTTTCATTAATTTCTTGGTTTATTTTTATTTTTGGCAATTGTTCTACTTCTTGTCGTATTATCTGTAACGATTTTTGTTGATTTGATACTGCGCCACCTTCGATTATCTTATCTTGTTCTAACAAACTTTCTTTTAACAAACTTTGTTCTCTTGCTAGTAATTTTGCTAATTTCATATTTTCAATTGCCTTTTTTAATCTTGCTTTTCTTCTTTTAGATATTTCTGCGTTCCTTTTCATTCCCGCAATTAAACTATTTACAAACTTTATAGATAGGTTATTTTTTACAATTTTTTTTTTTTTAAATGGAAAATTATTTTCAACAAGTGAGATAATTACACTTTGTGTAATTTGATTTTTGTGTTGTTCTGATCGACATATGTCTAATAATTCTGGTAGAACTAAACGTAATATTGTTTCATCATTAAACCAACTATAAAAAACTACAATATCTTGTTCTCTTAAACCTTGAAAAATTGGTGAATTAAACCTATATATTAACTCTGTAAGTTGTTTTAAATTATTGATTTCTCGAGTATTAATAAATATATTAAAAAGTTCAGAAATATGTCTTGCATGAGTTTCATTAATCTCTTCACTTCTTCCGAAATCGATCAAACTCATTTGAGTTCCATCATTATTTGATAAAATATTATTAGTATGATAATCTCCATGAACATATCCGACTATACCAAGCTGGATTAATTTATATATATAAAAAGCTATATATTTTTTTTTTAGCTTATCACTCTCAAACGCAGGTGGTAGACGATGACTATTAAACGGTTCACTACATTTTAATAATTTATACACTGGAGACATATTATCCATACTTTCCATTGCAATAAGCCCAAATCGTTTTCTAATTTCAGGAAGCACATTTGTTAGGTCTTTTATAAAAAGATCTATTATGGTATTTTCAACCAAATTCGCATATACAATAGATGGTGCTATTGGATTTAAATAATTTATTGTTTTATTTACAATATCTTGTTGAATTTTTATTTCTCTCTCAAAATCTTCTATTATCATTGTATTTATTGTATTACCACCCAAATTATATTGGTATGGTTGTCTTTCAGTTAAAACCGATATTTTTATAATTAATGCAGTAACTGGTTGGGTCAATTTATCACAATTAAATGAGACATAAGGAGACTCTATACCAGCATTTAACGTTAAATTTAATATTATTCCAGAACCACCAATTGATAAAAGGGTATTTGTGGATCTATGAATGTAATAATTAAATGCTTCTTCAGGGTTTAAGTTTAACAAAGGATTTATTGTAATTCCACCTCCTTTCATTATACTATTAATATAATAAGATATAATATCTCCATTCGTATTTGTAAAAGAATAATAATACGTCTGTATTTTATGTCTTCAAAGGTTACTTCCGTTATACCAAAGGTTACTTCCGTTATACCAAAGGTTACTTCCGTTATACCTAAAGTCATATTTATTGTGCCATACAGAAATCGACCTCAGCACAAATTCTTTTTCTCGACCTACCTAACTTCGGTTCTAAAAGGCACCGATATTGAATCTAGTTATGAAATCTATTTTTCCCACCAATGTGATGCAAGAGCATTTAATCGTGGTGCTACTAAAAATATCGGTTTTCTCGCAATCAAGGAAAAATATCCCAATGATTATCAAAATATGACATTTGTCTTTAATGATATTGATACTATTCCATTTAGCAATATCTTTGATTATCGCACTACATCAGGAATAGTAAAGCACTTTTACGGCTTCAAGTATGCTCTCGGTGGTATTGTTTCAATTGTAGGAAAAGACTTTGATAAAACAAATGGATATCCGAATTTCTGGGGTTGGGGGATGGAAGACAATGTCTTACAAAAACGCTGCGAGGCAGCTGGGCTAATAATAGACAGGGATCAATTCTACCCCATTGGTAGTCCGGACATTTTGCAGCTATTTGACGGCGTCTCTCGGTTAATTAATAAGAAGGATCCTTGGCGAGCAACTAATGACAATGGTATTGATGGTCTTCAAACAATTCATAAGCTTTTATTAACCATTGACGCTGAATCGAAAAATCCATTAGACAATATTCATATCGTTAATTCAGATAGCATATTTGTTATTAATATTGATACATTTATGACTGGATCTAGATTTGAACATGATAATTATTTTCAATACGATTTGCGTGAGCCGCCTAGAAAGATTATACATCCTGATCGAGTAAAGACAACTAAAATGTCAAACTCGATTGATGATTGGTCGCAGATCCCATTTTATCCTACCGCTGCAAAGAAAAAGGAGATGATACAAGAATATGGACAGGCAAAGGCGGAAGAAATAATAGAATATAGTTACACGAATTCAGTAGATCCTACCGTAGCCGTTATGCCGCCTCAAAGACAACAACAACAGGTTAAAATAGTTCCGAATAGTGCCTCTTTGGCTCAGATACAGCAATACAATCAGTTGATGCAGCAATTTAATTCTAAAACACGCATTATACCTCCGAATATTAATAAATTTTCCCCAGCTTATTCGCGCATTATTGCGGCAAAACCAAGGGCGTCTGCGTCTGCCAATATTCGATTGGGGGGCGTTTACTAATTCCACCTTTTCCACCTTTAGGAAAGGTGGAGCCAAATATAACCTTTTGTTACACCTTTAGGAAAGGTGGAGCCAAATATAACCTTTTGTTACACCTTTAGGAAAGGTGGAGCCAAATATAACCTTTTGTTACACCTTTAGGAAAGGTGGAGCCAAATATAACCTTTTGTTCCACCTTTAGGAAAGGTGGAGCCAAATACACATTTAGGAAAGGTGGAGCCAAATACACCTTTAGGAAAGGTGGAGCCAAACGAATATAATTTAATAAATATAAATAATATAAAAATATATCATTTATATTTAATATTATGAATTCTATCGCATGTTTAAAAGACATAACTAACATATTTTATATCAATTTGGAGCATCGTCGGGATCGAAAAGAGCATGTAGAAGACCAACTCACTTTATTAGGTCTACAAGGACAAAGATTCAATGCAATCAAAATGGAAAATGGCGCCGTTGGTTGCAGCATGAGTCATCTCAAGATTCTTCAACAATCGCTAAAAGATAGGTTGGATCATGTTTTAATAGTAGAAGATGACATTGAGTTTTTGGATCCCGATTTATTCAAGACACAATTAGATACGTTTTTAAATAACCGGGATTCCAAGAGTTGGGATGTCGTCTTACTTGCAGGCAATAATATGCCACCTTATGAGACAATCGACGACACATGTATAAAAGTATCTCGTTGTCAAACAACCACAGGCTACTTAGTAAATGGTCATTATATTGGAAAACTCATGAATAATGTAAAAATGGGACTAACAAATTTACTAAGAGAGCCTGAAAAACACGTACAATATGCAATAGACAAGCATTGGTTTTCTCTACAAGCATTCGACAATTGGTTTCTAATTACGCCGCTATCGGTAGTTCAAAAGGAGGGCTACAGTGATATTGAAAAAAAGGTTATTAATTATCAAAGTGTTATGACTGATTTAGATAAGAAAGAATTGTTTGAAAAGGTTAGAGTATACAGAGAACAACAAAGGTATCGGGAGATGATGTCTAAGTTTAGAAATCGCATGAATTTGGTTTAGTTTAAACAAAATCTACAAGGTATTTGTTAGTATCTAGAGGTAACATATTCGGTTTATAAGAGTCGGGTAAATGATAACCAATTGCATAGTCTTCCAAATACTCAGATTCTACCTCTAATCTTTTTTCTTCGACCAGGAACGTTACGGCATCCTTGGATAAAAAATAAAACCGACCACTACAATATTTGGTCGCTTTTACTAACAAATCCCTTGGTAGTTCTTCATGTATGCGATAATATTGGCTTTGATATGTTTGTTTTACGTCGACTATATGGCCACCATAGTGCAGTCTTGCTTGAGGATCGTGCCATTTTTTATCTAGTAGTGACATTATTGTCTCAAAGAATTTAATGTTAGTTACTTGTTGATCATCATCGGTTTTAAAAATGTATTTGAAATCATATGTTTTAAGGACGGCTAAAAAGGCTCTTATTACTTTTTTCGGCAATGAGTTGTAATCATCTTCGACCTTAACTAACAAAATATTCTCATTTGGTAAAAACTGATAATCTGTTTCTAAATTAGGATCACCTAAAACATGGAAATATACAATATTTGTAGGAATTTTTGGCAACCAACTTGTTTTTTGTTGTAGCGCCTTATCACGATATTTGTAGCAATTGAAGATCAGAAGGATTGCAAACATTATAAAAGGGCAATATATTAGTCTTCCGGCGAAGTCTTTAAGTTCAAAATTGTTAATATATATTATTCGGCGAATATATATTAATGAATAATTCGGAATCAAAGTCGCTAACGCTTTCAAGGTCGCTAACGCTTTCAAAGTCGCTAACGCTTTCAAGGTCGCTAACGCTTTCAAGGTCGCTAACGCTTTCAACCTGTTACTACAATATAAAATCCAAATTTTCTCCAACAAAATATCTGATTTGGGCTAACAATTTGTTATCAATTGTTAATAACTTCAATTTAGTCATTTATACCGATCGCGCCAGTTTTTCTATTTTGAAAACATTGTTTATAAGTAATCCAACAATAACTAACAAAATTGGCTCCGAAATCAAGATCATTATCAAGCCACTAGAAGACTTTGTTGGTTACAAATACAAGGAAAATTGGATAAAAAATCATAAGACAAGTGGCTTAGATTTGCACCAAAAATTGGATTGGGCATTGATCATGTTATGGTGCGAAAAAGTGCATTTTGTCAATGAAACTGTTCAAAACAAGTATTTTATTACACCATTTTACGGCTGGTGTGATATTGGCTATTTCAGAAATAATAGCGATAATATTAATACAAGCAGTTTATTAAGATGGCCTAATCCTTTAAAACTATTGAAGCTAACAAAAGGCATCCATTATGCATGTGTAGAAAATAACCCAGAGATATTTAATGGTCTGAAGCAAGATATACAAAATCATTATAAAAATGGAAACCATAGTTCTAGTCCTTTACCAACTAACAAAATATTAAATACATGTTTCGCCGGTGGATTCTTTATTGTTAGACCAGGGCTAATACAAGCCTATTCAGCCATATTCGATAATAAATTACAATACTATTTTGACAACAATTATGTCGTTAAAGATGATCAGACTATTTTGTTAGATTGCATTGTTACCAATCCCGGGCTATTTTGTTTACATTGGGAACAGAATTCACAATACGATAAATGGTTCATGTTTCAACGAATATTGCTTTAAGCGTAAACATCTGCGGAGGGCAGAGAAGTAGGGACAGGTTATATTTTTATCCAGCTCTCAGGATATAGATCCTTTAAATCATGGCTCAGCTGCAACTTGGGACCAAACCACGCTAAAGGAGCGACTACCATTTTCTGCCGACTTGTATTCAAGTAGGCGCCCCACCAGCTAAAGGTGCTATTTGCAATAATATTGTGCCTACATAAACTCATCAATATCAATTGCTCCCAATCTTCTAACTCGGTGTCTGTTCTTGTAAAAATAATTGCAGGGAAGTCGGCTTTTAAAACCGTAATTATGGCATCCACTTCTTCTAAATCATGGTCTTCGCAAAAATACAAAACCTTGTTGTTAGGACTGTTATTTGTTCCTAAAAGGCTATTTAATGCCGCTCTATAATAATCTACTGATAATATTACATAATGATCGGGCAGTTTTTTGTAGTCACCTATCCTAAAGTGCATTGAAATTGGCTGATCTTCATTAATTAGTTTCAAATATTTGTTAGTTAGTTTGACTTTTAAGGAATCTATTTTTAGTATCCTATTTATTGATTGAAAATAACTGTCAAAATATTTGTAGCTTTGAAAGTAGCCGTATAGCATCTTAATCTTTTTGTCAGGTATAGGTAAAGATATAGGTAAAGGTAATGGCAATGCATTGTAGGTGAACCCCTTTTCTTTAATAACTACTAAATTAGATTTATTTGTATTTAATAATGCAGGATCTAACAAAAAAGGACCCAGTCTCGATAAAAATGTGTCCCAATAGGTATGTCTGTCTGTAACCGAGCTTTTCAATTCTTTTATATTTGAAAAAAAGAAGCTAGATCTGACCTCATATGAGTAAGCAATTGTGGTGTAAATTTGGAACAATTGGTTGCCGAGGCCACCCATTAATGTGCATGTAATCATATTATATCTTAAATATAATATTTTGTGTTATATTTAAGTATTTATTTTGCTTAATAATCTAAGATACTTGTGTTTATTTAGATCCTTTAATGGATGAAATATATGGCTTTCTAATCGTTTCTCATGTTCTTCTTTTATATTATTTAAATCTTCAAAAAATACATCTCTATGAGTGACTGTTGTTAGTTCAACAGGATTCACATAAGACAAATTAAAATGGCTAGTAATTGTCGGGAATAATGCCTCTAAAAAGAAAAGTGTTTTATATTTTGTTGCATACCATCTGATGCAGTATAGCAGTGTTTTTGACATTCTAGTTATACACATCATTCCTGCAAACCATGGTTTTGGAACCTGAATATCTATTTTTGACCATAGCCAATCAATATTCATTGATTTGTTAGTTGTAACCTTTGTTTTATCAAAATCACAATTGGCAATTAGATCTTGATTCGGATATTGTGCATCTAAATTGGTTAGCAGTTGTTCTGTTAAAAAAAACACATCATCTTCGATGAACCATACATGCTCATATTTTAAAGGTATGATGACAGAGAAAAACATTAACGCTTTATCCCAGCCACTAATCAGCTTTTTGATGCCTATAAAATTCACATTTTTGAAACCGTGGTTTAAACAATACTGGTTGGACAATTGGATAAAATTCAGTTTTTTGTATTTTTCTAATCCTGTAATTAATTTTAGATCCTTGTCGGAATCTATAATGATATAAATATCGTAATTAGTGTTTGTTGCTAAAAAGTCAAGGTATATTTCTTTCGGCTCTTTTACTATTAAAGCAATAGCCTTTTTCATTATTTATTTTATAATTATATAATTATATAATTTTATAATTTTATATCTATATATAAAATGAAATCTATTAGTTTTCCAACCAGATATGTTCCAAAAAAAATAACAAAAAAGGATAAACAAAAACAAGTGAATATGTTGATAAAATCAAAAAAGTTATATAAAAAGCAAAAATATTACACGCGTAAAGCGGTTGCATCTTACAAAAGTAAAAAATCTAACCATCTATTAAATGCCTATAAAATATATAAGATTGATAATATATCACCTAACAAAGTGTTGGCGCAAAAAACAGGCTGCAAAATATCAGCCCTAAAGCAAATCGTTAAAAAAGGAGAAGGTGCGTATTATTCGTCCGGTTCAAGACCAAATCAAACAGCACAATCATGGGGATTAGCGCGATTAGCTAGTTCATTAACTTCAGGCAAGGCCGCTGCGGTTGATTATGATATAATTGAAAAAGGATGTGATCATAAAAAGAAGGCATTTCTTTTAGCAAAGAAATCAAGACAAAAATATAATTATGGACATTCAAAAACTAAAAAATCCGCGTTCAAAATATAAATAATTAGATATGGTATTGTAATAATATTATATACATATATATAAATATAAATATAAATATGACATTTGCATTCAATACAAGTGGTAATTCTCAAACAACTGGAAGAACAAAATATGCAGTTAGTTTGGGAAAATTGCGCAATACTATTGCATCTACCACTCGCACATTTAATTATGCTAATAGGACCTCACCGAATTTAAATACAACATTTAATTATTTATTTAATATGCCTAATGCGGATCCTATCATCTTCAATAATTATTTAACTATATCTCCATTTTACGAAAAAAATATTATAACGCCTAATGCAATCACGCCTAATTATGTATCATCTGGACCATATACACCTAGTCAAATTAAAGGAGCTTATTCTGTTACTAATGTTACACCTATATCAGGAAAACGAGCTGCAATTATTACAATTATTGTGGCATATTATAATCCATATTTAGTAGGAGATGTCGTAAAATTTGGAAAATTATTTAATTTACCGCCGTGTAATCTTAAACTATACAGATTTACAAATCAGTTTAACTCAAATTGGGCAACTGAGGGCACATTAGATGTTCAGTGGTCATATTCTATAAATCCTTATGCTGAAATTAGAGTAATTTTTGCGGCATCTGCTTCATCTACTGATTTATTTAATGCAATTAAATTTGCTAATAATAAGAATAATTTTTCACCTCCTGTTAACACTGATGTTCTTAGTATGTCTTGGGGAACACCCGATACAGGAATATTTTCGCAATCTATATACAATTATTTTACATGCCCAAATACAATATATATTGCATCTAGCGGAGATTATAATTATGTAAGTTTTCCTTCATCAAGTATAAATGTGGTCGCTGTTGGCGGCACATCATTAAAATTAAACTCAGATAATAGCAGAAATTTAGAAACGGTTTGGTCTAAAGATGGATGTGGATATTCAAAATCCTTTTCTAAGCCAAGTTGGCAACCAAATATTGCAAATAATGGTTTAAGAATGACAGCAGATCTTGCTTGTGTAGCAGATCCTTTAACACCTGCAATTGTTGTTTTAAATGGCAAATTATATACTATTGGTGGAACGTCTTTATCTGCGCCTATTTTTGCAGGTATGATGTCATTACTCCAGCAAAATAAAATAAATCTTGGTATTCAGACATATACTTCTGTTCAAAACTTATCTAATACGATTCAACCAAAATTATATAAAAATCCTACTTGTTTTTATGATGTTACTTCGGGTTCCAGTAGTGGTTATCGCGCAACTACAGGTTATGATATACCATGTGGGTTAGGGGTTCCTATTTGTAACAAACTAGCATCTAGTGTCTAGTTTATAAATTGTAAAAAATTGAAATATAAATACTCTATATAATTTTAAGTATTTATATTAAATCATCGATATAATCCTTTATCAAACCTTTTATCAAAATGTATAAAAATCCCTTACATTATCCTGCGCTCTCTTATGTAGAGAAAGAGAAAGAGAAACAGAAAAAACATATAGATCGAAAAATGAAATTATTAAAAGAAGAACAAGAGATTTTGGAGGAAAAACAGTTGCTAACTCGGATCAATCGCCTGCCTGAAGACGTTCAGCGATATATTGGCAACTTTTCGCCCGTGATCATGAAGTTAAAGCGCCAAGTCAAATATGAATTCTTTGATGCATGGGTCACTCAAAATGTGGAGCGCATTATAAGTATTCTAGAAACCTGGACAAAGAAGCATGTCGGATTCATATTAAATCGTATTTTGCAATTAAAAGATCCGGATACAGAAATGTATATTCAAGGCGATCATTTATATAAACACTGGTCTGCGGGACATATGCGATGTTTAATCATCCTCGAAATTAGCAATCGATGTAGAAAACCATTTCAAGATAGATATCAATTATTGCCCAAGTATTCTTATGCATATATGCACAAATATATTCCGTATTCACAGAATACATCATTCGATGATATATCGGTAATTCGCGTATGGGCGGCATATAAGGCGATTGAAGAATATGATGCGCGTTTAAAGGCAAAGGCAAAGACAAAGGCGAAGAAATCGAAGACAAAGAAATAGGCTTAGTGTAACCTTTATGTTTAAATGTTGTAAATATATATTATTTTTTGTTTCCTTTAAAAATCTTCATTTAGATCAAAAGCAATATCCGCATTACTTTTATTTGCAAGAGCATATTCACCTAGGCGTTTTTCAAAGAAATTGCATTTGGATTCTAGACTGATTGTTTCCATCCAAGGGAAACAATTGGTAACATTATATATTTTTTCATAGCCTAATTGCACACAAAGTCGATCCGCTACAAACTGAATATATTGTGTCATCATCTGACTATTCATGCCTATTAGACGGCATGGTAATGCCTCACAAATAAACTCAGATTCTATTTCCACTGCATCTTTAATAAGCTCATATATTTTATTTTTATTGAGCTTTTTGACCAATTTACTATAAAGTAAAACAGCAAATTCGCAATGCAATGCTTCGTCTCGCGAAATTAGCTCATTTGAAAATGTGAGACCCGGCATTAGACCGCGCTTCTTTAGCCAGAAAATGCTGCAAAAGGCGCCGCTAAAAAAGATGCCCTCTACGCACGCAAATGCAACAAGACGGGTTGCAAAACTACTGCGGTTATCATGAATCCATTTTTGCGCCCAATCCGATTTCTTTTTGATGCATGGAAAATGATCAATCGCTTTAAATAGCTTATCCTTTTCTAAACTGTCTTTGATATAAGTCTCAATTAATATGCTGTAGGATTCGTTATGGATATTTTCCATTGCAATCTGAAACCCATAAAATGCACGCACTTCCGACACCTGCACGTCGCTCATAAATCTTTGCGCCAAATTCTCTAAAACAATACCATCTGATGCCGCAAAAAATGCCAAGATCATCGAAATATAATAGCGTTCATCAGAACTGAGAGCTTCCCAATGTGCCAAATCTTTTGTTAAGTCGATTTCTTCAGGACGCCAAAAACAATCTACTTGCTTTTTATACATTTGCCATATATCATCGTAACGAATTGGAAACATTACAAAGCGATTATCGTCTGGTGCAAGTAAAGATTCAGTTATATTCTTAGACATCCTAAATAATATATATCATAGATTTTAATATTTTTTAATATAATCTTTTAATATTTTAATTATTAAAAAGAATGTATTAAATTTTAATGTCTCGATAAAATAAGAATAATGGGTTTAGATAAGCATAACAAGGAGTCAAAAAGTAGTATCGCGGACAGAGATCTTAAACTTATACAATTGAAGGAAGAAATTAAAAAGAAAAAGGAGTTTCTTCTAGAGAAAAAGGCTGAACTAGAAAAAAAGGAAGGTTTAAATCAATATTTAGGACCTGTTAAGGATTTCTATGATGGTTTTTACGACGAAGAAGTTAATAAGAAAAAGAAGGAATTGCAAGCGATGACTATCTTGAATGATTATCTTTATTTTTTAGAAGACGAAAAACATTTAGTGAATAGTCAATTGATAACCGCGAAACATGATAAAAAAGAGATTTTGCATGAAATGAACAAAATCAAGAAGGAACTGAATAAGATTACAAAGTCGTAGCCCATAAATTTAGTATCCCATAAATTTAGTATCCCATAAATTTAGTATCCCATAAATTTAGTATCCCATAAATTTAGTATCCCATAAATTTTATATATTATTATTATAACATGAACTCAATAAAAAAAATGTTTGGAGGCTGGATATATGATGACTCGAAAACAAAAATGGATTTAACACTGACAAATAGTGATTCTAGGTCTAAATCTAGATCTAGGTCTAGGTCTAGAAGAACAAGTTCATCTATAACACCTTCTAGTAATACATATAGTAATATTAAAAGAAAAACCAAAGGTAAAGGAACGAATAAAGGAACGAATAAAGGAGTAAACAGAATTAGAAGAAAAAGAAATAATAAAACAATGAAATCTAGATATTAAGACATGTTACAACTTTATTATAATTGCAAATTGGATAACATTCCTTTTATCTCAGGCAAATAAAGACAATGATTTGGCCATTTACCAGTTACTTGTCTAGTAGCAATAGATGTCGGACTTGATCTGCACATTATCATATGCTGTCTTGTAGCATAAATTTTCTTCCATTTTCGCTGAATAATTTTAATCCACATTGTTTTAATTATGACAATGTGTTCGCCTGTAGGCAACTCGATGCATTCAGCAATCTCAGGTTTAATATAATTAGGCTCTCTAATTATGTTATGATAATTTCGTATTAATCTGTGTCTTTTTTCATCGCGTCTTCTTGCAATAAAAGCAGCATATTCATTTTTATATAACTGCATTAGATCATTTATGTGTATCACATTCTCGTCATCCTCTTCATAATCACTATCTTCCACATCATCCAATAAAATTTTACTCGGTCCATCAAAACGATCAATTAACATATAATGGCCTTCAATCTGCTGATTACTAGTAGCCGTTTTCCCATGAATTGGTGTATAATGTAGCTCACAAAGAACTAAGTTGAACTGTCTTGTATTAGCATTGATTGGTGCAATATTTGTTGTATTTATTAATGGCATAATAGAAATATAATGTAATATAATGTAATATAATTATCCTTTATTAATATCTATTTAATTCAATTTTTTTTAAAGATAATATATATAATGAACTTTGCAAATGAATCCTCCAAAATATTGCATAACAAGTATTTTCTGTATTTTATTGTATTTCTAGCCGCAAGCAATGTATTAGGATATCTTGTTTCTAACAAAGTAAATGCTGTTATCTTTTTTGCATTGGTAGCCTTTTTGGCGTCTAACTTTAGTAAAAACATGGTTGTCATTTTGTTAGTTGCTATTGTTGCAACTAATCTATTGATGGCAAATAGATCTATGAGAGAGGGTCTTGAGAATGCCACTATGCCGACAGATGAACAGAAAGCGACTGCGCAAGATAAAAAGGCATCTGCGCAAGCGACAGTTGATCCTGATAAATTAGCAAGTGTGGATCATCAATTAGGATCTGGATTATCGACATTGAAGGCTGCTAAAAATTCAGATGAAGCAAATGCTATGATGAAAACAAATGCGCAAGCTAAAAAGTCGTCTGTAATGGAAGAAGAAGATATGGGTGATTTTGAAGATATGGAAACCAAAAATATTGTGGATCCTAACAATCGAGGAACTAAAAGAATCACTGAACCCGAGACTTTTAAAGTTAAAGCTCATGCAGCTACTTCTAATAAGAAAAAAGCAGGGTTTGGTAATCCAAAGGGTGGTTCCTCTTTAAGAAATGCGGCTCCGGTTAATGGAAACACACGCATTGACTATGCAACCACTTTAGAAGATGCCTATACTAATTTAGATGGTATATTAGGAAGTGATGGTATTGGTAAGCTAACAAATGACACACAAAGATTGATGTCTCAGCAACAAAAATTATTCGATACCATGAGTAACATGGTGCCAATGATTGAAACAGCGAAAACAATGATGGATTCACTTGACATGAAAGAATTAGGAGGTTTGACAGAGATGGTAAAAGGTATTAAAAAATAGATATTTGATATTTGATTTTTTGATAAAAGGGAATAGTTTATTATATTATTGAAGAGTAAATAATATAACAATATATTAATATATTAATGAAGAAGTGTCCTCCTGGTGTTATTTGTATTGAAAATTTTACCATATTTATTTTTATAATTTTGTTAGTTGCTGCGGTTTATTTCTTTTCTAAAAGTCAGAATCAGAATCAGAATCAGAATACAAATCCAAATCTTAGGCAAAATATAAATATTTATGACAATGAACGATCCGGATCTGAATCCAGTTTTGGATTCTTGCCCAGCTATCCTTATAACAATTTGCCCATCAATGATGTTTTAATGAATCCTTATGCAGCCCCCCTAAGAGATGAGCGTTATTTCGTTCCTCAGACAAGAAATGTGGTCCCAATAAATGTCTCTACTACAGCTGTAGAGACTGCTTATAGGCAACTCGGCATTCTAACACCTCTTAATGGATCCAGTAAAGATAATATTTTGCCTTTAATGGGTCGACCTCTTTATACTAGACGCAGCTTATGGCAATACTATACCATATCCAATCAGCACAATAATGTAAAACTACCTGTTTCAGTCAAGGGGAAATCAGGGTTAAATGATAATGGAGTCGATGAAATATATTCGGATGATACTGTCTATGTAGAAGGCTATAATGAACCATTTAAAGTTACCAAATATGAAAATGATACGATTAAATATTTGCCTTTTCTATAAGCGATAAGCGATAAGCGATAAGCGATAAGTGATAAGCGATAAGCGATAAGCGATAAGCGATAAGCGATAAGCGATAAGGAACGACAATATCTAAATACTATGATTCTTTATCGTATTATGTCTTAAATTGAATTGTTTATTGTGATTTTTTATTGAATTGGTATGCAACAGTTTTCTTTTTTTATAATTAAACCTTTTTCTAGTCTGATTATTAGTTTTAAAAGCCTTGTATAAACGAGCTTTAGTCATATTCATTTTATTTTTCATTATATCATTCTTTATATCATTCTTTATATCTTGCATATATCTTTATTAAATGTTTGGCAAAGCAATTTTTAAAAATAACGCATTCATTTCATTTTATTTTAAATATATATTATAAATGAGTTGTCCAAATGCTACCGCACCTATAGATATTGGCAAAGATAATATTGCCGGTAAATGCGACCTTAAATGCGAATTTAGTTTTAAATATAATAATAGTTCATGTATTGCAACTAACAGAGGCGACTATATTTCATTAGCCTATGATTCTTCGTCATCGCCGCCAGTATTATACAATTCGTCTTCCTATGATGTCAAAGAAGTCAGAATATATTCGCCTTCACTGCATTCTTTTAATGGATCAAAAGCGGACGGTGAGTTCATCATTGTTCACAATACATCTTCAGGCGCAAAACCGTTGTTAGTGTGTATCCCTGTAAAATCTAGCAATAGTAGCGATGAAAGCAGTAAAAATCTAACTACTATTATCCAAACTGTTTCATCTAATGCACCCGCCAACTCAGAAAAAACAACTGTTTCCATTTCTAGGTTTAATTTGAATGCGTTTGTTCCCCGGAAACCGTTTTTCTCGTATACGGCGTCCGAGCCATATCAACCTTGTTCTACAGGATCAGTAGAATATATCGTATATCCTGCCGATTCTGCCATTGGTTTAGCTGAAATGGTATTAAGATCTTTGCAAAAAGTTATTACCGAAAATAAGTATGATATCAAACCAAGTCCAGGTCTATTTTTCAATCCTAAGGGACCTACTAGTGGTGCCGGTTCCGGTGAAATTTATATCGATTGTCAGCCCGTCGGTGAATCGGAAGAAGAGAAAATCATTGTTACCGATAGCGGATCATCCTCAGGTAGCATGACTACAGAAGAATTAATGCAAAACAAGTATTTCCAAATGTTTCTAGGGTGTCTCATTTTTTTGGTTATAATTTATGTTGTTAAATTGCTTGTGGGGTCGTATAATCCGCCTAAAAATTTAATTAAGGGTGGCTCGGTTTTTAGATCTGTTTTAGAAAGTAAATAATATATTATTTTGAAAAGGGCTTAAAGAAAGTAAATAATATATTATTTTGAAAAGGGCTTAAAGAAAGTAAATAATATATTATTTTGAAAAGGGCTTAAAGAAAGTAAATAATATATTATTTTGAAAAGGGCTTAAAGAAAGTAAATAATATAGTATTTTGAAAAGGGCTTAAAGAAGGTAAATAAATAATATATTATATTATATTTAATGAAACTGCCTGGAGTTTCAGTTTCTTATGAGTATAAAAATAATCGACGTGAAAAACAATTTGTAAATGGAAATCTACTAGTTGTTGTTGTTTTTATTATGTCTATAATGATTTTCAGGATGTTTGCATTGCCACCAAATTAAAGCGCCGATGCATCGTGTGTGTCGTCCAACATCGGTCTATAAGGCGCCTTAATGTAGTTCGCGTTGAACTTTTGTGACGCCATTTGCTTCACTACTTCCTGTTCTAATGTATACGGGAACTGATGCATTGGTGTAAAAGGGCTCCACTTCTTTTCCTCTGTAGGATAAAACTTCTCAAGAGCAGCCATTCCTGTCTTTTCTGACGACGATTTAATTAAATGGAACGCAACCATTATACCTAAAACACCTAAAATCGGATTGGAATATCCGAAAAGCAAAAGAGCGATAAGGGCAACCACTATCTTTCCAGCAGGGCTATCAATTATGTTTGCGAGTGGATCCGGCATCTTTAATCCCATTACCAAATAAATAATGAATAGGATCACGAGAATTAATTGCGACATGTTTCTTTTTTCAAGCAAGTTATCAATATATTGCATCTTATATATTATATATTATATATTTTTTAAATATAAGGATAATATTCCACTTTTAAGAAAAGTTTTGCAAAGCTAAAGCAAAAGTTTCGGAGGCTTGTGCCAAAATGCAAAAATATATTAAATAAATCAAACTGATATAAATACTTCACTCTAAATACTATAGATGCGACCTTTAAATAATAAACCAAACCAAGTAGTAGAAGAAATGCCTAAAAATCTGACCACCTACCTCGGCCAAAAAGGCTACACTCTTCTTAAATCTGAACTAACAATTAAACAACAAACGTATATCAAAGAGCAATTAACTGTAAAACCATATGTCCCTGGTTCTCCAGTTCAACTAGAAAAATCTTTTCCGGCTTATCGTGAATCCGACAAGAAGCTCTATATTCCTCGCTATTATGGTGACGAAACGTTTGGTCCTGCAGCACAATATAAACTGACTGAAGGAGTCGACATTGATCTGCAATTTAATGGCTCATTACGCGATTATCAGGTGCCGGTTATTAACAAATTTCTGGAACATGTTCAAGCAAATGATAAACAAAGTGGTGGTGGGGGTCTTCTTGAGCTTTTTTGTGCGTGGGGCAAATGTTTAAAATATGATACCCCTGTAATAATGTTTGATGGTTTAATTAAAAAAGTGCAAGATATTGTTATTGGAGATATTTTAATGGGTGATGATTCTACTCCTCGTAATGTTTTATCGTTGGCAAAAGGAAAAGAACAAATGTATAAAATAACAAATATACGAGGTGATACATATACTGTTAATGAAAGTCATATTTTATCTTTAAAATCTTCTTCAAATTATGGATATAAATATAAAAAAGGTGAAATTGTTGATATATCCATTAAAGACTACTTAAATTTACCTAAAACTTTTCATGGAAAAGGAGGTGCATTATTAGGATATAAAGTCGGTATTGAATTTAAAGAAACTATAGTAGAATTTGATCCGTATTTATTTGGCTTTTGGTTAGGAGATGGTTCGTGCGAATCACCTTCAATTACGACACAAGACTCTGTTATCTTAAAATATATTATAGATCTTTTTAAAACTAAATATACGGATTTATATTTAAGATATCATTCTAAATATGATTATAGAGTATGTGGAATAGGATCTAAACCTAATAGGAACAGATTTCTAAATTTTTTAAAAAATAACAATTTACTAAATAACAAACATATCCCTCATGATTATAAATGCAATGATAGACAAAAGCGTCTTAAATTATTAGCAGGTCTTATCGATTCTGATGGGTATAATAAAGGAAATTGTTATGAAATAGTGCAAAAAAATAGTATACTTGCCGATGATATCGTCTATTTGTGTAGATCTTTAGGATTTGCTTGTTATTCGAAAAAATGTAAAAAAACATGCACTAATTCAAAACATGGTCCAAAAGAGGGAGAGTATAATAGAATATCTATATATGGTTCAGGATTAGAACACATTCCCGTACTATGTAGAAGAAAAAAATGTTCAGAAAGAAAACAAATCAAGGATGCTTTAGTAAGTAGAATACATATTGAAAAATTAGAGGTAGATGATTATTATGGATTTTCTATTGATGGTAACAGAAGATTTTTATTGGGAGATTTTACAGTAACACATAATACTTCAGGTTCACTTTACATATTATCTAAATTAAAAAAAAAGACAATTGTTATTGTTCATAAAGAATTTTTAATGAATCAATGGATTGAACGTATTCAACAGTTTCTACCTACTGCTAAAATTGGAAAAATTCAAGGTCAAATAATCGATATAGATGGAAAAGATATTGTTTTATGTATGTTACAAAGTTTAGTTCTAAAGGAATATCCATCATCTATTTTTGACAGCTTCGGACTAACAATTATCGATGAAGTTCATCATATTTCCAGTGAAACATTTTCAAATGCATTATTTAAAGTTGTAACAAAATATATGTTAGGATTATCTGCTACTATGAATAGAAAAGATGGGACTACTAAAGTATTTAAAATGTTTTTAGGCCCTGTTGTGCATAAAGCTGAAAAAAAAGCTGATAATAATGTTCAAATTAGAGCCGTAACATATAAAACAACAGATGATGATTTTAATGAAACCGTATTAGATTTTAAAGGGCAACCACAAATAAGCTCTATGATTTCAAAATTATGCACCTATAATCGACGAACAGAATTTATTATAAAACTATTAACAGATTTTATTGAAGTTGATACTGTAGAGAAAAATGTAATTGAAGCACATAAAATAGAAATGGATTTAAATAATCCTTGTTGTGAATTATGTAAAAAAAAGGAAAATTATTTGCTTAAAAATACATGTTGTTCAGTAATTAAATATTGTTTGCCTTGTTTACAAAAAATAGAAGAATTTGCTGAGCAAAATATAACTTACTTTATTGGTTCTGATGGACAAAAAAAAGCATCTAAAGAGCGACCAAAATGTCCTACTTGTAAAAAGGTATTAAAATATGAACAGAATTATATTGAAAATCCTTATGTAAAACCTCTAGAACAAACGCATACGATTGTTTTATCTCATAATTTAAATGTATTGCATTATATTTATAAAAAAATGGTGTGTAAAAATTTGGCATCTGTTGGATATTATGTTGGCGGAATGAGTGAAAAAGAATTAAAAAATTCAGAAAAAAAACAGGTTATACTAGCAAGTTTTTCTATGGCGAATGAAGGGCTTGATATTCCTACATTGAATGCCGAGTTTTTAATAACGCCTAAAACAGATATTGTTCAAACTATTGGAAGAGTATTGCGTGCTAAGCACGCTTTTAATGATCCTATTATTTATGATATAATTGATATTCATGATTGTTTTCAAAGACAATGGTTAAAAAGGAAAGCATATTATAAAAAAAATGATTATAATATAATTAGTTGCGATAGTAATAATTATAATTTAAAAAAATGGAAAAGTATTACTAGTCTTAAATGTAATAATAATATTTTAGATGAAGACAATGAATGTATCAAAGATTCATTAGCTCAGGGAATATGTTTTTTAAAAAAATAATTATTTTTGAATATCTAATATTTTGCCTTTTCTATCGTATACCCAAATTTCATAATTATATCCTAAGTTCTTAGCAGCATTTTGTTTTTGTATAATTTTTTCATAATTTACCGTAATTGTATATTCTGATTTTATTTCAATGCATAAATTTTTACTTGGAACAAAAATATCTACAAAATGTCGTCGTTTTTTATTATTTTTATCAAAATAAAATATTGTAGGGACTTTTGTTCTACAATTTATTATATCATTTTCTAAATGATTATCATGTAATAAATCATCAATAGCATAATTTTCAAAACCTTGATAATTTAATATATTACCTGAAGGTAATATATATTTTTTTATTTTATAACCACTTAGTAATTGCTTATTTGATATTTCGGCATTTTGTATAGGATATTATGTTCCGTATTTTTTTAAATTAGTTTGTATTGTTTTTTCTTTTATAGAAAGAGACTGTAAAGGATATTCTACTCCATAATTTTTAAATGTGGTTTCCTTCATTTTATTTTGAATATTAATATTTTGAGCAACATTTTCTACGCCATATTTTTCTAAAATTGTTGCATTATTTTTGTTCTAATATCTTTATTTCCTAAGGGATTTTTTACACCATATCTTTCTAAATTTGTTTTAATCATTTTTTCTTTCATTTCTGGATCATGAACTAAATATTCTACACCATATCTTTCTAAATTTGTTTGTTTCATTTTGTTTTTTACTGCTATTGTTTTTGATGGATTATCTACTCCATATTTTTCAATAAATCCTTTCTTAATTTTTATTTTAATTTCTTCTGATTGTGACGGATGTTCTACACCATATTTTTTTAGCTTTGTTTCTTTTTGTTTAGATAAAGAATTCTTTGTGATACATATTTTACACAAACTACACTTTGTTTTGATCATATATGCAATACATTTTTCGGTTTTTAAACGACATTGTTTACATTCTAATATAATTTTTGATGAATAATTAAACGTCGCTTTACTATAATCTGCTAATAATTTTACATTATTCTCTAAACAAAAATCATTCAGTAAGTTATAATTATATTTAACCATTATAATTATAATACTTATACTTTTAAATAGTAATAATATAAATTAAAATGCCTTCTAAAATTCAAGAAATAAATTGCAAGAATTTTTCCAACGGGGACCGTAGGAGCCAAGTTTGTCTCAAATTATGCTGTAAATTAGAATTTCTGTGGTCAGACCATGGATGCTCTCATTTTTTATTGTCATTTTTAGGGTCGTTTTTATAGTAACAAGTATTTTCCATATTCTACTTTTGGTTTTTCATTTTGGACATTTATAAATGTCCAAAACAGAAAACTGAAAGGAGCTTTTGAAAATGACCCTCTAGAAATCGACTTGTGAGCATAATGCTCTATTTTTTGAAAAAACTTGAAAAAAAGTGTGAGCATAATTTTTTCACTTTTTTGCCGAAAATCCTTAGGCGCTTTTTTCTCTCACTACTCTATGGATACATTTAGCGAGAAAAACGAGAAAAACGAGCAGCTTAAATTTTATTGTGAAATATGTGACTATAAATGCTCATCTAAGTATAATTTTACAAGACATTTGTCAACCGATAAACACAAAATGATACATAATGATACCGAGCAACAAAGCAACTTTGTATGTCTTTGTGGCAATAAATATAAATTTAGTCAAGGATTATCAAAACATAAACTAAAATGTATAAAACAACAACTGCAACCACAACAACCGCAACAACCGCAACAACCACAATTGCAACCAATAATAGATACAAACTTTGTCATTGAGCTTCTTAAACAAAATCAAGAGCTTCAGAAATCACTAATAGAGTTATCTAAGGAAAAAACAGTAACTAACAACAATAATAACATCATTAATAATAACAATAATAAAACATTCAATATTCAAGTCTATTTAAACGAAGATTGTAAGAACGCCTTGAATCTTAGTGAATTTGTTAGTTCCATTCAGTTACAATTACATGATTTAGAAGAAACAGGGAGATTAGGATATGTCGATGGTATTTCTCAAATAATAAATACGAAACTGAATGATCTAGATGCAACCATGCGTCCGATCCAATGCTCCGATGTCAAAAGGGAAACCCTGTATATCAAAGAAGAAAATAAGTGGTTCAAAGAGGATGATAAAAAGGAAAAGATCAAAAACGCAATAAAACAAATAACTAGAAAAAATATCCAACAGATTCCGAGCTGGGTGAATGCAAATCCGGGATGCACTGATCCACAATCAAAAGATAATGACACATACCTACATATTGTTTTTAATGCCATGTCAGGTGATTCAACTGAAGAGCAAACTAGCAATGTAAATAAAATAGTAACAAAGGTCTCTAAAAGCGCTGTTATAGACAAGATTATATAAGATTTTTATAAATTCAAAAATTCAAAAATTCAAAAATATATTATATTTTTATAACAATGTAATATATTATTAAGATGTCTTATACAATCACAAATTATACTTATAAGCAGGCAAAAAAAATAGGCGTCACAGTGAAGCCATCAACTAACAAAACCAAGAAGATCGATGTCTATAAAAAGGGCAAGAAGGTCGCTAGCGTCGGCGCCGCGGGCATGGGTGATTTCCCCACTTTTATGAAAAAAAGAGGAAAAAAATACGCACAAACCCGCCGCAAATTATATAAAATGAGGCATGAAAGGGACCGACATGTAAAGGGTTCAAATGGTTACTATGCCGATGTTCTTTTGTGGTAAAAAATTGAAATAGTTTTTTACAAAATTATAAAAGGTATTAAAGTCAAAAAGTAACCTTTTAAAATGAGCAACCAACAAATTATCATCCAAAATTATAATAAAAATATGTCAGGTCTAACGATTGAAGAAGCACAAGAACATGTTGAAGCTTTAAAAGAATGCAGAGAAATTGAAGAAGAGATTGACTATTACAAAACAGAAATTGCATTGGCTTTACAGAATGCAGATCAAGATAAAAAGTGGGAAGATTATCAAAAATATTTAAATGAATGTGAACAAAATGCTGAAGAAGCAGAAAATGAAAGACAAATTAGATTTGGCCAGTCTTATGGACCTGACTCAAACTACGATTTTTGGGAAAATTACGACGAACGCGAAGATTATAACAGTAAAAGTGAAGAAGAAGTAAGCGAAGAAGAAGATGATTCAGATGCAGACGAACATGCAGAAGAAAGAGTTGATAATGGAATAACATACCAACTTTTGCAGAGCATGTTTGATTATAAAAATGCTGAACCAGAAGATTGTTGTATCAGTAAAAGCAATGAAGAAGAAATTTGGATTCTAAAGGAACAAGTTGAAATGTTACGACAGCAAGTTTTAAAGTTAGAGGAAACAAATACTTTGTTGATTCGTGCGATCAAAGAACAAATAGGACTAAACTTTTAAATATTTAGTAACTAACAAGTAACTAACAAGTAGCAATTAATAAAATAAATAAATTAAAAAACTTTTTTATTTTAATATAAAAATTTTTATAAGTTTTTCAAATACTTATAAAATTGAAATTTATTTTTCATACATTAGAGTAGATATATTTATAATATTTAAAAGTTTTAAACAATACATACGATAATACGATAATAATGGATCAATATGAATATGAACGATACATTGCTACTCCCGATAATGTCATGGAGACAATCGAAAGATACGGTGTAGCAATAATACCGAATTTATTAGACGATAAAGAATGCGATAAAATGGCTAAAGGAATGTGGGACACACTAGAAGACATTACTCAGACATGGCCAACACAAATACATCGAGATAATCCAGCATCTTGGCGCAACATAAGAGACTTGTTTCCGCTGCACTCGATGTTGCTTCAGCATTGGACAATAGGTCATGCGCAATTCATCTGGGACTTGCGGCAGAATCCGAAGTGTGTCGACGTATTTGCGAAGATTTGGGATACAGCGCCAGAAGATCTATTATCGAGCTTTGACGCGGCTTCATTCCACATGCCATCCGAGATAACGGGTATTGGTTGGCATAGGTCGACTTGGTATCATTCGGATCAGAGCTTCGTAACAAGGGGGTTTAAATGTGTTCAAAGTTGGGTCACAGGATTTGATGTGAATCGCGGCGATGCAACACTCGCCTTCTACGAAGGCAGTAACAATTATCACAGCGAATTTGGTGACGCATTCGGTGTAACCGATAATACAAATTGGTATCGGATGGATACGGATGATAAGATAAAATTTTATACAGATAAAGGTTGCTTACAACGGCGGATAATGTGTCCGAAAGGATCAATTGTGTTATGGGATAGTAGGACAATACATTGCGGAACAGAGCCGATAAAAGGCAGAGAGAAGCCGAACTTCAGGTGCGTAGCTTATCTGTGCTATATGCCGAGACACATGGCGACAAAAAAAAAGCTAGAGAAGAAGATAAAAGCATTCGAAGAGATGCGGATGACAACTCATTGGCCGTGTGAAGTGAAGCTGTTTGCAAAGACACCGAGGACTTATGGACAGGAACTGTCGGAGATATTATCTTTAGAGCGGCCGGAAATATATGCACTAGGAAGGCGATTAGTAGGATATGAAATATAAATTAGAAATAAATAGTAAAATAAATATTCTTTTATTTATTATTTATTATTTATTATTTGTTAGTATAAATATCATATATCATAGATGGTTTATCATTTAATAATTATTTTCATTTTTTTACAGTTTGTATCCATCCATGGCTAAGACCGGATTCTAATAACAATATAGTCGATCTAATTTTAGCACCTTTACAACCCGATAAAGCATATTTTGGGAGCCAACTTTTTGACCAATCAATTTTTTTATATATGATAAGTTGATAAGTTATACGATAATACAAGCTATATAATATTATTTAAGAATACTATAATGCCTATACATAAAAACTATTTCAGAAATTTTAAACCGAATATGACATCAGATTCAGTAACAAAATCATCATTATATAATGTTACACAATTAGCATCAATATATCAATTTCCTACACCAAATAAGGCATTAAACAAAGTAGTAGCTGTAGTGTCTTTTGGAGGAGGTATTTATGGAACAATAGATGCAAATGGATTTTTAACTAATGGAGATGTGCAAAAAAACTGGGAATATGAAGGTATTAATGTAGCCAATATGCCACAAGTTATAGTGCATCTAGTAAGTGATGCAACAAATGATCTAACCGATTGTGTAAGCACTCGTGAAAATACATTAGATGTTAGTGTAATCGGATCGTGCTGTCCTAGCCCTAACCTAACAATAATTCTTTTTATATTTCCAACAACATATACTTTTTCAAAGGTATTTCAAACTATACTAACAGATCTAACTATTGCAAATAAAAAATATAATCCCACGATTATATCTGTTTCTTGGGGGTGTCCTGAAATTTTATATTTAAATGATGGAAATGATTTTACAGGCGAACTAAAAAGTATTTCTACTATATTAGAAACTGCTACTCAAAATGGTGTCAATATATGTGTGGCAACTGGAGATACAGGATCAACTGATAATAATGGGACAGATCGGCTTTCTATTGATTTTCCATCAGGATGTCCTTATGTAACCGCTGTAGGAGGCACATCATTAAAATGTCCTAGTGGAATATATGATGCAAATACAATAGAAACTGTATGGAATGATGGAGTTAATAATGGATCATTTTGCGCAACAGGTGGAGGTATAAGTGAATTTTATGAAAAACCAGCATACCAAAGCGTAGCGAATGGTAACTTCAGATGTGTTCCTGATATTGCATTAAATTCGGCATCCGAATCAGGAATTGAATTATATATAAATGGAATTCTACAACAAAGTATAGGAGGAACAAGTTTGGCTGCACCAATGTTCGCAGGATTTTTAGCTTCATTAAATCAAATAACTATACCGTTTGTAAATAATATTCTTTATAATTCGGCTAATATAACAACCTGTTTTCATGATATAGTTTCCGGATGTAATTATAACACTTCGAGTAATACCGCAATTAAGTCATATACAGCAAAATCCGGATATGATTGTTGTTGTGGATTAGGTTCTATTATTGGAAATAATTTATCAAGAGCAATAATAGAAGCCTCGATTGAACCTAAGTCCAATACTAATTAATAAAATAAATTTAAATAATTATAACATCATTTACAGATTGTTTCAAATAGTTCAATAGTATATGTAATAAAAATAATATTTAGCCGATCATTTAATTAATTATTTTATTTTTTAGTCCCGATAAAAATTGCAACATATGCGCTAATTTATGCTGATGCATACCTGGATCGCCTGGAAAATGATGAATAATTTTGTCACTGTGAATATTAAGATCATTATTTACTACAAATTGTTTCAACACTTGGTTATCATATAGCCCATATTTGAATGCATTATAGACAATATATGGCTGATCCTGGCAGTAAAATTTAAACGGTCTTGAAATCATGTCTCGTTTAACAGCTGAGAAAAAGTCTTTCATTTTGTCAGAATTATTAAACAACATTATGCCGCTACTAAACGCAGTTTTGTTAGTATATAGTTCTAAATCTCCTGAACTAACAAACAGTCTCTTTCCCCAAAAATCACTATCTGAATCAATAGAACCTTCTTCTAAAACATATAATTGATCTTGAATACATAGATCAAATACAGCTTTAAGATCTCCTTTAACAATAATATCGGTGTCTAAATAAAGTATCTTCTGATAAAGATTCTTCTGACAATTGGATTTACCAGTAACTAACAAATCAAAAAGATCGAGGCGAGCCTTGCAAGCCTTTTCTACAGATACATAGGTATCATTGATTTCGAAGCGACATACACCTTCTTTATAAAAAGGCGATCGTTTTATCATGTTCATGAATCGAGACGATGTATAAATTAGGATCTCGAAATACATACGGTTTACTAAATTTTTGCTATCGTTATTGCTATAGATACTATCTAACAAAAGATACAACATATTGACATAATTTGGGTTGTTAAAAATGCAGATAAAGATGCAATTCATTTATATATATTATAAAATAAGTATTTAAAGAGTTTATAACATATTAATATTTAATGCCAACCTCTGCTTGGAAACCCCGAATTGGTAAAATGATTATAATTATCTGGTTCATTTCCTAGCTTCTGGTAAGGCACTGGACTCGCTAAAGCGCTTAAAGATGGGTTTAAATAACCTCCGGTTGAATAATTCGAAGATATCGGCCTATTATTATCAAACTGAGCATAACCGCCCTTCTGACCTCTACTAGCACTTCGTTTATTACTATAACTGCGCTTTTTACTATGACTTCTCTTATGACTGCGCTTACCAAATCGGCTTCTAACTCGGCTTTTAATTCGTCGAATAACACGTCTTCTTGAACCTTTCATCTTATACTTTCTAGAGATTTTATTTATTTTTTTACGATTAATTGCACCACCAACTATTTTAGAGGCAGCCGCTGCCTGGACATTGTTAGATATCGCAGGTAAAACAGCGGGATTTACAGTTCTAGGATCTACTGTGCTAGTAAACCCAAATCCTGAATTATGGGACGCTGTCACATTTACTAAATCCTTATTAAATGACATTATCTATACATATACTTTAGATTTTATAAGATTTTATAAAAGACTAAAAGAAATAACACGACTGTCTCTTGGCGCCAAAGACACAGGCACCCATTTTTTAAATTTATGATTATATTGACAATTCATCTTAAATGCCTTATCTAAAAACACATATTTGTCCTCTTTTTCGTTTTCAAATTCAGCTTCATCATCGCTTTCTTCTAACGCATCCAAGTTGCGATTTTCCTTTATATTTCTAAATAATTTATTCATCAAAACGCTCGTATTATAATCAGGAATGAGTGCAATTGAAAAGAATTCCTCTTTACCATCTTTGTAAACAAATAAATTATAAATGTCCGTTTGAATCTGAGCTGAGACTCTGAACACTGCCTTTTGTATTTTATTTCCCTTTTCTAAAGAACTTTTGTTGTTACTACCATAACCGTTGTTAGGATTCGGTTTATAATATTTAACAGCTACTATTTTTTTTGAATTAAAATATCGAAACTGAATTTGATCCACTTTATAAGGTAATAAAGCAATCTCTTGCAGCAATACGCCAAAATTGGTGTTAAAAATAGGTAGTCCAAATATGGTAAATTTGTTAGTTAGTGCATTACAACAAAGTTCTTTTTCTAAACACTCTCTAACTAACTTCAGTTTTTTAATATAAGAGTAATCTGTTATTGCAGATCCTTTATAATAATAAATGTCTTGTATGCAGAAACAATTAACCTCATTATATTTGAATACAGTGCCGTATAAAATGGTTCCTTGCCCATAAACTAGAGCATCATTGAAAGAAGTTACAGCTAACACCATTTTAACATCGGAAGCCTTTTTTTTAATATCAGCATCAAAAATAAAACAGACATTTTCATCCTTAAACACAGTAAACCAAGCGAAACATTTATCGCCCTCAGGACAAGCACACATTATGTCAGAATCATGAACTTTATTATGCACAATTGTTTCATAAGAAAGTTCAAATTTAGGAAACTCAGATAAGAGCTCGTTTGCATTATCAAAATTGGTTTTTAACATTTATTATAATATGTAAATTTGTCTTTATATCTTTATAATTTATAATTTAAAAAGCGGATCCTATACCAAATTCTTCATCAGAAGCATTTAATTGCTTTTTGAGAAAAGACTTTAATTCATCTTTCATATCAGTTCCTGATGAATTTGAATTCTCAGTAGGTAATAAATTAATGTCCGTATAATCCGCTTCTACATGAAGTCCTACATCAGATGTAGGTAAATATCTATTTTTATTTCTATTATAAATTGTATTTGTATTTGTATTACCATTAACATTAGAAATTGTGTCAAATATATCCTGATATTTTCTTACCGGCGAATTCACTAAATCTTTCATTTTTGGAACTGTAAGCGTAGTTTTAAAGAAGCATAATAGGTGATGCACCAAAAAAATAAATATGATTGAAATGATTGAAATTTGTATAATCCAACTTAACATATTATATTGAAATATTAGTTAAGCTTTAATAAAAACACATTAATTTCTTCTAATAAATTATCATCGACTAGATCAAAAGAATTAGAAGAAGAATTAAAGGTAAAATAAAAATTAATAGGAATCATTTCCTTATCCAATAGTTCATTACTTTCTTCAAGACATTCCACAACTAGTTTTAAACCATTCTTTTTATTAGACCCGATTATATATTCAAAACATGTCATTTTTGTTAAAATATAATCAACAGGAAACTGAGAAATAACTGGAATGTGAACATATTTTGTCTTATCAACTAACAAAGAGTAGCCATTAAAATTATTAATCAAATGCAGATCCATATTTAAAGTAGGCTCAATTCTATACATCTTTTCTTTTTCGATTATATGTGTGCCAAATTCTTCAGACACTAATTCATATTTTTTGTAACCATCTTTAGATAACAAAAATTTATCGATTGTTGCAAGTTTAATAGTTGATGGTGGGATATTTGTAACATAAACTTTCATTAGATTTGACATATTGTTTATTATAATATTTATAGAAACTATTTAAACCTATTGCATATATATATTTTATATAAATTATTATGACACAAACACAAACACAAGCACATTCATTATTAATAGTTATTGTTGATAAATCGGGAATTTTAAAATCATTAAACGTAAAAGAATACAAAGAGGAAGAATTATTTAAAAAATGTGGGTTCAAAAAAGCTGATGGGTTTGTAAAGCATACAATTTGGCCTGTGAAAATAGATGGTCAAAAATACAATGTCGCCATGTATGGAAAGCTAGATGGTAAGGCCAATATGGAAAATAAATACGATTTTCCGCCACCAGTTGATACCAAATTGTTTTTTGGTGCATGCGCTTTAGTAGCGTTTACTTCAGACAAAGATAAGGGAAAAGAACCAACATTTTGCAATTTATCTGTAGAACTGTGGGAAAAAATGTATGAAAAACTGTTTGGCGGATTCGAAAATTTAGCCATAACCGCAGTAGAAGATGAAGAGGAAGAGGATGAATTGGCGGCCGTTCCTTTGGCAAAAAAGACCAAAAAAGGTGGCTATTTAAAAGATGGATTTGTAGTCGATACAGAGTCATCTTCAGAACATTCAGGATCTGGATCATCTAGTGGATCTGATGACGATGATTCAGAAGACGATTTGGTTAATAGCGAAGAAACATCGGACTCAGATACGCCACTTTTGCTAGAAGATATAGGATCAGAATTGTCAGAGGAAGCATATGATTATAGCAGTTCAGAAGACGAAACTGATAAAAAAGCAAAATAAATAAATTATATAATATAATATAATATAATATAATATAATGGCTCAACCAAGTCCAGATGCTCCTTCGGTTGCGTATTTATATACAAAGAAAATTTCTCCTGAACAAATTGAAGAGTTAAACTTAACAGCTGCTGACAAAAACTTCATTAAACGATCATTTGTGAATAAAGATTATAAATTAGGAACAGAAATATCAGTTTTTAATGAAACAGGTGTAAATAAAAACATGGTATATGCAGAAACTATTGGTGAAAAACCAAAGTCAGTATTTTTACCTAAAAGAGTTTTAGAAACCAACTTTAAAAAAGAAAGTGGTCATACAACAGAAAAAAGAGGAACAGCTTTAGGTAAAAGAAAAAATAAAACAAGACGTAGAAAGCATAGAAAATCTAGAAAGCATCGTAAGTCGCGAAGACGAAATTAAAAAAGCACTTCGTAATAGGTTCATAAGGCATATGAAATAGTAACGTAGTTCCCTTAGAAAAAATTGAATTATAATTATCATAATTACTTAAACATATTAATATAATATATTTAAGAATGCCAGTTAAAACTATCGAAAATCCTGAAGAATTCAGAGCCAATATTGCGACCAAGTTGTGTCCATTCTTTATTAACAAAGGTGGATCCGAAAAACATGCAGCCAATTTAGAAAAAGGTATACATAATTGGGCTTTAAAAGAGGCGACTAATAGAAAAGTAGTGAAAAAGTGGGACAATCCATTCTTCGTCCAAATTTATTTAGATCATTTGCGCAGCATTTATATAAATCTAAAAAACGACAAATTGATTGAACAAGTGGTAAGTGGTGAAATTAAATCGCATACAATTGCATTCATGTCACATCACGAAATGCTGCCTGAAAAATGGGCAGAGATGATTAGAATCAAAAGCATCCGAGATAAGAGCAAATTTGAAGTAAATTTGGAGGCATGCACAGACACTTTTACTTGCAGAAAATGCAAGTCAAAAAAATGCAGCTATTACCAAATGCAGACTAGATCAGCAGATGAAAGCATGACGGTTTATGTTTCATGTTTAGACTGTGGTTCCAGATGGAAAACATCTTAATTAATCATAAAATTCAACTATTTCTCCTTTTGTATTATAAATCCAAATTTCATAGTTATATCCTAATTTTTTTGCTGCTTCCTGCTTTAAAAATATAGTGTGATTATTTAGTTTAGCAGTCCATGTAGATTTAACTTCAATACATCGATTTTGAGAAGGTATAAATATATCAACATAATGTCTATGTTTTTCCCCATATAGATCATCATACCATATAGTTGGCACATTTTTGCAACCGGTAATAATATCATTTTCTAATACATTTTTCTTTAGTAATAATTCATCTAAAGCAAAATGTTCATATCCTTGTAATTTTAAAATATTTCCAGAAGGAGTAATATATTCCTTATATTTATACATATTAGTAGTCATTTTTTCCATAATATCCGCATTTTGCGATACATGTTCAACTCCGTATCTTTCTAAATTAGTTTGCTTAGCGTTTTCTCGTATTTGCTTATTTTGCATAGCATTTTCTACACCATATCTTTCCAAATTAGTCAATCTTCGTTTTGCTTTAATGTCTTCATTGTGTATTCCATATTTGTCTAATTTTGTTTCTTTCATTTTATCTTTAATATCATTATGTTGTGTAGCATATTCAACACCATACTTTTCAAAAGTAGTTACCTTCATTTTATCTCTAAATACTTCTGATTTTGCTGCATATTCAACACCATATTTTTGTAACATAGTTCCTTTTATGCGTTCAAATTTTAAAATCTTAGCACAAATTTCACACCCAAAATTTCTTTGTTTATGTAACTTATTTAAACTTTTGTTAAAACTATTTTCACATAAAATACACTTACCAATAATTCTAGTGTCTCTTGTTATAAACATATCTTTGTAATCTACTAATAATGTAACAACTTCTTCATCGCAAATGCTTTTTAATAATGTATAATCATATCTAAGTTTTGGCATATTATTTGTTATTATATTATATTATATACAATATAATATCAAATTGTCTTTAATACATTTAATTATAACCCAAAGCATAATGTGATATTTGCTAGATTTGAAAATATATATAAAACACACTAGAAAAAAAGAATAAATAAATAAATATATTTATTAGATTGTTATCTTTAAAACCAATATCAATAATATCAATATTTTCATTACCATATAAATCTAAAATGACCTGATCTGGGAACACACGATCCACCTTTCGCAAAAACATGGCTTGCGGATTTTCTTTAAGTAGGTTTGAAATAATATTAATATTCTCCGGGGTCGCCTCTTTAAAAAGATAGGGACTTGTTGGACTAGACATCCGTGACCAATCAGTAATGGTGCTGACGGAATTAATCAACGAACCCTGATTTGTTAGTTGATCAAATGTTTGAAGCATAATGGCGAAAATACTCTCATTCGCAAGTCCGCCAGCATTAACGAGTTGATAGATGTCGTTTTTAGTAGCTAAAAAAATTATACATTTATGCACATGAGCTCGACTAAGAGTGAACCAAGGGTCATTTGCGAGCCGATATTCTTTTTTAAGAAGACGCAAATTGGCACGACGATGGATATCCAAATTCCAATAAGCGGGTTTCCAACTGAATATACTAGCCCTGTAATTTTCAAAGAAAAGTTTTCTAAATTTAGCAGGGCTGATAACAGGGACACAAGAGTCAGTCAAAAGACAGAACCATTTATTATTTAGATCATGGTGAAATGCGTAAGAAAGTAATGCCATATAAGCGGGAACCACATTATAATATGTAGTTGGATGAACTAAATCAGGAGGAATTGTATGCAGCTTAATCCAAGGCGACTGAATTTTATTAAAATCCTTGTAATGAAAATAGACATTAATAATATCTTGATTTTCTTTTATCCAATTGATCCAAAGCTGTTCCTTATTTAAAATATGTTGGTAACTAATAATAAAGCACAGAGCGACTTTCATATAATATAATATATAATGAAATCTATATATTATAAACGATTTATATTTTAAATATTTATTATTACATTATTACATTATTATATTATTGTATTATTGTATAATATAAATGGGTATTAAAACAGCAACTGATTGGGGTGTATTAGCAGCGATTGTAGTTGGTGGTGGTATTATTGGATATCTAGGGTATAGAAATGAAAAAAACTCAGATGGAAAATCTGACTTCGAATCTATGGGCAAAACAGTTAAAAGTATTTATGAAGATGCTACAGAAAAAATGACATTTGCTGGTGGTTCAGCAACAAAACGACACAAAAAACACAGAAAAAGCAAAGGAAAAAGAAGAAGTTTAAAACGAAGCTAAAATAAATACCTTATCCAACCCTTTTCCTTATGAGTTTTAACAGCGGTCGATTCAATGAGCTCAAAGGATATTTCTTTATCTTTATCTTTATTCTTCTCTTCAGAAGTGATTTCAGTCAGCAACTCTTCCTCTTCCTTTTTATCTTTCTCTTCCTCTTGCATAGATTCCAAAATAGAAGAATTAATACTGTTAAGATCATGCACTTCCAGTTTGATTCTATTTATTTTTTTATCTAATTCAATTAAACGAACTAATAAAAATTGTATCTGATCACTTTGTCTTATAATTAATTTAGTGTTTGAAATATATAAAACGCGCATATGTCTAACTGCACTATAAAATATACCAATCATTAAAGCAGCTGCAGATGTATAAACAATATTATCCATTTATAATATTATAAAAAAATAACTTTAAATAACTTTAAATAATAATAAAAAATATTATTATTTAATTTTGCAAAATCTTTTTTAAAAGGGGGATTTAAAAGGATATATTTTCTAAATCTTTAATGCTCCAATATTCGCTACCGCCATTAGGTAATGGTCGGCGAATAATAAACGGAATGCGTTTCTCTATCAACTCCAATTCGGCGATTAAATAGCCGTCAATAACCTTCTCCGGAACTTTTACAAATACAGATGCACCAGAATTTATTTGCTTCGCTCGCTGACCTAGAATACGCGCCCTTTCGTATTTCGTTAGATATGGAATTGTTTTATGCAAGTCATCTATAATGATGCCATTTTTATCTCTTACAACTTTAGTCATAACCAGTATTTCGTCATAATTATGAACTGCGCTTTCCGGATGAATGTTTACTAGATAATTATCATTAATTTCTTTGTCGAATTTTTGTAAATAAACTTCTCCTGATGGGTCATCGTCGTCTTCTTCTTCATCCGCTAATATCGCCGATGCCTTTTGCTTTGTTGTTATTGGTATTTTTTTAGTCTTCTTTTTAGAAGCTACAGGTCCTGCATCATCTTCAGAATCGCTACTTAGAGAAGATACAGGTTTCCTTAATTTACCATCATCTTCGTCATATTCTTCCCCCTCATCGTAACCCATTTCATTTCCTTTTGCTTTATTATTATCGACATCATCTTCAAGATCTTGAGGATCTTCATCGTCATCATCTTCTTCAACTGCATCTTCTTCGGCTTCATCTTCTGATGCAATTTTATCATTTTCATTTTCAGAAACTTCATCTTCGGAAGATATATCACTTTTTTTTTCATCATCGGAATCATCCCCGACATTATTGTTTTCATCAAAGTAACTCATTCTTTATAATATTATAAGGATATATACTTTTAATATTATAATTTCAATTTTATTTAATAATAATAAATAATAATAAATAAAAAAATATATATTTATTATTATGTAATTTAAAATAAATCATGCTAAATTATTTATTATCTTCAGTTTTCCAGACAGTGTCGCATGTCGAACACAAATAAACATATTTCATATTGGTGTCATCATAACGGATATAAATTATTTCTCTTGGTAAATCATCCGTATTTGTTTTACAGCCTATATTTGGACATAATACGGTGTTAATTCGAGGCAGAGTCGGATCCAGCTTAGTATATTTATTAATAATATGACTAAATTCCTGCTCCGATTTCTTCAATTGAATCTTCGAGACAGTTACATTATCGACCGACAATGTTTCATCAACATTACCACAATTTCTACAATAATAGACTAGTTTATTCGCATTGTTGGGGTCAATGCTGATATAATACATGTTTTGGCATTTAGAACAGAAGTGCATTTTAGTATATAATATAATGACACTATATTTAAATTAATATTTCAATTTTATTTATCTTCTATTGGTTGTATATTTTGATCTATATCTAATAAAAGCTGGTTTGTTTCAATCAACTTGTCTTTTAATTTATTGTAATTAACGGGTGTTTGCATGCCGTATATTTGAACAGAATAAATATCAACTAAATCTTTTTTTGATTCAACAAAATCTAAAATCTTGTCGTAATTTTTATAAAAATGCTCTTTTAAAAACGGATAAAAAACCTTAAATTGTTCGGGTATTTTGTTTTTGGTTGGATTTATTAACTCGCAAATCACAAAATTAATATTACAATATTCAATTGACTTGTTGTATGCAACACAATCGCGAGATCCAATGTGCTGCCCAGGTTCATTCAAAAAGGGCATATTATTTAGAAGCGAACATAGAGTCAATAAAATACTGTTAATTGTTTGACATGCAGACCATTTATCACCAGACCATGTATTTAATATGGAAACACATACTTTCCCACATTTATACAAATTCGGATTATATCTTGTTTGCCCATCATTGGTCATATATTTCACTTTGGGTGGCGAAAATGGGTAATCGAATGGGTAAGTAAATTCGAAAAAATAATAGCCACCAAAATAAGGTGTATCTGCAGGCCCAATAATAAGAGCATAGCCTTTTAATATGTCAGTATCATCGTGAATATAATAAATGTTATTATCGGTAAGAGGATGTTTAAGAATTTGACGAACATCTTTTAATAGTCTATTGATTGCTTCCTTGGTGATTGTTTTTGACATAGTATTTATTTGTGACATTTATAATAATATCTATAGTAATTTTTATATCCATTTAAAATATAATATAAAATATAATATAAAATATAATATAAAATATAATCATGAACATAATCACCACGATAACCAATGATGTATTAATGAGAACGGCTTCAAATATAACAACATCAATAGTATCAACACACAGTTTATTTGTCTGGTTTATTGATTACAAAAATAACAATTATAATAATTATAAAAAGGAATTAAAGATCACAGATGTTCATAATAAATTGCTTATTGTTTCTGCACTAATAAAAGATATTATTAAAAAATATTATTTTAATGAAAAAGATATTGATAAATTTATATCCGACACCGAAAAAGAGATAATAAAGGATGACTTTTTACTAGTTAATTATAACATTAATAATACCTTATCAAAAGATTTTAATAAAATATTTACAGAAATACCATCTAGTATAAAACTGGCTCTAATATCGGTTCTAGAAATAATCACCATATTAAATAACGAAATCAACAAAATACATATGAAAATACATGATCATCATAAAAGATGGATTAGCTACATATATAGTATCAAAATTCAAGAAGAAATGGATATTATCATAGAACATAATATAATATTTGATAAACGATTAAGTCTACTATTACAGATTCTAACAGCTTCTAATTAAAGGTCGGGTTTCAATGAATAAGTTTTTAACATTCTTGCATCTAAGCAAAAACATGCATATATGATTTTTTATAATTATAAAATAATTATAAAAAAAAATGAAATAGAAAAATCTTATTATATTATATCAACAATGAATATAAATACAATGACAACATCATCACAAATCGGCGACCTAGGAGAATTTCTGTCAAAGCATAATGCTAAGACATTGAATAAACCGGTTACACATACCAGAATTGGTAGCCCAGAATTAAATATTTATGGCGGTAGCTATAATATAGAAAAAGAAGATTTACCACTCTATTATCGTCTCTATTATGAAAGTATATTTGTAAAAGGTAGAAAGGAATATTTGACAGAGGCGCAATTAAAAGACGGTTCAAGTCCTGTTTTAGTCGATTTTGATTTTCGTTACGATTATAGCGTAACAGATCGAATACATACTGTAGGACATATACAGGACGTTGTTCAACTGTATTTGGAAGAACTTAAGGAATTGCTGGTTTTTAAAGAAAAGACACCATTTCCAATCTTCGTTATGGAAAAACCGCATGTAAATAGAGTTGCTGATAAAAATATTACAAAGGATGGAATACATATGATTATAGGAATCCAAATGGACCATATTTTACAACAAATGTTAAGAGACAGAATAATAGCCAAGTTAAGCGATATTTGGGAGCTACCCTTAACAAATGATTGGAATGGCGTTTTAGACGAAGGTATTAGTAAAGGTACAACAAATTGGCAAATGTATGGATCACAGAAACCAGGCAATGAGGCATACAGATTAACTTATTACATGGTTGCGGAAATAGACACGACAGATAATGAGTTTATGACGGTTGCAAAATCAGTAAAGGAATTCGACTTGTCAAAAAACCTGCATCTTTTGTCGGCACAATATGATCAACATGTGAAATTCGATATTCATCCAAAGATTGCCGACCAATATAATAAATTATCGGCAAATAAAAGTTCCAAAAAAAAATCAACGAGTGCAAGCGATAAAAAAGGAAAAGTGAATCTTGTCTTAGACGAGGAAGAAGACAATATGGATATCGAGCTATCAGACATTGTAAGTCCCGAAATTTTGAAGAAGGCGGTCGATAATATTATGTCATCCTTAAAGATCAATGAACAGTTTATAAGAGAGACACATGAATATGCCCAAGTGCTACCGGAAAAATACTATGAACCCGGTTCGCATCTGTTAAACCGACAGGTTGCATTTGCGCTAAAACATACAGATGAGCGGCTATTTCTGTCATGGATTATGCTACGTAGCAAGGCATCTGACTTTGAATACGACACTATACCCGGTCTTTATAATGATTGGAAATTTAAATTTAATAAAAAGGCGGATGGCGTGACTCGCAAATCGATAATGTATTGGGCCAAGCAGGATGCCTTTGCAGAATATGAGAAGGTAAAAAGAACGACTATTAACAGCTATATTGAAGAGACTATATTTGAAGTAGGCGACTGGGATTATGCAATGGTTTTGTATCATATGTTTAAAGATAAATATGTTTGTAGCAGTTTAACAAACAAAACATGGCATGTATTCAATAATCACAGGTGGGAACAGGATGAAGGCATGACCTTGCGAATGGCTATATCCAAGGATTTATTTCAGTTGTATTCGGATAAGCAAGCCGAATATTTAGCAGATATGCAAAGCTTTAAGGAAAATGAAGATCATCATGAAATTGTGCAAAAGAAGATAAAGAAAATAGCAGAGATTTGCATAAAACTCAAAAAAACAGGTGATAAAAATAATATAATGCGAGAAGCCATGGAAATCTTCTTTGATAAAAACTTTGTAAGAAACATGGATGCCAACCCATATCTCATGTGTTTTTCAAATGGTGTAGTTGATTTTAAAGCAAAGACATTCAGACAAGGTTATCCACAGGACTACATAACAAAGACAACAGGAATCCCGTATGTGCCGTTTAATGAAGAAGCAAATGCGGATGTAGCAGGAGAACTGCATACATTTATGGAACAGTTGTTTCCACATAAAGACTTGTGTAGATACATGTGGGATCATTTGGCGGCAACTTTAATTGGCATCAAGAAGGAGCATGCATTTAATATTTATCGCGGTTCAGGGTCAAATGGCAAGTCTATATTGACAGAGCTAATGTCTCAGGCATTAGGCGATTACAAGGGAACTGTTCCAATAACACTAGTTACTGAGAAGCGAAATGCGATTGGCGGAACTTCTTCGGAAGTGATTCAATTAAAAGGCATCCGATATGCAGTCATGCAAGAGCCGTCAAAGGATGCGGTGATAAACGAAGGTATAATGAAGGAGCTAACTGGCGGTGATCCAATTCAAGCAAGAGCACTGTTTTGTTCGAGTGAAATATTTATACCGCAATTCAGTTTAGTGGTTTGCACCAATGCATTGTTTGAAGTAAGAGGTGGTGATGACGGAACATGGAGGCGAATGAAGCTGGTAGATTTTGTTTCCAAGTTTGTTTCAGAAGGTGAACATCATACGGATGATACTAAATATGTGTATACAAAAGATAAAGGATTGAAGGAGAAACTGCCATCATGGGCAATCATATTTATTAGTATGCTGGTAAAACGGGCATTTGAAACAGATGGAGAAGTAATAGATTGCGAGGAGGTGAAGGCTGCATCGAATAAATACAGACAGAGCCAGGATTGCATTGCGGGTTTTATTGCCGATAATATAGAGGTGGTTCCAGGTGGACATTTGGGTAAAAAATTATTGAATAATACATTTAAGGAGTGGTTTCAGATGAACTTTTCAGGTAGAAAAATGCCGAAATTGTTGGAACTAGAAGAAGTGATGGATAAGAAATATGAGAAAAAAATAAATAAACATAATGCCAAAGAGTGGGTCAATATAAAAATAAAGAGTGATGATCAAAATGACGATGATGCTTTAGATGATATATAAGGTCTTTACAATTAATTATTTATTTGCAGATTACAAATATAGATTACAAATAATATAACATTCACATAAATATTATATTATTATTTTTTCTTTAAGTATTTATAAATATTATATATATTTCCTTCGGTAAGCGAC